TTAGAACATATCATAATCGGTAATGTTTTCTTTTTCTTTGCATACGCCGCATCTGATAGAAACGTGTAAACCGATTGAGTCAGGAACAAATGTATAGCTGAAATGTCCGCCAGTTGCTCCTAAGTATTGCTTAGCGCATTCTCCATGTTTTTCTTCCATGAATCGTTTTGCATTCTTAACTTCTTGGTCGCTCAATGTAAAATTCATGAGGACACCGCCTTTACTTAAGTTGTTACGTGGTGAAAGCAGAGGGACTTGAACCCCCAAGGACCGAAGCCGCCAGATTTACAGTCTGGGACGCTACCAATTACGCTCTATACTCTCATAAAACAATTCCATACCAGATTCGAACTGATAACTCACGCTTGGAAGGCGAGTATTTTGCCGCCATACACTTGGAAGGAGCAGGGCATTAAACTAATGGAATTACGTGGTCGTCAGAGAGGGGATTGAACCCCCGACACTTAGATTTTCAGTCTAATGCTCTACCAACTGAGCTACCTGACGTTATGGCGGATAGAATGGGATTCGAACCCATGCACCTGTTACAGCCTATTCCCTTAGCAGAGGAACCCCTTAAACCACTTGGGTATCTATCCATTAATATTTAATACTGCGATGAATATAAGTTACTTCATATTCGTTTAAATCGTTGTCAATTATTACTGGTAATTCATACTTATCATTGATTTTTACGAACATTTCTTTCGTTGAGTCAACCGCTCTGCCAAGCTTCTTTTCAAGGAACTCTTGGTTAAAGGCTAGTTGGCGAAGGCTCCATCTAAATATCATCAAGTCGAAAGTTATCTCTATTGGTAACTCAACTCTATTGCTCATAATGGAATCTCCTTTACGTTTTGTTTTGGTGGAGCCACCGGGATTCGAACCCGAAATGATTGCTTAAAAGGCAACTGTGATAACCGTTTCACTATAGCTCCATATTAAGTTTGTGGCTTTCCTTGTCACTCTTCATCTTTGTCATCCTCTACTTTTCATTGGTCTAATTTCTTCATGGATTTTTACGCATTGTTTCTCATAAGCTCTAAACTTCTTATGCAACAGTTTTCTTTCTACCTTGCGTGGTCTTTCATAATCGGGATGTTTGCTATAGTCATATCGTGAAGACTTGTACATTAGCTCAACTCCTTATAATACAATTATAATATAAATATTATCATTTGGCAAGGATAAACGCTCGACACATTGTAAGTTCTCATATCTTACAGTAAAGGTTTGGGTATAGTTATCCTTAGATATATTTGGGAGATAGTAATTGCTGTATGTGTCGATATACGTGGCGGATAGTGAGGGATTTGAACCCCCGAGTCAGATACGAGCTGACACAATGGTTTTCAAGACCATGCCGTTATGACCGCTTCGGTAACTATCCATATTAAAGAGGACTCTTTGGAGACTCGAACTCCGCTTCCTGTACTGCTCGACAGGTATGCTACCATTACATTATCAGAGTCATGATATTGGAGAACAGTGGAGGAATTGAACCTCTTTGATGTAGCTTTGCAGGCTACCCCGCCCACCAGAACGGCTCACTGTCCATATTCAAGGCACATATCACATGTTTTCACCAAATTGAAAGTAGTTGTGTATGAGTTGCTGTTAGTGCCTTTACGTTTTGGTTGCTTCGCTCTGGAATTGAACCAGATTAGTCGGGCTTATGAAACCCAATGAGATGCCTACCTCCCGCCAGCTATATTATTAGATTATCTGTAGGTAATAAAAGAAACCATTTTAGTTATTTCCCATTGTTCAACTAAGAAGATTTTAGCATTAGCATAGTCGCCATTTGATTTCTCTAAAGCTCTTTTGCAATCAAGCATTCCCATACCTGTTTCTTGCCTTAATTGTAAAACTAAATCTTTATCGACCATAAGAAAACCTCTTTACGTTTATTGGTCGCAGGAGTGGGGATTGAACCCACGGAGATTCGCTTATGAAACGAATTTGAATACCAATTCTCCCTGCGATACGTGGCGGCTCCGACGAGACTCGAACTCGTTTCTTTCGCGTGACAGGCGAAGATGATACCCATATACTACGGAGCCATGGTTGTCTAGGCTGGATTCGAACCAGCGACCTCCCGCTTATCAGACGGACTATCTAAACCACTGATATACTAGACAATATTATGATGTGCTAGGCAGGGCGGCATCTCCTGCATCTCTTGTTACCTGTATCGAACCAATGTGCGGAACAGGCGCGTAGAGAACCTTTTCTACCTCTAGCAACGTTGGGATTATTTTTGATAAAGCAGAAAAGCCTGTTAAAAACTGCTCGTTTATGCGTAGAGTTGCAAGGAACGTGGTGGAATCTAGGGGAATTGAACCCCTATTATTCGGTTGCAAGCCGAATGTAATCCCTTTATACTAAGACCCCAAAATGGTACACCCTACAGGACTCGAACCTGTAACCTTCACTTTGTAAGAGTGATAATCTCCCAGTTGATATAAGGATGCATATGAAATAAGTAATACCTAGTCTGTAGCTTGCCTTTTGAGGGGCGCAAGTCAACCCATCTTGTGATGTCGTTTATACTAGGTAGCCGATTCCAACTGTTCGCTATATTACATTATTACGTGGTGCCCTTAGAGAGAATCGAACTCCCCAACCATGATTCGTAGTCACGGTGCTAAATCCATTAGTAAAGGCATATGGCTCCGAAGGAGGGATTCGAACCCCCGACCTCTCCGTTAACAGCGGATTACTCTACCACTGAGTTACTTCGGATTATTAAGCCCCCGAAGGGGCAGTTAAATCTTATCGACCGTTTCCGGCTGGTGCATTCTGTACAGTTACTTTAGATAGCCCTGCTGAATGAACAGCATTGTTAGCAATCTCTTGAACACGAGCGTTAGCCGCTTTAAGTTCTTCATTAAGTCGTGCGATTGTAGCCGTTTGAGTTTCTTCACTTGCTTTCAAAGCAGTGATTTGGTTGTTCAGGATAGATTCCTTAGCATTAGTCTCAGCTTCTTTAATGCGTGCATTCGCTTCTGCTTCTTTCTTAGCTTCTGCCGCGCCTTTCGTTACACCAGTTGCTTCTGCTTTTACGGTGATAGCTGGAATGTCATCAACAGATTTTTGAAGCTTAGCAATTGTTGCTTCTGCATCTCCGATAGCGGATTCGCGTTCCTTAACCTTAGTTTCACGCTCAGTTACATCAGACACACGCTTAGCTAGTTCAACTTTGAGTTCATCTTCGCGGTCGCGCTTTTCTTTGTTAAACTGGTAGTTATCTTCTTCCTTAGTTCGTGCAAGTTCTTTCTTCCATGCGGCTAATTGCTCTGCTTTTTCAGATTCGAATTTAGCTCTTTCCTCTGCAATCTCCGCTTCAAATGCTACGCGCTGTTCATCGAGTACCGCGTTGTAAGCCGCCACGAGTGTTGCTTGAGTTTCCTGTTTTGTTGTTGCTCTACCTGTCCTTGGTGCTGGCATCTATAAAACCTCTCCTTTTGATATGTAATTTTAATTTGGTGATACGTTGGTGACGCTAGGGGGAGTTGAACCCGCCGATTCGGTGGTGAAAGCACCGTGTCTTGACCACTTGACCATAGCGCCATATTAATTTGTAAAACGTTGGCTAGGGATAGTGGAATCGAACCACTTCATAGAGGGGTCAAAGTCCTCTGCCGTCCCATTTGGCTAATCCCCAACGGTTAATATGTTATCTTATAAGTATATTATAACATTTGTTATCGAAGTTCGACAAGGATAAACAAAAAGTTATAATTACGTGGGGTATGCGACGAGACTTGCACTCGCAAGGGCGTTATGCCCACCGGATTCACAGTCCGACTTGTTTACTATTCCAACACGCACACCATATATTGTTTTTTTAATCAGATAAATACTCAACTTCTTGAAGTCTAATAAATGATGCTATGCCTTTTTAGGAAAATAAAAAGGGGAGTTTTTAGGCTCCCCATAGTTATTACGAAATTACACCGTAGCGTTCGCTGTTAATTACATCAAGCATCAGCTCGTATGGGCTTAACATAGAACCTTTCAGGAGGTTTGTAAAGATGCTAGGGCTTGCTCCGCTTACCAATTGAACGCCAGTGGCAGTCATATCAGTAGGGAATTGGCTTCCTCTTGCATTTACATTCCAGAACACCAGATTAGGCATTGTGTAGCCAGCCGCACGGTATTCACTCTCAATGGTTTGGAACAGGGTTTGGTTGTTGCCGCCTGTGACACAACCATCGAACTCCATGTCAGACACGATGTAGATGCGTCCAATCATTTCATCCTGTGGCAAACTGTTTTCAATAGCAGTCTTAAGCACCAAGTCAAAGACACGCTTAATATCTGTATTCATATCCCAGTTTGCTTGGCTCATGTTGCGAACACGCTCCACAATTCCTGTGCCTTGCAGTTCAACAAGCTCTGGACGGTTGCTGAAAGTCATAAAGTGGTTGTGGAACTTACCTTTATTTCTTTCTGCCGCATAGATACCAAGGGAAACCGCAATTTCGATTGGCAATCCGTACATAGAGCCGCTTGTGTCAACAACCACAAGAGAGTTTTCAGTGTTTCCATTGAAGTAATCAGGCAAGTTTTCCCACATCACATTAAGCATATCTTCATTTGCGGCATTGCCGAACTGAACATTGTACTTGTTGCCGACGCGAACTTTACCAGAAAAGATTTCATGGACAATTTCGTATGGATAAAGGGTTTTTGTATTTACTTTTACACCAGCATCGCCGCGTTTCAGGGAATCAATATATCCTTGATATCCATCGAGGTCGTGACGATAGAAGGCTTGACGATAACGAAGGCTAGCTTGCGATGGCAATTTGCTGTAGTCGATATCTGTCCATTCATTTGCACTCATTTGTGATTCAACGATAGCGATACGAGAGCGAAGTGCCGACAGAGCCTTGCGGTATTGTCGTGGTGTCAAATCCAGAGATTCACGAGTTTTCTTAGCAAGGGTTTTAGTCTCGTAAGAAGAAGCGTTTTCTGATTTGAGCCATTTACCTAGTAGGGAAGGGCGTTCGCTTGAAACATCTTCACGGAACTGGCTTGTGATAATGCCGAAAGCATCCTTCTCAAGTTTAGTACCGACAAATGCATACAAGTCATCCCAGCGACCGAAGAATGAAATCCAACCGAGGTTACGTCTCATTGCATCAGTGTGGTGGTCAGCCAGATAGCGAACGATTACACGGAAAGTATTGCGCTCACCTTGACCGCCGCGAACATCACGGAAGTAAAACAGCATTCTCATAGCGAGAGTGGAATTTTCCGCAAATGCTTTAGTAAACAGTTTAATTTTATCGGAATCAGAGCGGTTACGAAGTGCGCCGCCTTGGGCGAACATATCAAGCAGTGCGCTTTGAGTTGTTGCAAAAGCTCGTGCTCCGTTCTCTGTGTATGCAACGTTTGTTGCCGCTTTAAGATGGTTTAACATTTAAGGCAATTCTCCTTTTCGATTTTGTAAACAAGACGCTAAAAGGTTAATTTATATTATAAATATATTATAAGTATATCGTAATTTACTCTTTTAGCAGTTTGCTGTGATGCGTCTTTTTCTAGGCACCAGATAGTATTCTCATTTAATTTATGAATCAAACGATTGTCTTTTTATCCTGTAGGATACAAATGGTTTGCTGTGTGTGCCTGTAAAATCAGCATAAGGACTAGGCGGTTATATGGTAGGGTTTGTTGGAGGAAACCTATGTCACATGAGATAAATCAAATATAATAATCAATTTAGTATTATTTTAATGTTTTTTTGATTTGCTGTGACCGCCTAAACGTTCGGACTAGACGCAATAGACTGTTTTATTCATTCGCATATGAATTAGTATTGGATTGCTGTTTGCGTCTAACTGTTATCTTATAAATATATTATAACACGATTAAGCCAATTTGTCAAGGACGGAAAGATTTACGACTTTTTTACCCTTAACTTCATCCCTTGGTACCAGCTTGCCAACCGTTAAATATCTTCCCGTACCAACCGAAGTAGAAACCGTCTTTTGCTGATATCTGTCTTTGTTCTCATTAAACCATTCTCTGGTTTGGGGCATGGGGAGGACATGAAGCTCTTTTTCATCAATGAAATAATAAAAGACGAAATCAGCTTCGGTATACATAAAACATCCCAATGAGTTCTTGCTTTGATTGCTTACTACCTCAAAGAAGTAGTTCCCGGTGCGATAATATCTATCACCTTTGATTTCAACGAGGAACACGCCGTCTTTTGTTTCCCAAACCAAGTCAATATCTAGTGATTGGAAATAAGGGTCGTCTTCCAGATTAACAACGCCCAGTGTTTCGGGTTGTTGCCATAGGTATTGTTCAATTTCCAAGGATGCCTGTTTAGCGACATCCATGGTTTCTTTCATTGTGTATTTATTCGTAGGCTTCACAGCCTTTCTTGCTCTAGTTGTAATATATTTATATTATAAAATATTTGTCCAATGTTTGACAAGGATAAATCAAATCTCTTTTACTACGAACTGATATTTTTCCCCGCGAACTGCAACCTTAAAACCTTCGCCGTGAATGCGTTCAACATGTTCCTCAAGGTCGTCTCCATAGTGCATGATATAGACATCCTCACGGATGCTTTCATCAAGAGTCAAGAGGTCTTCGAGTGACGCATGAACCCTATCCTCAGTGTGAAACATCTGGCAATCATGGAACACTGCTTGGCAGTCGTTGATGAATCCAATATCAATCAGGTCTTTGTTTAACATGGAATCGCCGGAGTAGATGATAAAATCTCGTTCACCGATGATTACGCCGTATGACTTCTTGTTTTTGATATGAACAGTAGGGAAGACGGAGAACATTACATCGTTCAAGAAGAAGTATTGTTCTTCGCGCTCAACAATGGTGCTCACAAAGTAATCTTCCATAGTCATGAGCCTTGGCAAGTCACCGTTCATCATTGTGCCCTTGAGAACCCTCTCCCAAAGGTCTGTCTTGAGCTTTTCATGAGGAAAGATAAGGTGTGGCTTTTTGTTAATCACATATCTGCCCACGAAAGCGGCTTCCTCAAGCCCATACACATGGTCGCCATGCAAATGGGTGATAAATATAGCATCTACATCGGCAAAGCTGTAGCCAAGGCTTGCGAGGTCGTCCGGCGTTGTTCTGCCGCAATCAATCAAAAGCTTTTTAGTAGTTCCATTGTTCTCAATAAAGATTAATGCACTGGTGTTGCCGTATTTCTTTGAAAAGGAACTGCCTGTTCCCATAAATTGAATTGTTATATTAGCCATATAGTCACTTCCCGTATGCTTTCTTGAATCCCTCAACCTCTTCGACCTTTTTCTTCTTGCCGCCGAATAGATTGGAAATCAATTTTTTGATTTTAGTTACCAAATTATCGACCGCCATTTCTTTCCCAAAGTTTAACAATGTCATGGAATCCGTCCAAATCAGAAAGCTCATTTGGCTCAAGCACCAGTTTCCATACATGAACATAAGCGTTAGTTTCCTCTTTGTATAAGAACTCCTGAATCACCCTGATTTTAATCTTGGTACTATAGTGACTCAGCTTTAAGATTAAGAAAACAAAGTCGCTGAATCTGCCCCTGTTATAAGGCATAATCGTTATTTCTATGGTTTTGCCCATGTCCTCTGTAGTATAATTTTTGACTTCACATATTGAATCTGTTAGGGCTTCAACAATTTTTTTCTTGTAGCCAACATACTCTGCAAAGAAATTATCTGATGATTCATCAGGCTCCTTTTCATAAAAGCCAAAGCCATTACAGAACTGGCAGTATATCCAAGGGTCTTCCGGGAACAACTTTGCTCCTCCCAACCATCCACCTCTGCCACCGCAAACATTGCAAATGACATAGCTTTTATCTTCCATACATAATTCTCAGCCATAAATCCATCGGCAACTGAGCTTGTTGCATTTTTGCTACAGTCTTGTCGATAGCATAAGGAATTTTGAAAATTTTAAGGTGGTTGGTTTCTGTATCAAAGATTGCATAAGACGCTCGGGGGTCATTGTCTCGTGGTTGCCCAACAGAGCCGACATTGACAATCGTTCGTTCGGTGCCAATATAATGCTCCCATTCGCTAATCGTATTGTGGTTTGTGCTGAACTCCGGTTCTACATAAGCAGATTTGTGGTCTTCTGTTTGCCAAACTGCCGGGACATGTGTGTGTCCGACAAATGCGATTTGAAAATCCTCAATCGGATTCATAAATGCATTGATAGCATTGGCAATCCTGCTGATGTATTGGAATGGAGCTTCTGGACTTCCGTGTACAAACATAATTCCGTCTTCGGTCACAAACCCATATTCTAAATTCTTAAGAGTGTCTTTGTTTTCTTTTGTTAGTTTTTTAGATGTCCACTCAATTGCAGTTTTTGCGAGTGGGTTCATGTAGGAAGCAGTCTCAGTATCATACGATGCTTCATCATGATTCCCTTTCAAAATAAAATTGAAGTGCGACAGAGTGAGGTCTACGCACTCATTGGGGAAAGGACCATATCCTACTGTATCCCCAAGGCTAATTCTCTTATCTACGCCTTGCGATTCCATGTGTTCCAGCACGCTCATAAAGGCTGGTAGATTCGAATGGACATCGCTAACGATTCCTAATTTCATATGTCATTTTCCTTTTCCGTATATAACTCTTGATATATAATGCCGCGAACCATTGATTTTGCATTTTCAAGGTCGTCATTGATGACTACATAATCAGCCAACTGTTCATTCTCCAGTTCTGCGGCAGAGTATATATGGGAAATGCGCTTTACAATATTTTCTTCGCTATCTCCGCGCTTTGTCATTCTCTCAACCAATGCTTCAATGCTTGGTGGTTTGATGTATATGACAACCACTTTGTCTTCCCCAAGAATACTCTTGAATTGCTCTATGCTGTCTGCCGTTGTTGTAGCATGATGGGGAGTGCCGTTGATAATTTCCTTTATCGAACCGGAAGGTGCCCCGTATAAATTACCAGCATACTCAGTGCGAGTTGCTATGTTTCCTTCTCTGTATTCATTATCAAACAATTCCTTGCTGATGTGCTTTACATGATATCCGTCTATTTCTTCTTGCCTGATTTCTCTGGTTACAAAATGTGTCAGGAACTTAATTGTACCCGGCAGGGAGTGCTGTATTACGCTCTTACCGGAGCCACTAGCTCCCATGAAACAAAACAATTTCAACTAAAAACATGTACCCCCTTAATCTTATATTATACTTAAATTATAACATAGGCAAAGCGGTTTTCACAAGGATGGGAACTTTCTATACCTTTTTCTTAAATAAATAATTAAATAAGATTTTAATAAGTCTTTATTATTTATATTTAATAATAATTAATAATTATATTATATATATATTATATATGGGTAATGGAGATTGTATAAAGGAGAGCAGATAGCCCAAACCCTTGATACTGCTGGGTTTCTCAGCTTATCAATATTTTGGTTGGCAAAATTCTGCTAGGCAAAATTCTGGTTAGCAATATTTTGGTTGGCAATATTTTGACAGGCAAAAGGGAAGGAGGTCATATATGGAAATTAACGAAAAACAGATTAACAACAATGTGAAATTAGCGCAACAATCTTCTTGCAGAGAAGAGAAGAGTTCCGCCGTGAATTATATATACGAAAAGCTTAAGCCATTCCGATACGCATTGGCTAGGAAATTCGCAAATAAGGGTGTTGAGTTTGACGATATCACCCAGCAGATTGACCTAAAATTACTGGAAGCAATTTATGATTATGATGAAGCAAAAGACCCTTCCGCTCTGCGACATTTGGTGTCCAGAACAAGGAATGGAATCTGGAATTACTACCGCAAGGAAATGAACTACTTCGACGAAGATAAGATAACAATTAGCTTAGATGCCCTTTCATTAAACAGTGACATGCATTCGAGAAAGCTCGGAGAAAAGAACAGTTATTACGATTTTATTGATGACAAAAAGACTTTTGACGAAGACACCATAATTGAAAAAATAATGCTTGAAGATGAAATGCTTAAGCTTACCGCGCATCAACGAGAAGTCTTGCTTATGTACTATGTTGATGATAAAACGCAATACAACATTGCAGAAGAATTGCAGATTAATCAGGCAAATGTTTCTCGTGCAAAGAAGCGTGGTGTTGAAAACATAAGGAGTAACATCACCCCCTTGGGTGGGCACGATGAAACCCCTTAGCCATTTGTTCTACAGCAACTTGAGTGTATACCGTAGTTGTATTGATATTCTCGTGACCCAATAGCTCTTGGATTTCACGAATGTCCATGCCATTCCCCAGCAAATGAGTGGCAACGGAGTGACGGAATTTGTGCGGACTTTGCTGAGCATATTTAATTGTGATGTTATACATGGCTCTTGTTGAAATAGGTCTACCCTTAAGAACAGGGCTTTCAAAGAGATATTCGCTAGCACTTTCTCTGGTTTCAAGATAAGCCTTGATTACCTCAATCGCCGCACCAGAAATAGGAACGATTCTTTCCTTTCCGCCTTTTCCGAATAGACGAACAAGAGACTGTTCAAAATCAATGTCAGTCAATTTGATGTTGACCAGTTCCTCAACTCGTGCCCCTGTTCCATAAAGAGTCTCCATCGCGGCTTTATCTCTCAAATTATCTGCTGAATCAATAAATTCTAATGTTTGGCTAACACTCATTACCTTCGGAAGCTTCTTGTCGATTTTGGCATATTGGATTGAGATTGCAGGATTGCTTGCAATATAACCCTCACCAAACAGGTAGTTACAGAATGAGCGAATAGAAGTAAGCTTGCGGTTTCTAGTAGAAGCGGCTGTTCCGTTTTCTACAAGCGATGCAATGTGAGCACGAATCGCCTGTTTAGAGATTTGCTCAAGAGACGTAATTCCTTGTTTATTAGCAAACTGTTCAATATCTACCCGATATCCTCTGAGGGTGTTTTTTGAGCAGTTTTTTTCTGCTTTAAGGAAATTCAGGTACTCTTCGATGTGTGCTTTCATGGAAAATTCCTCCTTGTTTTAACTTCTGATAATAATATAAAACAAATATTATCAGAAGCGCAAGGACAAACGACAGCATTTTTTACGATGCTCTGAAAGTGTAAGAAAAGGGAGGTTTATGAATGACAAAAAGAAAATTAACGCCGGATGAAATTGCAGAAGTAGCAAGCAAGGAGTGGAAGAAAACTCCCATTTTCACCAGCGATGAAAAGGTAGCTTATAAAGCAAAAAATCTAACCGGTCCTAAGACCGTAGAAGGGAAGATGAAATCATTGGCAAACTTACAAGCTGGCAGGAATGCCGGGGATGTTTCTCCTACGAAACATGGTGGATATGTACGAAGAATCCTGAATGAAGATGAACAGGAATTGTATTTCTCCCGTAGAGAAGAGTACCTGAAAGACTATGACATTAACGGCTCAGCAGATGAAATAACTTTGCATCAAGTGTTGATGGAGGAAGTAATTTATTTCCGTCTCCAAGTGAAGCTAGCAGAGAAGCCATCATTGGCTGATACCATCGACAGACCCCTTTCTGAATGCACTGGTCGCCTTAACCGTGCTTTAGATAACTTGGGTGCATTAAGAAGACAAAGGCTCAACCAAAACGAGAAATCAAACACAATCAGTATTGGTACGCTTGCTCAACAGTTCGCAAGAGAATTGATGAACGGAAGCCTACAAGATGACTTGAAAGCTCAGCAAGAGGAAGAAGCTCGTTTTCTTGCTCAGAAAAAAGAGCGCGAAGCACATACGATTGATGCTGAATATGAAGTAGTGCAAGATAATGGCATCGAAGAAGAATAACCTTGATTTCATCGGTAAAGACATTACCTCTTTATCTGATGAACAAAGGCAAATGGTTGAGTTCTTCATTGAGAATCCTGACTTTGCGGCGGCAAAACTGCTGGTCAGGAATGACAAACCCTGTAGGTTAGCGGTTCACCAAAGGTTGATTATTAAAGGCTTATGGAATCATCAATTTAACCTACTAATCTTAACTCGTGGTGGCGGTAAGACATTCTTGCTTGCCCTCTACTGTGTACTTAAGGCAATGTTATATCCCCGCGAAAAATGCGTTGTAGCATCCAGCTCCTACCGTCAGGCGCAATTTACGTTTGACGAAATCATAAAGTTTTGGGACGAATCCCCGCTCTTGCGACAGGCTTGTGAAAAAGACCCCTCCAAAGGTCCAAACTCATGTGAGATGCACTTAGACAACGGCTCTAAGATAATCGCCTATCCTCTTGGTGACGGGCAGAAAATTCGTGGTGCTCGCGCCAATACTCTGGTAATGGACGAGGTTGCCCAAATTCCAGAAGACATTATTTCACTCGTTATTATCCCGATGATGAACACCCGACAAGACCCCTTCGATACATCTGGTCGTAAAAACCACTTAGTAATGGCAAGTTCTGCGTACTACCAATTCAACCACCTGTATCAAAAATACCTTCAATACCAATCGAAGTCGAACAAGCTTGGCAATGACTATGACCCCAACTATGGATTGCATGTCTACACGGTAGACGATATGCCTGACAACTGGATGGATAAAGCCATTATTCAGATGGCGAAAGAGTCCATGACAGAGCTTCAATTCCAGATGGAGTATCTATGCTTATTCCCACCGGATTCAGACGGATTCTTCCCAGCAAACTTGGTCAATGGCGGTCGTAAGACTTCTGTAATCATTGAGCCAGAGGGAGAAAAGGGCGCTAAATATGTATTCGGCATTGACCCTGCCCGTAGTGGAGATAACTTCGCCCTTGTGGTATTGCGTCTTGGTCCGCCTAATAAAATTGTCGCTTGTTACTCACTGAATAGAAATACATTCCCTCAGATGCATGAGTTCATACGAACCAAGTTGAGAGAGTATGAGCAAAACGGCGGCGAAGTCGTTCGTATTCACATGGATAACGGCGGTGGTGGTCAGACATTAAAAGACTACTTGGCAGAAGAATATGCTTGGTATGACCCGACGACTGAAAAATACAAATCGGAGCCAGCGCTTATTGACATGGACGATGAAGAAATGCAGTACATGTCGGGCAGACGCATCTTAAGAATGCAAGTGTTCTCTTCACAATCTATTAACTCTATGAATTTCGACTTGAGAGCTGATTTGGAGCAAAGGAAAATCCTTATTCCATCACAGCCACCGACCCATGAGAGGAAGTACGAAATAATCTTTTCAGAAATTGAAGAAATGATTCAAGAGACAATGACCATTGTAACGACTCCTTTGAAAAACGGCTTCCATCACTTCGATACGCCAAAACAAAGGATGAAAAAAGATAGATATTCTGCATTCCTGCTAGCTTGTCAAGGAGCAAGGGAACTGCAAAGAGAATTAGCCGGACCGCCAGTAAAAAAACTAGCGAGAGGTTTTGCATCAACTTCCTACTTAAATGGTCGATAAGTGGGGAGTTTTTACGATGTTTTCCTAAATATATAAGAGAGAGAGGGGGTAGAGAGTTACATGGAAGAAGAGATTAAAAAAGCAAATAGCAACATCGTTTCAACGGCAGATTTAGGCGAAGGAAGAAAAGAAGTGACATTCTCACTTGATAGCTCAAACATGGTGAACGAGCTTGAAAAGAGCGGAATTAAACTTGGCACTGGTAGCGTCATGAACCGCTTTGACCCTTCTACTAGAAGACTAGACAGCTACGGCTTTACTTCGAACGATACGCCTTATACGCAAGTGTATAATGGTCTACCGATTGACCCGCATAAGAAGATTCAACTTGCAATCGACATGTATTACAAGGAGCCAATTATTGGCGCTGTAATAGATATGATGGTTGATTTCAGCTCTAGCGGATTCACTAATGAATGCGACGATGCAGAAGTAAAGAAAGTCTTTGATAAGTGGAGTGAAGAACTCAATGTCAATGAACTTCTTGAAAAGGTCTTCCTAGAATATTACCGCTCAGGTAATGTAACTATCTACAGAAGCAAAAATAATGCCAAGGTGAAGAAAAGAAAAACAACCAAGGCGGCAACAAATATTGAAATTGATATTCAAGAATATAATTTCCCATCCGGCTACACTATCCTAAACCCGATGAATGTTTATGTGAACGGTAGTATGGTATTTGGGAAAGAGTTAATACAGCTTAAGTTATCCAAAGAGCTTCAAAACATGATTAATAGCCCTGAAAGCCCGAATAATTATTTGGTCGATATCCCTACAGAGCTAATCAGAGATGCAAGGTCAGGAGAAAACTTCGCAACACTTAACCCCGATTACACTTCAAGAATTACCCGCAAGAAAATGGATTACGAGCGCTACGCTTCCCCATTCCTTGAGAGAATCTTCGAACCCGTAATGTTTAAATCAAAGCTTAGATTGATGGACATGTCTACTATTGAAGGCTTGGTTAACCAGTTGGTTACAGTGACGGTGGGCGATAAGGATTATCCCGCTACTGACGAGGACTTGAAAGCAATTGCTGAGTTATTCCAAACGCCAAATAAAGCTTACACCGTATTTTGGAATCATACCTTAAAGGTTCAGTTCCATAAGCCGGAAGGTTTGGATACTTTGACTGCTGACAAGTACAAGCAAGTCAATGAAGATATCCTGTCTGGACTTGGCGTAAGCCGCATACTGCTTGACGGTGGTAACGGTAGTCAAAGCAACACATCAAGCTCATGGATTTCTATGCTTTCCTTTATTGAACGCTTAGATAATGCTCGTGCCAAAGTTAAGCACTGGCTCGAATCTGAGTACAAAAGGATTGCCGATGAAAACGGATTTAAGACCTATCCAAGAGTTAGGTTTAACAAAATGAATCTTCGTGAGGACACTTACATCAGAGATGTTCTGTTGGCTATGTACGACAGGGGATTGATTGATGAAGAAGACATTCTCACTGAGGTAGGAAGAGATTTCCACTCTGTAGTCGATATGAAGAAACGCAACGAGAGAACAAAAGACTTGTTCCTTCCACCAGAACAGCCGTTCCAAGGGGGAAACAGCGGACCTAACGATTCCGGTCGTCCAGCCGGTCCCGGCAAGAAGATTGAAGACAGAGAGACTTCACCTGAAAAAAATAAGGGAGAACCTTCCAAAACTAGCAAGGCAACAGCATCTTATGCAAAAGCAGAAGAAGATTATGCGAGTGAGCTGATATCACAATATTCATCTATCCAAGAGGAAATCATTGCATTACTGCATGAGCACGAAGAGGAAGATGAACGAGTGAAAAAGGTAATTGTAGCAAGTGCGATAATCGCCTTGTTCAAGACTTTTGGCATCATTGGCACAAAGCACATCGAAGACATTTTCAACGATGAAATCTCGCACTTCTCTGAGAGGGAAATTGCAAAGTCTGTTGTTATGAAAAGAGACTTGAAAGATTGGAATGACAGCTATGTTTCCAAGCTTTCACATGATATCAACGAAGAGATTGCTCAGGCGCTTTCTAGCGGTAAGTCTATCACCGATGCCGTCAATGATGTGTTTCAGTCGAACAAGTTCAGAGTAAGCCTTATGTCTCAAGCCGGAATCATCGAATCAGTGAGACAAGCTCAAATCATTGGTAATCAAGCCATTGGAAAAATCAATGCCACTTGGATTGCCCATATTGACGATAGAACTTGTGCAACATGCAAGGGGCTTCACGGGAGGGCGTTCGCCATAGAAGATGTCCCACCTAGACCCCATAGTGGTTGCCGATGCACATTAGAATTTAACTAAGGTGGTGTGAGCTTTGGATTCAAAAGATTTTTTATTAGCTTCTGGATACAAAAAGCTCGAAGTTGAAGTCGCCGTTGGTTCTTATGAGGAAATCCCTCAGCTTGACCCTGATTTAATGCATTTGCGCTTTATCATGTGTCATGCAGTAGAGAACGCCAATGGCGATACTTTCAGCAACGAGGTTTTAAAAGAAGCACAATTTACGCCAAAGAATAAGCCTGTGAACTGGGAACATGGACAGCCAATCATCGGAACTATTCTGGATAGCGTATACAGAGAAGACCCAATGGGAGTTGGGTACATCGAAGCAACAGGCGTTGTATGGAAATTTATTTACCCTGAACTCGCCAGCCAGATTAAAGAAAAGGCTTCTTCTGGTGGGTTAAGGCTTTCGATGGAGTGCTATTACAAGGATGCCAACTACAAAGTGGGCGACCAGATTTTTGATAATGAACAAGCTGAGAAAATGGGGATTATCCCGTATGTCGGCAGAGAGTACATGGGCAAAAAGGTAGCACGAATTTTCAAAGAGGTTATCTTTGGTGGGGTTGGCGTAGTGGCTAATCCGGCTGACAAGAGAGCAGTTTTTCTATCAGTTGCAAATGTCTTGGATTATGCAAAGGAAAACAGCTTAGACAGTCAGGAAACCAAAGCGTTGCTTTCTGATTATTTTAACTCAGCCTTTGATGAAGACGGGTATATCCCTTCTGAAAAAGCCGCTGAGATAATTAGGCAAGTGAATGACTTCACAAGAAAAACCCAAACCAAAGAAGATGTTAGCGTCACTGCAATCGCTAAATATATCAAAGCATTTGATAAGGCGAAGAGTTCGGTGGTGTCTAAATTCAACAAAGAGAGCATTCAGACCAAAGAACAGATGCTTGTAGAGATTCGTAATACGGTGAACACGCTCTTATCAGAAATTGCATCTATTAACAATTCCTATTCAGTAGGGTTCGCTAGTGTAAATCCTCTTGGAGAAAGCATCCAAGAAAAACTGAATATCATATACGCATCAAATGAAGGAATAGCAGAAGCATATTTAACATCGGTCGAAGAAGATTATGTGACATATGACTTAGTAGATTATTCTTTGAACCATCCTGATAGCTTTAAAACGCTAAAGGCTAAGTTCGTTTGTAATGATGAAATAGGAATTGATATTTCAGGTGTTACAGAAATACAAGAAACGGAGGTTAATGAGTTGAAAGATACAAACCAAGAAACGGTTGAGGTAGTAGAAAACGCAGAAGCAACACAAGTTGTTGAAGATGTAGTTGAGAACGCCGAAGCGACTGAAACAGTTGAGGAAACTGTAGAGGAAGTAGAAGCCGCTAAGGAAGACAAGGAAGACCAAGATGGTGGTGCTGAGGATGAAGGCAAAGATGAAAAGCCTAAATCCAAGAAAAAAGTTGCTTCGGAATCTAATGCAGAATTAGAAGCCCTTAAGCAAGAGAATGCATCCCTTAAGTCAGAACTTGAAGCTATGAAATCTCAGCTTGGCGAAATTGCACTTGAGAAAACATTGGCTAGCCGCTTGGCTGACTTGAAAGAATCTGGCATCGAGTTTACTGGTAGCCGCCTTGAAAAAGAATCGGCAAAACTTAAATCCATGTCTAACGAAGACTACGCTGACCATAAGGAACTTCTAATGGAGGTTGCTGGGAAGAATGCAGTTGCTTCTGTAGGGGAAACTCAGGAAGCTGAGGAAGCCACAGCATCAGAAGAGGTAGTTGAAGAAGATATTGTAGTTGAAGGAGCAAAAGCTTCTGCTGGACTTAATATCGAAGCTGAAAGCGCCAAGGAAGTTCGTCCGTTCGGACATTTAGCAAGACAATAATATAATATAATTATTTTATAACAGGAGGACAAACAGTAATGATTAAAGAGGTATTAGCAGGAAAAATCAACCCATACCTAGCATCCGATGTAGAGCTTAAACAAGGTCAGCTAGTAAAACTTGACCCTGCAAATGTAGGTAAAGTTATCGCCGCTGGTGCTGGTGATGCAGTAGTTGGTTTCGTAGCTCAAGATGTAATCGCGGCTAATGTAGACAACTACAAATTGGATTCCGTAACTCACCAAGCTCGCGTTGGCGACAAAGTGGGCGTTTACTTCGGCGGTGGCGTGTTCTTGACTGACATGTTTGTTGGAAACATCACTGTACCGGGAACTAAGCTTTACGCTGGTGCAGGCGGTAAGATGACTGCAACTGCATCTGGTAACGCTGTAGCGGAAGCCGAAACTGTTGGTAATGCGGCAAACGGCGATGAAATTCGCATCAAAGCCCTAGTCTAATTTTAGAATATAAAACTACTATAAAGGAGTAAAATATAAATGGATTACAAAATTTCGTTAGCTCATGATTCCGCTAACCAGAAGTTAGAAGCAGAGCAACTTACACAGTTCCTTGCTGATTTCAAAGCAACAGCGGACAATGAGCAATTGAGGACAGCTTTTGCGGCAAGCTTAAGCGTTCCAGTATTGAAAAGTATCCCTCCACAAACTTCGGTTCGTGATATCTTCGCAGTTGATGTGCTTCCAGCAGGTGCCCTTGCTGAATACCCAATCGACCTAGATGACATTGAGACAGCAATCGTTATGCCACGCCTTGGTGCTGTACCTCAAAACCTAGTAACTGGCGATTCTCTAATCGTTCCTACTTTTGAGGTTGCAAATAGCGTAGAATGGAAACTTTCCTTCGTGCGTGACGGTCGTTTCAATATCGTAGAGCGTGCTCTTGAGAAACTGGCTGAATCTTTTGTTAAAGCAGAAGAAGCTTCTGGTTGGGCAGTAATTCGCGCTTCCATCGACAGCGCTAACACGGTAACAACTACTGAAACTAATCTTTCTAAGAAAGCTTTCAATGATTTGATTACCTACATGACAAAAACGGGTTATAACGCTACTGATATCTATTGCTCACCTACTCGTGCAAAAGACATCCGTGACTGGACTTACACTACACTTGACCCAGTAACTCAGCGTGAGATTTTCCAAGCCGGCGGATTGAACCAAATTTGGAATGTTCAATTGCATGAGCTTCGCACATTGGGCGATGATGAAGTGTACTTGTTCGATACAACTCGCTATGGTGTAATGCCTGTCCGTACAGAGCTTACAACATACGATGACCCTACTGCAATTCGTCGTCTTCGTAACGGTGTACTTGCTTGGGAAGAAATCGGATTTGCTTGCATCGACAAAAAAGCTGTAGCTAAATTGGAATTTTAATATAATATAATTATATTATAACAGACCATCCCCCTCAACTTTGCTTGGGGGAGTGATGGTCTTTATTACTAATAGGGAGAGGTATTTTACTTATGGATTGGAATAAGAAATTTAATGCTATCAATGAGAGTGGACGAATTATTATCAGCGGCGTTCTAACATTATTACACGGAACAACTACGGTGGTTGACCCTGCAAGGCATCCAGAAAAAACGGTTGAGGATTTAAAGATTTTTCATAGAAGAGGGATGATTCAAGTCAACAATAATGTCGTTGAAGCGAAGCCCCTCAAGATGAACGATATTGCCGTGAAAAAGCTTGAAACAACTAAAGCTAACGGAAAGAAGAATGAGCATGTAGTGCTTGACGCTCCAAAACCTATTGAGGTTGCACCTATTGATTTAGGTGGTAAGCCCGTAAGTGTAACGGAGCCAATTGCAGAGACACCTAAAGTAGTTGAAGATGAAAAAATGACTAAAGAAGAAGCTACCGAATTGTTAGGCTTACACTGGAAAAGGTTTGAATCCGAGGTTGGTAAAATGACCGACAAGAGAAAATTAAACTTCCTGCTTATAGTAGCCGATGAATCGGGCGCGGCAGATAAGAAAAAACAAATCATTGAAGCAAGATTAGAGCAAATTTAAGCTCATGAGGGGCAGGATGAAGTGCATCCTGTCCCTTTTTTCAGATTAGGACGGAGGTAAAGAATGACAGCAAATGAAATCTTGGCAATTGTTCGTCGTCGTATTGGTGATACTGAAACGCCTTACACATATGCAGATGACTTGTTATTGGGCTATATCGGTGACGCTATTGACCAAGTTGAATTAGAGTACCAGCGTGAAGTGGCACTAAATATTATTGTCGATAGCATAACTAATGTCGTGTCCGGCGAAATCTTAGCTCCGTTGGAACTGACAAGGCTCGACGCTCAATTGTTTGCAACCAAGGCTCATTATCTGATTACGCTGAGAACCAAAGGACAATCCGACAGAGATAACTTCCGTATGGTAAAAGGCAGATTGACACTCGACAACACGAACCAATCTGATGACCATGCCGAAACTTTAAGGCTTATTGACTTGGAGTATAGGAGAGCTTTGTATCGCGTCAAGAACGGCAATGGCTCAATCAAAGGCGTAAGAATGGAGTGATTAAGTGAAGATTCCAGAATCTAATATTAGAAACATGCTTAAGGCGATTGGGAACGGAAACCATGTTCTCAATGAAACGGTTCAGATTTATAGCAATTCCAAAACCAAGTGCCCTGATTGTAAGTTTGACCCTATCCGCAAGGAGTCAACCGACCGCAATTGCCCGACATGCGAGGGTGTTGGTTATATCATTACCGAAGTATTCCAGACTATCCCGGCATCTGTAGAACAAAGTGAGGATTTCAGATACGACTACACTAAGGCTGGTAAGTATGTTGATGGGAATATCTTTTTAACAATTGATATAGAGGAAATCAACACAGTTCTGAATGTAGATGAAAAATATGACTTGGATGATTACAACCAAATGAAAGCCTTTATTGAATCATTTGATTATGTAGTTTGGAAGGGCGCGAAGTTCAAAACGGAATCCTTTGAACCCGGTTATTTACAAGGGTATCTATATGAGATTGGCATAAGCTTAGCCCTAATGGAGTGAGCCGTAATGATTAAAACAAACATAGATGAAATCCTTAATCATTTAAAGCAGATGCACAAAGAGGTTCTCCGAACAGAATCGTTTAAGCAAGGTGCCAAAGGTGCAGGGGAAGCGATGAAGGCAAGGGTTGTGAACAGTCTTTCGTCTTCTGGCTATGACTACCTTCAATCCGGTACATTGCTTCGAGTGGTAAAAGGGGATGTGCCGCATGTTGAAGTCAATAAGACAGGAACCAAGGCACAAATCGGCTTCGGTGACATTGACGAATTAAACATGGAAACAAAGCGTGGACCGCAAAGAGGTATCTTTACTGATAAAGACGGGACTACTCGTTCCATTGGACTAAGACCGGAGCCATCATTGCCAGCGTGGATTATCATGGAGTTTGGTCGCCGTGCTGGTGGTGGAGCTGGTGCGAAAGGGATACCAAAGGCATTCCAAGTTCCCTATACCGCCAGGGATTCAAGTAAGCAATTCCTATATGGACCTTCACAATCCTATCACTTCAATAAGCGAATCCTCTTTATGACGAACAAGACTGACGGCAGAAATCGAATGCATCCGGGTGTAAGAGCTGGTCACTTCTTTAGAGATGGTCTTAGAAATTCACAGGATGATGTAAGACAATTGCTGGGGGATGCGTTGAAAGAGTCCATGAAAGAAGTGGCAGGAAGATATGGATGGAGGGTAGTGTAAATGAAGATTAGCAGATTGATTGAGCTTTCTCTTTTTTATCAATTAAGAGATTTGCTTTCTGTCAAAAAAACAAACGACATAGCAAAGTCCGTAGACTTTATCAGCTATCAGCTTAAATATAATAATATATCGACAACCAAGGATGTTGTTGTCAAAGTGGACGGGAATATAGTTGCTTCTGGATACAGCGTTGACTATCTCAATGGCATTGTGAATTTCGATATTGCTCTCACTCAGAGCAACCAAGTTAAAGTGGACTACTACTACTGTAACTTCAATATTTACGATGAAAGTTCGAATGAGACATCGGAGAGTTTTAAGTATCCGGCAGTCGCTATTTATGAGGACGAAACAGAGACAAAGCCCTATGAGCTTGGTAGTTCTCAAACAGAAAAGACAAAAACCTATATTATTCAAGTGTTCTCAGAACGCGGCGGCGAGAGAAACGATGTAACCGATAGCATTGTTGAATTGCTTGAGGGAAGTATAGGCATAACCGACTATAATTTGGGTTTCCCGTTAAATGAAGACGGTACGCTCAATGATAGCTTTGACCCTTATCAAATCATAACTTATACACATGCAGAGAGCATTAATTACAGAAAAGGTGGAAGTTTAGATATAGGTAACAAACCCAAATTTTATAGCGAAATTATCGTAGATTTAAAAATTTTTATATAACAAGGAGAGATTAAACTAATGGCTAACAGACCAACACGCGTTCGTTATTCCGGCGTTGGTGCATTCGTAGATGATGTACAGGCTAACCGTATTCAAGCATTCGGTAGCTCAAGCCGTTTGACAACAGAAGACATGAAAGAGCTTGGTACTCTAAACATTGTCGAGATTGTTGACGATGTACCTCAAGTTGATGTATCAATCGACCAAAACGAAAACGGAACACTAGACCTTTTCGCTTTGCTTGCTAACAAACCATATGGTTGCCAAGTAGTAGCTGTTCCAGACGGCTCTGCAATCGGTACAAATCAAGTAAAAGTATTGGCTGGTGTATATAAAACTGCAAGTGGACACCCGATTTTCTTCGAAGGAGCAACAATTGCTGTTCCAACAGGAAATAGTCAAACTGTTTACTTAAAACCAGAAGTTACTGGTGGCGGTACAGCTAAGGTAGGCGTAGGAACATCCTTGCCAACAGGCGGCATTGCCCTTGCTACTGTAGCTGGCTCCAATGTAATCAAACAAGCTGATATTGTAGATACTCGTCCGTTCGGAGAGGTTTCACACCTTGATTTCGAGCTAGCGAATGTAGATATCTTCGTACCTGTAAAACAATCAGGTAGCGGTGACGATGTTAAGCGTACTATGTACATGGAAAAGGCATTCGTCAACAATGTTGACTACAACTTCCAGACACAAGGTACAGTAACAGCAAGCTACCGTCTTGAAACTGATAACAAACGCTGGTTCCTAAATGATGGTGCCCAAGTAATCGTTGACAACATTAAGGCAACTGCTGGTTTGACTGCAAGCCTTACTGCAACACCTAACCAACTGGCAAACGGATACTACATGCTTAAGCTTTACAAAAATGGTAATCCGCTTGAAGAAGGAACAGATTTCACTGTAGCAAATAAAGTTGTTACATTCACAACAGCTCTTGTTGCTGGCGACCTTATCAAAGCTCGTTACACAGCGGCAACAGGTGGAGCATTCTTCTCACCAGTTCCAATTGCTGAAACTCCGCACCCTGAGCTTGCTGGTGGTCTTAAAGAGGGACAAGTTGAAATCTTCCTTTCTGACAAAGCAAACAGCCGTGTGGCTCGTATCCAATCGGCGCGTATCTCTTTACCGCTTACTCGTGAGCAATTGAAAGAGCTTGGTTCCCTAAGACCATACGACCGTCCAATGCAATTGCCTGTTAATACAAGCATAACATTAGAGTTCAAGGATTCTGACCTTGAAATGATGGCTCGTTTCGCTGGTAAGGACCCTGCAACTGTTCGAGAAATCGCAATCGAAGACTTGGTGAAAGACATGGGCTTAACAATTAAGCTATATCGTGAAAACGATGTTGCTAGAGCTAAGTTGCCAGCCGGACACCCAAGCAAATTTGCGATTAAGACTTTCACAGTTCAGAACCTTATCCCGCAAAATGAGAACTGGGATGCTCGTGTTGATAGTGATGCAACTCAAACATTTGAGTTCATGGCGCACAACCTGACTGTTTCCGATAAAATCTCATAATAGACTTTAATTAATCTGCCTGAATCTCTTGGGCAGATTTTTTTTATGTGTCGAACTACTGGCAAAATAATCAAATATATGATTATAAGGATGAAACCCTTGATAGCATATCTTTTTAACTACAAAGAAGATTATATATAGAACAAAACTTAATATCTAGGGAATAAAGGAGTAAGGAGGAAAGGTTGAAGTGAATGCTGACAAAGAGAAGCTATCCATTCTCGGAGAGCGAAGCATAACCAAAGTATTTAAGGACTGCTTAGCGCTGATAGAGTTATCGGGGCTAGATAAAGAGCAGTTCAAAAAAGTTAGAAAGCAGATTCTAAGGTCAGGGAACGATGAAATTCGCAAGTTCAAAGAAGAACTTGAGAAGTACGAAGTCAAATATACGCCAACTTATAATGAGCGAATTGACTTTGGCGAAGATTCCCGCGACTGACATAGGAGGATGCTTTCGGGCATCCTCTATTATTATATTATAAATATAAAATAACAAAAAGGAAGGTACAGGAAAAATGGCAAAAGAAACTAAAAAGGTTTATGAAGACCAAGAATCAAACGAGCTGATGACTGAAATCAAAACTGGACGTAGGGTGTTCGATAGCGCAAGAGGTCTAGTGCAGATTCGTTTCCCTAAAGTTGAGGAAAATCGCTTGGCGGACTGGGAGTATTCGAAGGTTTTAAACCAAGCAATTAAGGATGGGATTCCATCTAACAAGCAGATGACGAAAATGATTGAAAGCATGGAATTGTGGACGAAAGAGGACGATGAAAAAGTCCAAACTCTCCGTGATGAAATCGACAAGCAAATTGTTGTCATGGGCAAGATGGCAGAGGGCAGTAAGAACATGGAGAAAGCAGAAGATAAAATTTCTGAGTTCCGTCAAGAACTTATGGCTCTCCAACAAGAGCGTCAAAAACTCTACCAAAACACTGCTGAATCAAAAGCTGACGAAGGCAAAATGTCCTTCCTGATTTATAAATGTACGGAAGTAGCTGATACAGGAAAACCATTCTGGTCAAGCTACGAAGCATTCAAAAATGAAGAAGACCAAAACTTGGTAAACACTATCGCTTACCAGTTCATCACATTCGTAAATGGCTTGCCAGCGGACTTTCTTCAAGAACCCTCCGCAGAGGTAAACGAAGAATCCGCTGAAACGGAAGAAGAGTAATTTTGCGGAGGGCAACTTAGACAGATAGCGAGGGGGTCTGGTCAAGTTGGAGCAGAGTGGAGAGCGAGATGGAAAGCATCCACTAAAACAGGAAGCCCCCTCTTTGAAGGTGCTACAACAGACTGGAATTTGAACCAAGTTGCCTTAGTTTTTTGGAGTACATTCTACGACAATATCTTCGAGCATCCTGAAAGACCTGACAATAAGACAATTGAAAATGACGACTTGCTTGACAGATGGGTTGAGCAAAAAGGCAAAGAGATGGAAGAGATGGCTAGGAAAAATTCTAGGAATCTCAAAAATCCTAATTCCTCTGCTTATGACCACGACGAGGTTATTCACTTCGACGATGAAGAGTTTGAGGATTATGTGGATGAATACTACGAAGATAATACGGATTAAAGGAATAGCTAAGGGATGGAACAGTTTTTTAACTATTCCATCCTATTTTTATTAAGGAGGACGATAGAGAGATGGCAGATTTTAAGTATGTTATACAGACTGAATTACAGCTTTCTCCTAGCTCTGTAAATAAGCTACTAGAAGAAGTAGCAAGTACAGATAGAAGAATCAAAGAGAAAGTTTCAGCAGTCAATGTTGGCTTAAAATTAAATAGTAATGACCAGCGTGTTATCACAGAGCAAATTGGCAGAATGAAAGCGACCATGCCAATTAGCTTAAGACTGGACAAAACATCGCTTTCGGCATTTCAAAGAGAAGTTGAAAAGGTTATTGCTAATGCCAAGAGAGAGTTAACCGTTGCGATTAATGCACAGCAACAATCAGCTCCGGCTTCGGCTCCGGTTCGTACTGTTCCTAGTCCAGCTAGCAATGGTGCAAATGGCGCAAATGGTGCATCGAATCAGAATGGCTTAAGGCGTTTGGGTATGCCGGGGCAACAAGGTTCTGCCCCTGTTGGTTCTGTTGACCCTAAAGTAGTCAATGCTAATTCAAGGGCGATGAATGCAGAAACAAATAGGCTTCTATATGCGCTCAGGGAGCAAGTTGCCGAAGCGAACAGGAAGCTTAAAGAAGCAAAAAGCGCTACTGAGCAAGAGAGATTGCTTGGACAAACACTCAGGAGACAGCGTGAAGAAATCAATCTTCAAATGACCCAAGACAGGGCAAATAAAAGATTGCAAGCTTCAACTAGTGGAGCCAGTAGGGATAGTAAGGTTACTTACACCAATACACCTACTGATGTCTTAAGAAACCCGGATACCTCTCTTAGTGAGAAAACAACTGCTCTGAAAGCACTTAAGGAAGAAGCAAGTGCTACAGCAAAAGCTATGGGCGAAAGGTTATACAGGTCTTGGGAAATCACAACCAAAGGTGCTGATGGCTTAACGACTAAAACCCGCACTGCAACATTTGAGTTTAATGAAATGGGGCACGCGGTTGATAGAGCAAACCGTTCGCTAGCTGACCTTGGAAACATCATGGGTAAAAACATGTTGTTCTACATGGGTATTAACGCAGTATTCAATGGCATTGTTAATTCCCTGCAATCGGCTGTTTCTCAGATGGTTGCTTTCGAATCTGCATACAGAAGAATTGACAATATCTCTAGTGAGCGCAATGAGGACAATCCCGGCTCCTATGTGAAAAATCAATCCAAGAGAGATATTTTTGCAATTGGTCAAAAGTATGGATTGAATCCTACTGACGATGTAATGCCAATCTACACTGACATCATGAAGAGAAAAGACATTGCGGCAGATGCATCGCAAGCCAAACTTCTTACTCAATTGGTTGTTAGGGCTGGTGTAGCAACCGGAGGTAATGATGTTCAGGGTTCAGACCTACAGAGCTTAGGTAAAGACTTCACTTCTATTTACGCACAAATGTACAAGAAGTGGGGCGGTCAGAGCAACCCGAACAGAGCTATCAACCAAATGAGTAATTTCGTTGATTCTCTTGCGGCAATGAGCAAAGAAGGCGTTGATATTGATAAGTCAATGGATGCCATTGCGGACCTTGTGCCTTATGTAACTGGCGATGGCAAGCTAGACCTTAACTTCCTATCAGCCATCGTAGGTAAAGCGCAAGAATCAATGGGCGATGCTTCTGGTGCTCAAATCTCTGCTGTTCTTAAAACAATGTTCAGTAACCTGACCAAAACAGGTTCAGGAAACATTGGTTCAGACGAAGCAAGAAGAATTTTAGGAACAACATCGGACATGAGTCTTGAATCACAGCTAGGCATGTTGGCAGTGAGAATGGGTGCTGATGTAGGGAAATATGACCCTGAACTGGCTAAGATGGCTCAAGATAAAGGGGCAACAAAGCTTTCAGAGGGAGAATTAGGTGAGTTCACTCGTCAACTTGCTTCTAGCGGCGGTAACGGCGGCGTAAGGCAAGCTGAGTTTAAGAAAATCATCGAAGGACTTCCGGGTGCCTACGCACTATGGCAAGAAACCCTTAATTCTCAAGGTCAAGCAGAAGACTTGGCAATCAAGAACTCTCAAACGCTCAGGGGTGAATGGCAAAAGCTAGTAGCACAGCTACAAGAGCTTTCTGTTAATGTCGGAGATTCCGGTATTCTTGACGGGTTTAAGACCATGGTTGTTTCCATTAACACACTGGTATCAGGTGTTAATAGTCTGGTTCTTGCCTTCGGCAAACTAGGCGGAGCAACTAAAGCTGTTTTCGGAGACGAATTTGGCGGAATGCTCAATGGTGTTGCTTCTAATGCATTGCTATATGGCTCTCTATTTGCTGGCGGTAAAGCTGTTTATAGCAAATGGTTCCGTAAGGGTGGAGCTGGTGGAACTGGTGGCTCAGCTAGCGGTGGGCTTGGTGGAGTAGCCGATATTGCATCTACTGCTTTACTTGCGCTTCCATGGGGCAAAAATGACCCAACTAACCCAGCGAACAGAAGACAACTTCCGGCTAATGTCAGCAGAGGTTTTAATACTCGACACGGCAATGGTAGCATAAGGATTCTGTCTGCATACAGTCCTCTCCAAGACCCAGCAAATGGTCGCTATTATCGTGGATACAATCCGTACTCTAGGATAAATTCAAACATCCCGATTATCAATGGCGTTCCTCACCGTAGCGCTCCTGCAACTGTTGCTCAGGCTAGCAGATTAAGCAGGGTAGGTAATGCGGTAGGAAATGCGGCTAATGCGGCGTGGTTATTTTCCACATTCAGAAAGGGACCGGGAAGTGTGGTTTCGTCTGGTGGGAAAACGGCTGGTTTAGTTGAGAAAATTGGCAGTGCATTTAGCAAAATGCTTCCTTCATTAGTTAGGTTTGCTTCTCTAATCGGAAGACTTTCCATTTGGGGAGCCGCAATTGGTGGAGTAGCTTGGGGAATCAAGGCTCTGTACAATGGCTACCAAGCAAAACAGGATAAAAAGGCAGAAGGATTCATGGGTATGTACGATACTCAAGAATCTGCTGATGCAACCAATGCTAAGCTAATGAGAGCCAAAGACTTAATTCAAAAAGATATGCCCTCTGATTTGAACGAATATGACAAAGCCCAATATTTGTTTGATAGAAAAAATACTTTGATGAACTATTCCTCATTCGGAAAAATTGATGGGGTAACAGATGAAACGAAGTACAAAGAATCAGAAGAGTTCAGGAAAATCATTGATGAATTAGGTAAGAACGGCATGGAGCTTCAAAACTATGGTGCAGGAGTTTTTGAATTTAAGTACCAAGATGAAGTTGCCGGAGAAAGAAAAAATGGCGCTCTTGACCTGTTCGGTATCGGCGGTGGCAAGGAAAACACATATGAAAAGTATTTAGAGATAACTGACGCACTTGTAAATGGGACTGGCTCCCTGTCAATTGAGTGGGAAAAGGCGAACTCTAATGCGGTTGATTATGCTAATAGCTTGGCTACTGTAACAGATATTCAAGAGAGATTGAATAAAATCACTCAGGTTCAAAGCATTGCTTCTGCACTGAACTCAACTAAGTTCATGGGCGGCGGCGAGAATAGCGCATCGTATTACACAGCAGAGCTAGGCAATGCTACAGATGCGGTCGCTAGACTATCCCAAGACTATGCAACACTTAAGGCTGAGAATGACAAGATTGCCGCTAGTGCAAGCGACAACGCCCTAAGAAGTCTACAGGCTCAGAATGCGCTAATGGGAATGGATAAAGGGCAAGAATATATCCAGTCTATAACCGAAGCGTTTAACTCGGCAAAAGAAGCGGGTTCTGTAAATGAGTTTACCGGAGCATATGATGTTACTGGCGGTTCTGATGAAGACAAAGCTAAGTACAACTATGCAAAATCCTTGGTAGACAATTACAACAGCCAACAATCTCAAGAGCAAGCGAAGAAGTCAATCGACGACATCACAAGCTCCTTGACACAGCAAATCACCAACCTTAAGCAATTGTCCATTTCCTACTTGGTGGCGGCGAGTGGAGCTAGCGTATTCGATGGTGCCTTGAAAAAGGTTCAATCGAATGTTGGAAAAGATACTCACGCAATCACCATGGCGGCTAATAATGATGACAAGAGAGTAGCAATGGAGAATGCTTTCACAAGCATGGCACAGGAAGCTAAGCTCTACCAAGCTCAGGCGGCTCAAATTCAGCAAACTATGGACAGCTATAAGTTGCAAAATCCAGAGCAAGACTTTTCATTGTCAGCCCTGTACAATCCGGGTGCTGATGGGTTAACAGCAGAGCAATCCGCTGTAATGCAATTGAATGAGAAGCTCTATGAAACCCAAGCTAACCAGAACGCATCGCTTGAAGCGTTGAAGCAACAAATCGACGCTATGAAAGAACTTGTTCTTAATTCGGATAAGTACAAAGATATGTGGGAGAGCGTTAACGACAGGATTGAACTTAGCAAGACCCTGACTGGTCAATTGAAAGACATTGGCATCGGTCAAAAAGTAAGTCCTGACATGGCGAACCTAAAATCTGTTCTGACACCGAACTTTAACAGGAACGAGTATCTGAAAGAGCAATCTGAAAGCGCAAGGGACAGTTACATCGAAGTCACTGAGCAAATCAAGAAGTCATTGGTTACTTATGGCGATGATGCAACTAAGCTGAAAGAAGCATTGGCAGAAATCAAGGGAACATACACTGATAAAATTAAGGCGGCTTTCCTAGACCCTCTTAAAAATATCATTGATACTGATTTCCAAGATGTATCTGACAAACAACTTCAAGCGGCTCAAGCTATGCAAGATAGCATGGATACACTGCAACAAATCCTCAACACAAACCTCGAAGCTCTGAATACAGTTGTAAGCCAATTGAATGCAAACACTGATTCAACTACAACAACTACAGACACATCTACTTCCACAGCTCCAACCTCGGTTACAAGCGCTACGGCGGCTTCCAATCTTGCACTAGGGTTAGGACCAATCTCTCAAGAGACAGCAAATAGAGTAAACGGTGTATTCGATGACCCTCTAGGTTTGCTTAAAAACTTTAAGCCGACATCCTCTTCAACTTCTGCTTCTGGCGTAGCAAGCGCATTAGCTGGTATTGCGGCGGCAGGGAAAACAACGAGCACCAGTAATAGTGTTGCTGGAAATGCTGGCACTTCTGATGCTAGCTGGAAGACGCTTGCGAATAAGAAGCTAACTCTTCAAACATCGGTAACGGCAGATGAATTGAATGCTTATTTGGACAAGCAATTAGCCAAGAATGCATCAGCAGGAAGCAGTATCCTCAAAGGTAAAGGACAAGACTTTATTGATGCGGCAAATGTGTCGGGTCTTGACCCAGTATTCTTACTTTCATTAGCGGCTAAGGAATCCGGTTGGGGTAGGGGTAACATTGCGAAGGAGAAAAATGCGGTATATAGCATTGGAGCAGATGATACTAACCCGAACGGCAATGCCTACAAATATGATTCCGTAAGAGAAGGTATTATTGAAGGCGCTAAGTGGATTGCGAAATACTACACTGCCAAAGGTCAGGATACAATCCTCACCATGGGTCCTCAAGGTCCATCAACTCACCAATACAACTCTCATGATGAATGGGTTCAAGGTGTTGCTCAAATCATGCAAGGGTTTGGTAAAAATGCTGTTTCTGGTACGGAGACTCCAACCTTGCCTACAAGCAGTCCTCTCACCAACATGGTTGAAGAAATGGATAAGCTGTCCTCAAGCGGTAAGTTTGTTTACCAAAAAATCAACGGTAAGTTCCAAGGCTCATACCAAGAGTTCGTTCAACAAGCCCTTTCTGATTGCTCAATGTTCGTCCAAGAGATGTTCGACCAGTTCCTCGGCATTAATTTACCAAGAACAGCGGCAGAGCAGTACAATGACCCACGCGGTCAGAAAGTAGCCAAGAGCGACTTAAAAGCTGGCGACCTTGTATTCTTCCATACTGACCAAGGCAGAACTGCTTCCCATGTAGGCATCTACACAGGAAACAATAAGTTTATGCAGATGGGGAATAAAGGCTTAAAAGAAGGCGACTTGACATCTAAATATTGGAGCAGTAATTACGATGGTGCCAGAAGGTATCCGGGCATTGATGCATCCAATATTACCGATAATCTAATCGGAAGCCAACAAGACCAAGCAATAGCTGACATGAAGCAAGCGTTCACTGACATGATAAACCAAGCTAAACAAGCTGTAAAAGGTGCGTTTACTAGCGAAGCCAACGCATTGATGTCTCAGAAAAACACCATCAAGTACGGCTACAATGAGACGATGGCTGATTATGTTTCCAAAATGCCAATCAATGGTCAAGGGAAATTCGACTACAAGAACTTCCAAATGGACACATTGAAAGACTCTCGTTTGCAAGTTGCAGATGCAATCAAAGCGAACAACGACTTCATTAAGAATGCTCCTAAGTTCTTACAACAACTGGCTAAGGATGCAAACGACAAAACGAAGTCTACTGCCGACAGACAGGTTGCAAGCGCTCAGTATCAATCTCTCAAGAACCTTCTTGAAAACGGAAATCTGATTTCAGAGCTTAAGAAGAATACCAAAAATCTTGAGACTTTAGCTGATAGATATGCAGATATGGCATACAAAGACCCTAATCAAAATGCTACCGAAGCGTTCAAGTTAATCCAAGGAGAGCTATCTAACCTTGAGAACATGGACAAGGCTGGCAATGGGGGAAGCGTAGGCTACTATCAAAAAATGCAACAAATCAACGAGATGGACAGCACCTACATGACAAGGAAGAAGCAAACAGAAATTCGCCAAACCTTGTTTGATAACCACGGCTATAACTACAAAGACTTGCTGAAAAGTAAAGAGTTGCAGTATGCCGATGAAGTGAAATTGCTTGTTAAGCAAATGGTAGCTGTAGCTGGTCAGCTTGATAAGATGAAGCAAGGTACGAACAACTGGTACTTAGCTCTTGAGGATGCGGTAGCACTTCAAGATAAAGTCATCGAGCTGGAAAACAAAAAAACCGAACTCTCCAAAAAGTATTTCGAACAAACTAGCAAAGGCGTTTACGCATATATCAATGCTAGGGCGTACACTCAAAGCCGTGACTATGTTCTTTCTAAGGACAATAGAGAAGCCGCGATAAGCAAATACCAAACCAGCAAAGGTTCGTTAGATGCAAATGAACAGCTCGTCAACCTACAAATTATTTCTGAATCCCATGACAAGATGATTAACGTCATGAACGATTACAGGAGTGCCGTTGTAGGAGCTTTCAAAGCTGGGGCAATTAGCTTGAAAGAATACATGGAGAGACTGAATAATCTTCGTGATATGCAAGACGAGATTAAAACTCAAGCGGTAAACATGACAGATGCTATGCAAAGCACCTTCTCAAGCTCGCTAGCCGATGCTCTTAAGAGTGGGATGCAAGGTAGCTTCGATGCACCGGGAGAGTTCGTTCAAAGCATTAAGGATGGATTAGCAGGTTCTATTTCTGGTCAAATGTCTAATATTGTACTCCAACAATCAGGTTTGCAAGATGTAATGAATGGTCTTGTGACAAGCATTGTAGGCTCGTTAACAACGGGGGATGCAAACAAGAGCATTAACGCATTCAATACAACAGACTTCAAAAAGAAAATAGATGATGCTCTCGCACCATTCCTGCCACTCATTCAACAAATAACTGCATCTACAGATGGAATCTTTGGAGTTCTTAAAGACCAGCTATTTAATGCCCCAACTGGTTTCAAAATTGATGACTATTTGTATGAAATTGAGAAGCCAAAAACTGCCCAAGACCTTGGTCAATGGGGCTATGCAGACGGGACAATTGTAAATGAAGCCGGTTCTCCAACTTCGCCGGGTGGCGCTAAGGGAGAAATCGTTCTTCCTCCTATGAGCAGTATCCCTACTGGTGTTCCTGATTTTGTGACTAAGCCAATTGAAGATGTTCTCGCTCCCGCTGGGGGTGGTGGTAGCCTGTCTACTCCATTCCAAACTGGTGTGAAATGGAATCCGGTTAAAGAAGCTCTCCAAGCTATCATTGATTTGAAAACTTCTTATAACGGAAGTATTGGATTAGACACAGACGGAAAAGCTCAGTCACATTCTACAGCGAATGCGGTTCGTGAAGCTTTAGCTTTAATTCCGGGCACAGAGGATATTGTTCAGGCATTAGGTGACGGTATTGACCCATCTACACTCGGAATTGATGCAATCCAAAAACTCTTGCAAGACAGTAAGCTTAGTCAGTTCGACATGACGAAATATCTTGATGGTATAGATACTGGCGTAACTGGAATGAGCGATACACTGGCTTCCAAGATTGAGGGTGTAATCAATGGTGTGGGCGGCGTAGTTTCTGCAATCAATGCTAAAAATGCGGTAGCAAACCCATCAAGCTCAAGCAGTTCAGGTAGCTCAAGCAGTTCAGGCAGTTCAGGTGGATACAGCGGCGGGTCAAGTAGTTCAAGCGGTGGAAGTAGCAGTGGCTCACTATCAGATGCAATAGGTAGCGTTGTAAACAACCCTGGTTACTCTGATGCAACAAAAGACTATATTAGTGGAATTGTAAGCGGCGACCCAAGCAAAATTAAAGACGCGGCTGATGCGGCTGAGTACAATCAGGGCAAGCTAAATGATTTCCAAAACTCAGTTGACTGGAACAATGTCTTTAAAAAAGGGAAGTATCATACTGGCGGTATTGGTGGAGCAATGAACTTCGCTAGGGGCGACCAGTTATCATCAAACGAATTTAGTGCAGTATTGCAGAATGATGAAACTATCTTCCAAAAAGGTCAGTTAGGAAGCTTCCTAAACCATTTCCTTGAAGGCGGGGTATCCAGTTCCTCAAGCACAAGTAATGGTGGGACAAATGTAAATGTGTCGGTTGATGTAGCTGGCGCAGGAGCAGATGAAGCGGCTTATGAAGAAGCAATTTCTCGCGCTGTAACGATTGCGGTGAATGAGGTTCAAAGGCAAAATAGGTTAACAAATCTTCGCAATAAAGGAGTTGTTGGTTACTCATGACCAGATGGAAATATGGCAACTATGAATTTGGGGTAAATCCCAATGGAATGGAAACCTCAACTGAGCTAGTGGGAGACAATGTGCGTACCCTTTCGGGTGCCACTATCTCCCAACCAAGCTTTTTAAAAGACAGTCATAGTGTAACATCAGTCTTCTATCAACCAAGGAGTAGGGCTATCGCACAGGCGGTAGTCCAAAACTCTTCGGCAGTATGCTTTGATAATGGGCAATTGTATGTGCTCAACAGGGTAAACGATAGAATAGATGTGTACAGCAGTAATTTATCAAATAGAGTTTCGAGTGTTTCACTATCTAATTTACAGAATAAGAATTATGTAAACCTAGATGTTGTATCTAATCGTTTTTGGTTAGTTTCTAGTGTTAATTCGTCAACCGATAGCATAACTCAGTTGGATTTCAATGGGAATATTGTTTCATCTGGAACCATTTCGAAGACAATGGAGTGCTCCGGTGTTAGATATTTCAATGGATACCTATGGTTACTAAGAACCAACGGGAACATAGAGAAAATAAGAACCAATGATTTTGCTAAGGTAAGTATCGTTGTGTTGCCATATGAACTCTATTACTCAGGGCTATCTTCTGATAGCAATTTCCTCATTGTAGGAAACAGGGATTCATATAATAAGCTATACCATGTTGATACAAAAACAGGGAAAATCATCAACCAAATCTACTTCGATAAAATGAACCCAGTTTATGACGTAACTTATGATGGGAAATATTTTTATACTATAAATCAAAATAATGTATTGCAAAAAATAGACGGCAATACAGTAGAGTGTGACTTGCATTTGTTCCAGTACGAGATAGAAAATTATGCGTTCGTAAACATGATAACCGACATGGGAGTAAGTATGAAAGTTATGGTGAGCAATATGAGCATAAAACGAAGACTGGAATTTGAACATATGTATGAAGTATCAATGACAATAACCAAAGTGGACAGGGGGTAAGGGAATGGCGATACAACGATGGAAATTTGGTTCATATGAGTTTACTTATAACCCATATAGCGACTCAAGAAGCAAGAAGGCAACAAGCGGAGAACAGGCTACACTTTCCGGGGCAATGACTAATACAAATCCGTACTACGATAATAGCATAAATTTTGTCATAGACCTCTATGATAAGCCAACCTATTACGAAAAAAATGCAATTAAAACGACTGCCGCAAACCACTATTCTGCAATTGCAGAGAAGAGGGTAAGCGGAGAGCTTTATTGCTTGCGTAGCGGCGCTGTTGATGTTATCAGGAAAGATGGAACTCTGGCAAGAACTGCAAGCCATTCATTATCTGGAACACCTGTTGCTATTGCGCATTTGGATGATAGGTTGGCTCTTTTTTTTGTGGAAGGGTCATCAGGGTATTTATATATTACTGACGAATCTTGCAACCAAATTAGTAAATATACAGTTACAGACACAGATTACATCAACTGCTCAAGCATAGCATGGGATTACGGAAGTAACCTCTATGTAATGTGCAAGTTCGGTAAAATATTTAAAACGGATTATTCAAATGGCACAACAACGCTCATTAAGCAAATGGACGATTATGATTTCAATAAAGCCAATTCATTAGGGGCATATCGTGGCATTCACTTTTATAAAGACTTCTGTGGCTTCATTAAAAAACAAACACTAACCTATTTAGATGCTGGATTCAATGTGGTTTACGGCAATGAACTTCCTGCAACTACTCTAGGATATAATATAAGTATAATATATGGTTCTTTCACTGGCGATTTTACTGTCTTAACAGCAAATAAAATTATAAAAATATATCCTAATGTTTGCGGAGTAGACATTGAGTTAATCAGAGCCGAGATGAAAAATGGCATAGTGCTCATTACAGATGAAAAGAACAGAGCATTTTATACACTCATGCAGGATATGACGGTGGATAGAAAAAGAAATAAGCAGGATGCAAGGTACTCCATCACCTTAAGCGGGAAAATAATATAGGAAGGAGAAAAGAATAATCTTGATTACAGTAACAGATGCATTTAAACAAGCCTTTCAGTCTAATAATAGATTTTGGAAATACAAGGCGCAAATCACAAGGAATAGCCCGAATGCTGTTCCGATAGACATTAGCGACAGAGTAATTTCCGGTGATATCAGTTGCGAGTGGGAAAGGAGAAGCACTTTTGCCAACATTGAGCTTGATAATTATGACTACGCGCTTTCGCCAGTCAATCAAGCAAGCTTAACAAATCAGGTGGCAGGGGTATATGACCCTTTGCTGGACTCAAACCATATTCTTGAGATTTGGGAAGGGATACTAACCACCAACGGCTATGAGTATGTTAAAAAATTCACCGGATTACTCGGTGATGAAATTGACGCAGACACAATGCCGGGAGTCGTCAACCTAACTGTTAGGGATAAATCCAAACGATTCCAAGACACCTATATTTATCAGAGTAAGACATACTCCCCTCTGGCAACCCCCGCTTTAACCCTTGCGGAAAAGGTAATTCAAGACCTTATTACAACCTTCCTCCCTGATGAAAAAATCACGATGGCAGTAGACGACCCAACAAACTTTGTAGTCGGGTTACCGAACCAGCCTTACACAGCCAAAGACATTAACCTTTGGGACGCTATCCAGCAGATTGCAGATGCATTTAACTTCTGTGTAATGTTCGACGAAAACGGAATCTTGCGAATGAAGAATATAATAAGAGACTACTCAAAAGCGCCTTCGGTTCACACCTTTGATGAAAGCGTGCTGATAAAAGATAGCCTTTCCACAAGCGATTCTGATGTCAGAAATCACATTATGCTCAGGGTGCAGGGGCTTGACCCAATCGAAAAGAAAGACGAAGAATCTATCGCTAAATACGGTAGAAGATACTTCGAGGTACACAGGAGCCTTTCTTCCATTCTGACAACAGCAGAGCAGGGTCATAGGCTTGTCGATAACATATTGGCTGATTACGCATATGTCATTCCTGTGGATAGGATAGAAGTTCCTTTAATGCCGCACATTCAGTGTGGAGATATCGTTTCTCTTGTAAACACGAGACTTGGCACAAATGCCATTACCTATAAATACAGAGTTGTTTCCTTAAGAGACAGCTTTACGAACGATAAGAAAAGAACTACCCTGACTCTCCACGGCTACAATGCATATAAGCCCAGCGAATCTATTGCTCCTAAGCCAGCAACTAATCTCACAAGCACATTTATCACGAGAGCGGTGCAGAACTACGCTGGTTCAGGATGGGTTGGATACACGAAGACAGCTTATTATCCAATGTTGAAATGGAATCAACCGACCCAAGACATAAGTGGTAATGCTTTATCTAACGATTTTGGCGGGTACACAATTTATCGAAAAGGACCAGCAGATTCGCAGTTCTTCCCGGTTGCATCCGTGAAATCCTATATAGAAGCACAAAATTTAATAGTGAACTTTTGGTACGACTACACGGCACTTGCTGGGGCGAACCAATACAAGATAGTTGCAATCAATAAATTTGGAAAATCATCTGCTGAATCATCAACGATTTCACTTACAAAAATAGCGGATGCTGTCACCAATTAATGCAACACAAATGGAAAGGAGATTTAATCATTGAGCGATTTTAGAAGACTGCTGATGTACGAGCAGAATAGCACAAACTCAACCTATGCTGATTATGGCGAGGTTGTTTCTCTAATCAACGACAAGTTAATCAATGTGAATATGGGTGGAGCTAGAGACGCATCCGGTTCGCTAGTTATCCTTGAATCGGTTTCCGTAGAAGGAAACTATGTTCCGAAGGTGGGCGACTGGGTAACGGTTAGTTGGAGGAACGGACAGCCAGTAGCTAATGGCGGCAACAGCAACGGTATGTCGAGCGGTCTAGTGAACATTAATAATGAAGTTAAGATTGTTTCACAAACTGACATGGCGAATGGGGTAATTAACTCCGACCATATCCGAGCGGCAACAATTGAAGCTGTTCATATTAAGGCTCAAGCCATCGAAGCTTACCATATCTCTGCAAATGCTGTAACGGCGGATGCGATTTCAGCAAACTCAATTACCTCAGAAAAAATTGCGGCTAATTCAGTGGATGCAAGTAAGCTGAACATTTCTGCAAGAGAGTTTGGATTATTAGGTCAATACTTTACTAATTCAGGCGGTAGTAACAAATTCGAGGTGTTTAAAGGCTCAAGGGTAGAAGGTCCAATTTACTTCGACTGGGGAACAGGTTCACCTAGCCTTGTGGGTCAGAATGATAACTTCGCTATCAGATGGCAAGGTATGATTTTCGCACCGGTTGCAGGGCAGTACACATTCTATGTGACCTCTGACGAAGGAAGCAAGCTATGGGTAGACAATAATCAAATAATTGATTCTAGCGCTGATGGTGAAGCCAGCGGAACAATTACCTTAAGCAAGGATACATGGTATCCGATTAGATTGGACTATGTTGAGGGAACCGGAGTGTCTAATATTAAATTAGAATGGGCTGGTCCATCACTAGCAAGGGAAATCATCCCGGCAAGGAACATGACCCAAGCTCAAACTGTAGTTGATGGAGGAACAATCCTCACAAACACAATTACAGCAAGCGCAATTAAGGTGGGTACAATCACAGCGGCTTCTGGTGTTATAGGCGATGCGGCAATTACCAATGCGAACATTGCGAACGGTGCAATAACCAGCGCCAAAATCGGAAACGCTGAAATTAAAACAGCACATATTGCCAGCGGTAATATTACGACAGCTCTGATTGCGGATGCTTCGATTACGAATGCAAAAGTGAAAGACTTGGACGCTGGTAAGATTACGACTGGATATCTGAGCGCAAGTGTTATCGCGGCAGAGTCTATTGTCGGCTCCATGATTTCAGGTAGCACTATTACAGGTGACAAAATAGCTGTGAATACGATTGACACAAACAATCTGAGGGCTGGTGCAGTTACCGCAACCAAAATCGCGGCTGGTGCAATTACAGGTGAGAAGATTGCGGCGGAAACCATCACGAGTGAAAAAATTCGTTCTGGCTCCATCTCTGCTGAGCACATTTCGGCTAAAGGCTTAGATGCTAATCTGATTAATGTGTACAATAGCCAAACTGGACAAGTCCTAATCGGGGGCGGTTATGTTCGAGTAGATGGTCTGGATGTCGGCGTAATACAGTCTGACAACTTGATTGGTAACGGTCTATTCCTTACAGCTTCTTCTGCTTATGGCATGAAACGAGATAATCAGGCTGGTGAAGCCATCCTTGGTAATATTTCAAATATGCCGGGAGCACATGAAGTTTGGAAAATGGACGCGGTTACAGGACAGAGGTTAGCAACACTTGCTATCCCTGCTAAAAAGCCAGTTGATTTCGCAATTGACACAGACGGAACATTCGCGTATGTCACAGTACAAGGTGATAACTCATTCGTTCAAGTAGACCTGAAAAACTTTACGCTAACTGGTGAATCACTTGCTATGGGCGTGGGTCCGGGCAACATGCTTTACTCAGGTGATAAGCTCCATGACATGAAGCACTTTTTCGTAATCAACAATGACCCTTCGGATACAAACATCCCCGATTCAGTTATCGTGGTTGACGCTCCGCCAGCTTCGGTTGATGACGACCTTTATGTTCACCACTGGTGGGAAGTCGGCAACACTCCTTATGATATGGTTCTTGATGACTCACTTAAGGTCTACATCACACAAGCAGGGCAAGGTGATATTGCTGTTGTCGATGTGTCTAATCACAACTCAAGATACTGGAAAGTAATTGGGAACATTCCAATTTCGGCGTACATGACAGACAATTACCACGGTGGATTATCAGGTGTATTCGGATTAGGCGCGGCAGTTGGTGGTGACTCTTCGGCGGCATATGACCAAAGCGCAAAATCAGGCGGTTCTACTGAATCATCTGAACACGCACACCATATGCACTCTGGATATGGTCAACCGACAGGTTCTCTTAAGCAATACGAACCACACGGCATAGCTCTCTCAAGCGACCCTGATACACTGTATGTATGTGACTTCAAAAACAATGAGTTGCTGGTTATTGATAAGCACGGTAAAGCTCCATACAACGATATGACAGGATTGCACTCTCAAGGAAACATGGGAAGCATGTCCGATATGACCCCTCCGATTGAAGTTGTAACTGGTGGCGGTGGTCACACTGGTCACACAATGAGCATGGCAACGGCAACAGACTCAACCATGACCACGATGATGGATATGGACATGGACCATGGCGGCATGGACCACGGAGATACTGGAAACCATGACATGACAGGAATGAATGACGGTAGCCCTAAAACTGCAATGCTGATGGAAGGCGGCGGACCAACGACTAACTATGTTCGCTACAGAATCCCAATTGGTAATGCTCCTGACTATGTAACTGTTAAGGATGGAAAAGTGTTTGTTTCCCTTCAAGGTGCAGGGAAAATTGCAGTGATTAACGAGCAAGACATTATCAATGAAATCGTGGCTGACAGAGAGTATTACAAAGGTCTGTTGGGCGATATTCCTTATGGTGATTATCCGTTCTTTCCAATGAGAGACTTACCAACATTCAATATCCGTACCATCGAAGTAGGTTCTAAGCCTTCAAAAATGGTAGACGGTGGTGACGGCTTACTTTATGCATTGATTAGTGCGCAAAGCCAAGTAGCCAAAATTGATACGGCAACAGAAACCTTCACAACAATTAATGTTGGTCCGAACCCTAAAGGAATTTGCTTCTCTAATGACAAATCCAGCTTTTATGTAGTGAACCACGGAGGTTCCGGTGATTTATCGTTTGTTTACCCAAGCGGTCCATATATCGGAGACGCATTCCTTGGCTTGGAGGGCGGAATCAGCTTACAGGGGGCAGAGTTTTGGATACCAGACAGAAGCGACTGGATTTATGATTCAAACGGAGTCATTAGGTCTTATTCAACAATCGAGTTCAGAATCAACGAACCGTTCTTGAACGAGGGTGGTTATGTAAGGCTAGCTCTTTCAGGAAGAGATTATCAGTATGCTCAAATTGAACAGGACATTTACACGGTTACAAACTACTCAAATGGTAATAACCTTGTAGAAGCACACGATGAAAAGCTAATGCCACTGGACGCTGAAAACAAGCAATTCCAACCGCAGACTCCTTGGTTGCCTACGCCAAAACCTGTGTTCAAGGTAGAGGTGCCAATCTCAGGAGGGGCAGTGAATATCATCACCCCAAATGAAAATGATTACACGGTTACTTATGGAACTGATGCATTGGTTAAGTTCAAAGAGGGTATTGTTCCAGAGAGCGGATTTGTAGTAGCTAGCTACACAGCAAGAAATGACCTGTATTTTAAACCGCACAACGGCTCATTGATTGTGGCAACTGAAAATGGCTCGTCGCCAAATTTCGACACGACTTTTGAGATTGATGAATTTGTTCCTAAATTTATTATCTTCGATAACCAGCAGACATCTGCATTCACCCCGGTTGAAGATGGCATAAATGAACAATATCCGGGTCTTGAATACAGTATGATGACGAACAGAGCACTTAAGATTCCGGGTTCTCAAATCACATTGTCAGGTGGTACAAATACTTGGTATCGCGGACATGAAGGAGATAATAGTCCTGATGATATCACAAGGATTGTCGATGGTATAACTAGTCCAGACTATTTATACTTTGATGCCGGTTCGGGTCCAGCTTCGATAACCCTAGACCTTGGAAAAACTTACATGATTGGTATGGTTCATGTACTTCGCTATTACACAGATGGAAGGACATACCATGAAACCAAGCTAGAGGTTTCTGAGGATGGAACAAATTGGGATGTGGTTTTTGATAGTGCCATCGAAGGCGAGTACGCAGAAGACCCTATGGGAATGCCAATGATGTTCATGTTTGACCCTAGACCAGTTCGATACATCAGGGATAGTAGTAACGGTAGCACAGCAAATGATGCAAACCACTGGATTGAAATTGAAGCCTTCGGAGACTGGGAAGTTGAATACGATTATTTCTACCCGGAAGGCTCTGAGATGGCTGGTCAACAAATGGCGACGAACGGAAGATGTGTAGTTACAACAGACATCCAAGATGCTTATGTTGCCTATGACGCTCAAATCGAGTTTACTTCATGGTGGTACATGACTTACCTTGTAGGACCACAATTCGGACGACTAAAAGTTGAAATGCCTTCCATGGGCGGCGACCACTTCTTGTCCCTAGATGCTCCTTATCTGAATAAAATTGCTCACCGTCATATCATGACATGGAATCCTTCGGAGAACATAAAGGCGGATGCATCTACTGGTGTAAAAGCGGGTAAGCACAGAGCGATTATTAGGCAAGTCAGCGGTAAAATCTCACTTGACCGATTCAGGATTGAAGACTACCAGTTCTATGCAAGAAACTCTTTGCTTACAACAAACCAAACTGTTTCCAGCTATTCTCGTAAGAAAATTGTTGCTGAACAGTCAAAATGGTACGAAGGTAAAGGTCGACAATCCACTGAGGGTGCATACGATACCCCAAGGAAAAATCCAGATACAGGATTGCCGGATAAGAGCGTACCGCTTAAGTACCGTTTCCGTGTGAAAGCAGAGCTGAGTGCCAATGGCGTATCGGAAGAAAGAGGTGTCGCATATGTAACATCAACAATCTTCGAGACAGGTAAGCTTCACACGAATTGGAGAAGGTCAGAGTCAATTGATAGTATCCCGTCTAACAAGATTCAAAACTGGGATGCTAACCAGCCGGGCAATACAGGTATTCAAACTCAACACCTTGCGAACGGTGCGGTAAGAGGACCGAAAATCTTACCTCATGCTGTTATGGATTACCACATCAGCCCTTACGCAAGAATTGAGGAACACAAGCTTAACCTGAAATACCCTACGCACAATCACGCAAACAAGATGATTCTTGATTCAATTAGTTCAGTGACAGGCGATGCAATGAGCGACAATGTAATTGTTGCCGTACCGTATCTCAAGTCGAACTATTATGACAAGAGTCAGGTGGACAACCTCATTGCTTCCGTGTCAGGCGGCGGTGGTGGCGGTGGTGGAGCTACCATTGGTGGAAACCCTCTAATCACTGGCAACATCCAATTCTCAAACCCAACTAACGGACAGCTTTCATCAATACAACAGATTGATGGCGACCTATGGATGATGATAAACGCCTATTATAGCGGCAATAGCTTCTACAGAATTGATTTAACCAAGTACGCCTTTGGATATCAAATGCAGAGCTATAACAACATGGTGTTTGAAGAGATGCCGGGAGTAACCTTGTGGAGAGCAGTTCCAAGTTCTGAAAAGCTAATTGGTCCATATGCAACTTATGGCGGCTGGGAATTGATGCAGACAAGCACGGCGTATAGAGATTTTGTCATTGGTGGCAGTAACTTCGAGCTTGATGGAGCTGGCTCCGGTCCATTCGGTAGGGTGAACTTTGTCAACGGAGACGGCATATATCTAACTACGAATGCATTCTGGCTTGGCTCAAGCTTTGGCAAGGATAGCGCCGACAAACCCGCTTACGGAATTAAGATTGGACAAAACGGCGGCATTTCTTATGTGTCAGCTCCGGCTGGCGGAACCAGTGTAAACTGGACAGCTAAAGAACTGTGGCACAAAGGAAACCTTGACCCTACGGGTGTTAATGTTGACTTAAGCAAGCTCCCTGCTGGAGCAATGGCAAGCGGTAACTTCACAATAGGTGGCGATGGCGACCTATGGGTTGGCTCAACAACTGCCGGAAATGCTGGTCAGGTTGTTGTGAGAAATTCGACTGGGGAAAACCGCATACAGCTTGATGCAGGAAACACTGGCAAGTTAACAGGGGTAAATACCTATCTTGATGCCAACGGAGGAGCAACTTTTGCTGGGACAGTATCAATTTATAGGTTGGCTGTATCTAGTGCGAGCCTTGTTACTAATCTTAATGCAGAGAAGCTGAATGGCTACAAGGATACTGATTTCGTTAAGAATAATGCTCTATTAGATTTTGGCGGCTACGGTGTTCTTGAGGATAACTCACTAATGGTGACTGCTCAAGCAGTTCCTAATATGACCGTTCAGGTAGGTGCTGGTACATTCTACACCTCAGCCGGAAGAAGCATCTGGTATACAGGTGGCAGTGTAGCCCTCACAACTTCTAGTGCAACATACGACAGGATTGATGTCATATTCATTAGGGGTGTAGGCTATGGCACTAGCCTAGAGGGAACTATTGGAGTAGCCACAGGCACACCAGCTCCGAATCCTTTAGAGCCATTCATTGTGCCGGGAAGTATTAAGCTTGCTACAATCAGGGTAGGAAAGAATGTAGGAAGTATACTTCAATCAAATATCACTGACATCAGAGAAATGAAGCCAGTTTTATATGATAATTACAACAAGTCAATGCGTTATCGCTCTGGAATTAAGACCGACACAATTGGACCCAATGTGGCGAATACGGTTACTGTCTCAGCTCCACTCAAGGGTACATTTGCTCGTTCGATAACAATCCCTGCTGGTAGCACTGCAATCGCATGGGAGCATAACTTTAATTTGCCGAGATATGCTATTACTTGGTCATCAAATAGCCCCAATCGTCATATTTATTGGACGGGTAAAACGGATAATTCAATTATACTGAATATAGATGATATATCAGATGTAAATATAATAATTGACGCAGTAATAACAGCATACTAATGGCTAACCCCGCAGTATATGTATAAGATAATTATATTATATTGCGGGTTTTTATTTATGAAAGGAGAGAGAAATATGTCTCAAGCACATAAGGGTAGTAGACTGCTAATAAAAGACGCTATATATGCGGTGCCCTTTGAGTCAACACATTTTAACTTTAACGAAGATGCCATTGGAATAAGACAAGGAGACTTAGTTGAGCCGCTGGGAAACAATATCTATTCTATGCGTGAGAAAGAAGGTAGGTACGGCGGGGCTGTTTTGATTGAGGATGGTACGACTAATCTTAATGTAGTAGAAAATGGGATAGTTAGAAGCGGCTCGGGAAATATCACTACGGTAACAGAAACAGATGGTCCATTCTCAGGATGGTTTAAAACAACGATAAATACAGTAAATCCCATCGGTGATTATGTTGCTGGAATTGCTTCGTATACTATCACTAAAGAAAGCACTGTCACATATTATTCTATGTCTCTGGATTTTTATTCAACAAACAAAGATATCGTTCCGGTAGTTTCGGGCGGGACTGAAATCCCTGAATTAAGACTGGTGGAGGTAGGTGGGAACAGGTGGGAAATCAATTCAATACCCGCTCCCGCTGGTACTGGTCGTCTTGCCTGCAATTATTACCTGAAAAATCTTGGTGGGGCAAAGGATGGGGATGTAATCTATTTCAGAAATAAGCAAGCTGAGAAGAATACGATATCAACCAGTTACATTCCGAAAGGAACTACGAGAGAACAAGGAAAGATAACCTACCCAACAGAAATCTTCAATCCAAAATCATTTACGATTACCATGTGGGTAAAATGGAAAAAGCTAAATGATTCATATAACCCACTATTTGAATGTAACTATGGAAGCGCAAATAGATTCCTGTGGATGCTAGACACTATGCCAAATGGAAAAAAGCTCACATATTTTAGCAATGGACCGCTTGGGGTTAGCGAGATAAGGTCTAGCCATATTCCAGAGCTGGGTAAATGGTATATGTATACAATCACTTATGACGGAAACAAAATGTTTCAATATGTTGACGGAGTAAAGGTATCAGAAACTTCTTGGGTACCAGCTTCCGACCCTCTTGGCGCAAATGTAACTATAGGTTCAGGAAAGTATGGGGTTTCAAATGCACTAATAGATGAATTAACCATCCTTCCTAATTCTGTATCAAGTGATGAAGTTTCCTCTTGGTTTATAGCTGGGACACCATTTTATAATCCCTATGACTACAGAGGTTATGCATATTAAGAAAGGATGTGAGTAGGTGTCACAAGCACACAAGGGTTCAAAATTAATCAATACAGGGCAAATGAAAAGAATAGGTGAAGATACATCTTTCCTAGCCCACTATGATATCACGGAAAAAGAAGTGTTGTCTGGTATTCATGCGATGGATGACTCTGTATTTACTTTGCGACAATATGAGGGTAAATTCGGCGGAGGTGTTGCGGTAGAAGAAGGTACCACTAATTTAGTTAGGGATGGAGAGATGGTAAATCTTTCTCATTCATACACACCCGGATGGGACATTGAGCTAAATGGAACAACTCAACTTAACGACTGGTATTGCTACAGTGATTGGGATGCATCAGCAAATGTAGGATACCATGCGCATGTCAACACCGATAAGTTTGACTTTCCAGTTCTTGAGCTTTCTGACTTAAACGGAGCATATGGGCTGAAACATAGATGGATGGCGGCGACGCAACAATTTACTACCAATATTTACGATATTGGATGGGCAGATGGAACGAAGGTCACGGTATCAATGGATGTTATGGTGAGTAATACCGATAAGGGAATCGCCTTTGGGCTTTATCACCAGAACGAAAATAATGAAGCTGATTTCTTTGGTTGCCTATCCCCTGCTAAGCTTTGCGAACTACCAAATCGTTGGGAAAGGATAAGTCAGACCTTTACGATTGATATTAATAATGGTAGCTGGAATCCTTCCTCATGGTGCTTTCTGTATATCTATGGTCACTACTACAGAAACGATGCAGAAGGTACTGCTTGGGTGAGGAATGTTCAAGTCGAGAGAAAAGGATTCCCGACATCGTTTACGCCATCCATAAGAGCATCGGGTAAGCTACAATACCCTGCTGACTGTGTTAATCCACTTCAAGGAACCCTTAACTTTTGGTATAAATCATCGGCAGATTTGCCAACAGGAATTACCGACTCGAAGAAGCTGTTTGAGTTTGGCATTGTAAACGGAATTTGCTCATTTATGATTTTACAATTACCGACTTTAGTGAGAGTTATGATTAGAGGTGATAGTATGGTTGTTCCATTGCAATTCTTCACTTCGGACCCGATGAAAGAATGGACCATGATTACATTAACATGGAGCAACGGTATATTCCAGCTATTTAAGAACGGAATCCTAATGGCATCTACTAACACCCTTGAAAATGGTTTTAATGGACCGATTGCTGGAAATGTAATATCTGTAGGTGGTGACGGGACATCAATAGCATATAAGCCATGCAATGGAATTATTGATGAAGTAAGGATTGATAAATCTGTGCGCTCACAGGAAGAGGTACTGTCATGGTACTTGGGCGGCGTTCCTTTCTTCCCAAAAGGGGTCTATAAAATTACCTACTAATACAATGCTATACGAAAGGACAGAAGATAAATGATTTTAAAGAAACAGTTGCTTAGTGCCAATAACCTAAACAATGCCTTTCTCTCTAAGTTAGACACGGCAGAGCAGTCTATTGCTGGCGACTTAAAGCTTAATGGCGGTAAGCTTACCCTGTCTAATTCAGTCTTTACTGATGACGCGAATACGGCTTACTTACGAATCGACCCGCAGGGAAATCGGGTGATAGTCTATGACGGTGTAAATAACCAACAGTTAGATATTTATAGCTCAAGCGGTTCAGAATCCTTGTATCTGACTACAATCAACCAAGCCAACAACCAGTCCTACAGCTTAATTGATACATCCGGTGTTGACCATTTGGAAATCGCAACGAACAGCCAGAAGAATACGAGGTTCCCAGTACAAGGTATCAGCATAGGAGCCAGTGCAACAGCTAGTGAGAACTTTCACTTTGTTTCTGATACGACAGGCGGCTCAAGAGGTTTTAGGTTGTTTAACGGAAACTATGCTCAGGGAACACACTTATTAACGGTTCTATCTAATGGTAATTTGGGCGTTGGTTCGAATACTCCCGCATGGAAACTACATGTAATCGGAGATGCCTATGTGACAGGATGGGTAAGAAGCGACACGGGTTACTACATCTCAGGATATGATGGTGGTTGGTATATGACCGACAACACATATCTCAGGAACTATGCCAATAAGCAAACTTTATTAAGCAACTCGTTGATTTTGGATACGGCGGGTGGAGTAGCTGGTATTGGTATCCAAGTTGGAGCAAGTGCAAGTGCTAGGCAAGTTAAAAATGGCGGTTCTTGGATTACAGGCGGAACAGATGCGGCTACTGCAAATGATGCAAATTTAAAGCTCCACAGTTGGTATGGTATTGGATTCGCTCCAAGTATTTCAGGACAAACAATTCCGCAAGGTGAAAATGCAATTTACATGAATGTAAGAAACGGTAATTTAACAGCAAGGGGAACTATTACAGCAGGAGCATTTGTCCTTCCTGTAGGAACTAATAAATACGCAACTCAAGTTGGATAAGCTCAAGGAGGAACCACTCTCCTTGACTTTTTTAATTTTCTGATGTTATAATTCATTTATAATATAACAAGAGGGAGGGAAACATATGTTAGAAATCAACGGATTTCCTAAGCTAACGGATTATATTGAGCTACCTGATTTGCCGGAATTATTGAGAAGTCCAATCATGGTTCAAATTTCTGCGGAAGATGCGTGGAAACATGGCGGGGAGTTGGTAAGGCGTTTGCTGGGAGTAACTCCACTAAAGAATGATAAGAAGTATATATCGGTCACAAGTCAGATTCAATACCTAACACCGGAATTTTCTTCTGTTCGCTCAGAAGTAAAACCAGCGGGAGATTGGCATGTGGATGCAAGTGGGCTTAATTCCGATGATACAAACTATCTGCTTCTCAACGGGACAGACTGCAACACGGAGTTTAACAGCAATCCACTAATCATTGAGCAATTCACACCAGAAACATCTCAGTCGGAATTTGTGAGATTTATTAACCACAATGATATTGGGATTCAGGCTCAAATGCTTGAGGGGAATCGAATAGCAACATTCGGGTGCAGGGATATCCACAGGGCAGTAAATGCTAAGCGACCAACACTCAGATTCATGTGGAGAGTAAGTGAATCAAACAGCCTAAAGCCAGTTGCCGTAAGCAAAGATAGTTTCGGGATTTCCCATGTGTTCAAATATAAGACGATGTTCCCAAACATCGAGCAAGTAAACGATGGGGTTATAATATATAAATAATATAAGTGAGGGATTTCAGTATGTCTACCAAAAAAATGTTGCTCTCAGGCTTTCCAAAAGTAGGCGATAAGGTTGAGCTTCCTAATATCGCATCACTGCTGGCAATGCCATGGTTCCAGTATGCAGATGCAGACGAGGTATACAGACACGGCGGGGAGATATATAGAAACCTATTGGATAAGATTCCGCTCATGCATAACAGAAAGCATGTCCTGATTACCTCTCGTGTGCAGTTATTAAGTCCATCGAAGGTGTCAATCAAGTTTGTTGACAGATGGCACACGGACGGAAGCGGAAGTCCTTTGCTCACCCAAAATAACGACATTACTCATTTGCTGATTAGCAAGTGTTCGGCAGTAACCCAGTTTAATTCACAGGTGGTGGAAACTGATTCTTTACCAGAGAATATCTCTCAAATGGAGTTAAACCATTACATTGAGGAAAACAAGGATAGGCTCGGTTTGGTTGCACAAGACATAGAAGCTGAAAGATTTGTGACGTTCGGGGCTTCACATGCGCATAGAGCTGTTCTACCAAAAGAGCTAGAGTTCCGCTTTATGTTCCGCGTCATTGAATCAGATATATTCCAGCCGGCTTCGTTCGAGCAAAGCTTGGTTACGGATAGCTTCACCTATAACGAAAACCCGGACGGAACACAGTTCACGATAGATAAGTTTGAGAAAACTGCCGCCTACAAAAGCATTGAGCAATTGAAGGACAAAGTAATTATCAATCTATGAGGATGATTTGAATGGAATTAAAAAAAACAATACTTGAAGGGTTCCCATTGGTGCATGACATAGCGCTTGAAATGCCCACTGTTGCAGAACTGCTATCTGTACCCGTCTATGACAGATGTTCAGCAGAAGATTTCTATAGACATGGAGGGGAAATAGCCCGTTATTTTTTAGACAAGGCACCAATGAAAAATGACATGAAGTATGTGAATATTTGGACGAGCCTACAGCTACTAAAGCCGGGGGTTGGAACCATCAAGTATAAGCATAATTGGCATGTCGATGGCTCGAAGGTTCCTTTTAACGCTTATGACAGGCTATTCCTAGTAGTTAGTGATTGCACGGCTACAACTGAATTTAACAAAGATAGAATTGAGCTTCTTGTTGATAGTGAAATTACACACCAAGAGTACGACAAGTATATTAACGACAATGCGGACGAGATAGGAATCGTTGGGAAAAGAATACCAGCCAATCAGTTCGTTGAATTTACTGCTGGTCATGCTCATAGAGCCACCAATCCCGAAAAGGAAGAGTTTAGATTCATGTTCCGTATTTGCGAATCTGACGAATTGCCAAGCCAGCATATCTCCAAGTCAAGGCTATTAGGCTCCTATATTTATTCGGAGGTCGGCAAGCCAACAAAGAATATTATCAACTCAGAAGAAGACCGATTCTTCATACACTTATAAGGAGGAAAAGCATTGGCAGTAGTAGGCTCATGTTGGGTTGACGGAAGCTATTTTTATTGGGTAGACAATACAGGCGTGACCCGTTATCATGCAGGGTCAAATCTAGGGACGGTTTCAAATGCAATTCCTGCAAGCATATGGATTCAGGGAGAAGACTTGCATTATATCGACGCTTCAAGAAACCATAGGGTCTGCTCAAGCTTGAATATGGGGCAGATTGCCGGAGCAATATCGGGGAGCATATGGCTAGAAGGAGACAGACCGTATTGGATTTCTGAGTCAACTAAAAACAAACGAAAAATTCACTCTGATACTCCGGCATCAGGGCATAGCGATGGTAGCCCACACTCGGATGGAACAGGCGGACACGCAGACTCGTATTTACACAGCGATAGCATCACGCCGGAATATTCGAGTATGCACGCTGACGGCACCAACTTCCACTCCGATGGATTGATGCACAGCGATTATATTTCACCGCATACCGATAGCTCCATGCACAGCGATTACATTTCTCCACACAGCGATGGAACTTATCACGATGATTATATCTCACCTCAGAAGTATCATGGTGACAGTAGACCTCACTCTGATGGAGGTAATTACCATGGCGATGGAGCACCGCACTCAGATGGCGGAGGGTATCATGGCGATGGTTCTCCACATATGGACGGTGGCGACCATGCAGACGGAAGTATATATCACGAAGCTGTCCATAATGATGCAAGACCACATAGCGATGGGATTAACCACAGTGACGGCACAATGCACAGCGATTCACCGGGAACGCCGCACACAGATGGATACTAGAAAGGAATGGTAAAGGTTTGGAAAAACTTTTGTTTGAGGGATATGACACACTAGGGATTGGAAATAAAATCGAGCTACCAAAGATTGCTGAAATCTTGAGAAGCCCAATGTTTACAAGGGCAGATGTTGATGATTTCTATAGGCACGGTGGAGAATTTAATCAATGGCTCTTAAATCAGGTTCCAATAACGCATGAGTATAATAATATATGTGTGACTGTAGACTTGAAGTGCCTTACGCCACAGACCGTAGCCATGAGAACCACAGACTGGCATTGTGACGGCTCTATGGGATGTCCGTATTACTCGTTTGATGAAAAGTTTCACATCCTTATCGGCTACACGGATTTAGTAACGGAATTTTTAGCAGAACCAGCAATTCTTGAAGCTGATGACTCGGTTAAGGATTTAGACCATTATGAGTTCAGAAGATACATCGAGGAAAATAAACACAGGATTGAAAATTTCAAAGCAAGGGAAATACCACAGGATACATTTGTAACCTTTAATTCAAGGCACTTGCACAGAGTACCTGATGCGCCATCAAAGCCGTGCTTTAGATTCTCCATGATAGTCCGTGAGTCGAACTTCGACCAGTCAAATCCATTGGAGAAGGCAAGAGGTAAGCACTCGGAGGTTTGGCTAAAGAATAGAGATGTCTCAGCAATTAATCTTGAGCACATCGAGCGCGGCATTGTGTTAAGAGCATTAAATATGTTATAATATAATTATAATTCAAGAGAGGAAGGGAAAGGCTTTGCATAAAACAACACTTCTTGGGTTTGACAGTTTGGGGATTGGTCCAGAGATTGACATGCCGAACTTGGCGGAATTGCTTTCAATGCCAACTTTCGTTCGTGCAGAAATCGACGATGTATATAGATTGGGCGGGGAGAACTTAAGGAAAATTATTGATAGTGCTCCGCTAACACATTCAAAGAAATACTATTCCGTTCGTGTGCAAATGCAGTTTATTAAGCCGGGATATTGTCCGGTAAACACTACAGAGTGGCATGTAGACGGTCATGATGTCCCTGTTATGCATTCAGGAGATATTACGCATTTGCTGGTTGGAGATTCAAGTAACTTATTAACGGAGTTTTTAGAGAACCAAATCGAAGTTGAAGAGGAGTTCGATGTTTCCCGCATGGGGCATAGAGAGCTAATGGGATACTTCGAATCCGTTCAGCACAAATACGGTTTCAAGCCGAAGCAAATTGAGCCGAATCGCTTCGTCACCATGACGTGCCAACATGTTCATCGCGTTGGGGTAGTTGAAAAGCCAGAGTTTCGATTCTTCTTTGAAATCAGGGAATCCGATTATCACAAGGCTGATAGGCTGGCTAATTCCAGACGATGGGAGCAATTTGTTTTCCAAGGGAATCGCGGAGATAAAGCACTTTGCTTGGAGCATAGCAAGCAATGGGGAGTAATTATCAGAGATAAATACTAAGGAGAGTAGCTATGTATCAGCTTGACTTAAAAGGTATCTCAAGTGTGGAAATCGGGGAGAGATTAGTGCTCCCCTTCTCTTTTATAGAGATGCTAAGAAGCCCTTGGGGTATAAGAATAGACGCTAATGAGCTTTATAGAAGCGGCGGAGAAATTAATAGATGGCTATTAGACAATACGCCATTACGACATAATCGAAAATATGTTAACTGCTATATTACCATTCATTATCTGGCTGGTTCATTGATACATGTGCCTACTAGTGACTGGCATTGCGATGGCTCAGGATTCCCACCAGATGCAGACGACATCTTTCATACGATGGTCGGGCTTGGTGATGGAATTGACGGTCAGATAAAGACAGAGTTTTTGGACACAGACAAGTCACTAACTATTGAAGATTCGGTTAACATGCCGGGAATGAACCATGTGGAGTTCAGGAGATACATGACGGAAAACTCTGATAAGTTCAGCTTAAATTCTGTAGAAGCAGAGTCAGGCAGAATACACACATGGACAAGCAAGCATTTGCATAGAGTGCAATTTCCGAAGCAACCGCATTTCAGATTGTTCTGGAAGGTGGCTGAATCAGACCATCTCATGCCATTGCCAAGTGATGTAGCGTATCGTCCTCACGCGAAAGCAATTATGGGGAACAACGGAGCTGAAACCATGAATATTGAACAAGGACCAAGAGGGATTATACTTCGCGGAATCGACATAAGGGAGTGAGGAATTTTGGCATATAGTGCGAAACTAACAATCAACTGCAATCAAGACTGCACCTATTGCTACGAAGCTGTTTCTCGTCAGGAGAACAGACATGTGGGCAGACAACCGGGAAATGAAGTAGATAAGCTCATTCAAGCTGTAAAAGATATTGATATGACCTACGCACCAAACCTTCACGGGGGAGAGCCGCTATTGTTGCCGAAGAAGCAAATAGAAAAGGTTCTTAGTGAATTTTACGATATGTTCAGCAAAAAGATTATTGAGCGCAAGGGGAAGCTTGACCCGGATGAAACAGTGACTTCCATACAAACTAATGGTTCCCTAATCGACGATGACCATATTGAAATGTTCTTGAAATACAAGACGGCTGTAGGAATCAGCATTGATGGTCACGAGGAACTGAACGATGGAAGATGGATGGGAAATGTAGATAAAACAAGGAAGAATACAGCGAAAATTATTCGCAACATTCAAAAGCTCAAGGAGCGCGGTGTGCCCACAAGCATTATCGCTGTAGTAAACAAGCACAATGGGACAAAGGAGCGCATCCCTAAGCTCAAAGAGTTTCTATTGATGATGAAAGACATTGGGATTATTAACGGAAGGCTTAACATGATTGAACTGGACTTCCCTGAGTTGGCTGACCAGCTACAAATTCCGATGGAAGAGGAAATTCACTTCTACCAAGAGATGGCACCGTTCCTAATGGAGAACGATTTATATTATGCTCCGTTTATTGATGTGGTCGATTCTCTACTGGGATTCGGATACAGAACATGCGTCACAACACAGTGCGACCCGTATCACACGCTTGGAGAGCGACCTATTTATGGCGATGGTACAGTAGGGAACTGCTTGCGTACATCCAAGGATGGTACAGTTTTCTTGGCGGAAAAGAACGGGAATGCAGACAGGGTATCCAATGAAAGATATTCGATTCTTCGACAAATCCCAATGTCCGAAGGCGGATGTGGCGGATGTAAGTATTGGTCTATTTGTAATGCGCATTGTCCCGGTTCTGCTGAGGATGGAGATTGGAGAAACAAATCGCAACACTGTGAATCCCTTTATGCTTTATATGAGACAACAGAAAGAGCATACAAGAAAATGATGCCCAATCTGAGACTAACAACGGAGAAACACAATCTTTCTGACAATGAAATGTTCAATCGAATTAATAACGGAACCGCAAGTGACCTTGTATTCAGCAGGATGTTTGAGCAAACAAATGACCGTGGCGGCAGAAGGGGTGCATATTAAATGAGAGAAGTACATCAAATCAACGTACCATATCTTGTCCGCTTTGTATGGGCATCAGGAACAGCTAAATTGCAATGGGAGAGGGACGTGGCGCTTGCCAAGTCCTATCTCTTGAACCGTTTCCCAAGACTCATTGTGGATGCAGGGCTAGCAGAGTTTGCACCGACTTATAATCCCAATGTCATGACAGAAACCGTTGGTGATGCAGTTGTGACCAATCACTACCCTGTCCGATGGTCTACTGAGCAAACGGCGCGTAGGAGTCATCCTCAGCTAGTTAAAACCGTGGGAGTGTACGGGAAGTTTGACTCTCAAGGAATTGACCTAAGTAACAGATGGGATTTAATGCGTGATATCTACCAGCTTGCATTAGCTCCCGATTGTTGTAAGAAGGCTTATTTTGAAAGCCCGTATCGTGACCCATATCACCACCTGTATGAAGCGGCGCGAGGAAGAATCAAGAAGCTGGAAGGCTTTGAAATGAACAGTCTGCTGGCACCATTGGGGTTATTCATCAGCCCTATAGTTCCTTGTTCGTTAGATTGTAAGGAAGCACACGAGAAGGGCAAGGAAATAGCCAAGCTGGTTCAGGAAGACAATGATTATGTTTTCGGGACGCTTAAGATGATTACAGAGATGCCATTGCGCATTGATAGTTATAGAGGGATGGCTTGTGTAGACACACCTATGTTTAAAGGAGTGTTTGCAACGGATGCATATAAGGAAAAGGTTGTTCTGGATGTTAAGCCGAAGAACCCGGGCATATTCAACTATGATTATGACTGGGTAGCAAAAGGAATAAACTTCCCGTTCAAAGGGGTATTTAGCGGAGGGCTGGTGTAGCATGGAGAAAATAATTCACTTAATGGAAATCAAAGAGCTGGTTGATACAACAGCAAAGAATGGGACACAATTCAGAAGCAACTTCATGAGGGACTACCGAGAGAAATTCGGTAGGTTCCCCCAAGTTGTTGATGTGTTTGAGCGTGAAGGTGGATTTGGCTGTGTTATCTCTGAGAGAGATGTAGATTACAAATCTATGGTGAGCGTTTTTGAGGAAAAGCCCCTTGTTCTTATGGGCTACCCCGACCCTAAAGATATTAGCGATTTAATGTTTGATTGTAAGCACCATGTCATTCCCGGCTTAGAGGGAGAGGTCGTATCTGTTGCCATACTGCCCAATGGTGAATTAGTGGAGATGAACAAGGATAGTCAAATATTTGATTCTAGCAAGATTGATTCCTTTATGACAGTAAGCAGACTGAAAAAGGTTTGCAATGAATACAACTGTGTCATTCATGGAATATCGCATGAAGGGACATTTACAGCCTTGGATATAGCTGATATGGGCAACCAATCGTACTACAACAAGGCTATGTCTGACCAAATCTTTGAACAGTCAGGATTATCCTACCTTAAGGATATCTGTGGCTCACTGCAAACCTCAGCCCTACAGGAGCATGGGAAGCTATGGGTTAAGGTATATCGAGCAGGAGAGCTTCAATTGTTCCAGAAAGCAGTAGCCATGCAAAACCAAATGTCTCCTAATCATAAGCAAGAAATAAAGGAACTGTTAGATAAGCATTACAAAATGGCATCTTCAATGGCTCCGAACCAAACTTATAATGCTGTGAGCGGATGGAATCTCTATCCTCAATACAGCAGAGAGTTAGTTGTCCAAATCATTGAAGAGTGGAAGAAAGGGCTAAGGCATCGTTCAGCGGAAGAACTATTTACGCTAGACAAAAACAGCCTGTAGTCTAATATTAAATCCTCCTTAAAACAGTCTTTATATGGCATCTATACGCATCAGTGTAGAAGTTATTATAAGAGATACTGTGAACAGGGAGGATTTTTTTAATGTGGCTTAAATTTAAAGACACGACTAAGATTCCGGCAACGGAAATTGATTTCGATGATAAATACTTATTAAATTGTGACTACAGGCGCGGTGTGGACGGAAGAACAGTAATCAGTGTCCAAAAAGCAATTGTGCCTAATGGCGACCAGTCAGAACAACTAGAAGTACGCATGGACCCACTTTGGAAAGTTGAGGATATAGAAATTAACCTCTATTCTGGTCAGGGCTTGCTGAAAACACTTCGAGGATGTCCGTATTCATATTCATTAACCGATAGGGGTATGGGTGGTATTACGGTTGAAAGAGCAGAGTTCTTGGTTGGCGGAAAAATAACTGGTGGTGTTTCTCAAACCGGAAGCGTGAACACTGGACTAAGCGAAGGTTCGCTTGTTGTTGATTCAAACGGTAATTCAGTTGGTGGCACTCAAATTGAGAAGTCTCCATATGTGTATAAATCCACTTTTGACAAAGCAAATGGACGATTAACTGCTTATACAGACCATAGTTTGCATACAGAGCTTGGAATCTTTACGGCTGTTGACTTTGAAATCGACAGAATTTCCGTTATTGGTGTTCCGCTGGTAGCAAAAGATGTTGAGCTTGACCTATATCGAACTGCGCACGAGCAAGTGGTATTTACCATTTCAGGAGAGACGCTTCAAGCAATCAACGACAAAGCCCCAGTAACAGGAACGAACAATGGCGCATATATGCTTGAATGCGCGGATGGCTGGAACCATCAAATTTCAGAAGCACAAAGCTGTAAGATTGAGGTTACTAACACAGGTACATCAAGTAATGCGGCTCAAATCACTAGGATGGTTTACGACATTCCTTCTGGCGTGCTTACAGCGTTCACAAGCGGCGTGTTCGCATCAACAAAAACAGATGGCTTCTATCAAGACAGTGACTTTGATGCTTCGAGAATCACAATTGGTGGCGTTCACTCGTATGCTTGGACAAATACCAAGTTCATGAGCGCTAGCGGCTCTATGGTTAAGATTCAGATTTTAGGCAACTGTGTTGACTTCATGAATAGCTATGCTTCTGCAAACGGAACTTCCGGCGTTGACGGTGTTGATTACACTTGGGAAGTAAGAGCTGGCTGGAACACAGGTTCATCAACTGCTCAAAAAGGTAAGCTTGAGATTACTGGCTATGTAGACTTTAAGGCTCCATTAGCACCAGTAGGATTCATGGCAATGCCATTTGACGGTTCAGTTCATGTGATGGCGGAAAAAGCAAATGATGAAAAAGATATTGCCGGATACAACTTCTATATGGATGGAGTTAAGCTGAACGACAAGCCGGTAGTAGACTTCATGTATGATGTCATGGGACTGGTGAATGGCGAGAGTCACAACTTCTCGATGTCAGCTATAGATACTAGCGGAAATGAATCCCCAATGTCTGAGGTAATTAGTGCTTCTGCAAAAGACACTGTTGCACCAAATACCCCTAGCGGTTTAGTGCTGGCAGACAACGAGAACGGCGGCATTAAGGCAATGTGGAATGCAAGTGATAGCTTAGATGTCAAAGGATACAATCTATATGTGGATGGCGTTCTTTACAACAAAGACGGATTAATCACATCAGTAATGGTTGACCAACTTGAAGGCATTGCTGAGGGTAAGCACAATTATGCAATAACTTCGGTTGACACATCTGATAATGAGTCACCAAGAAGTGAAATCGTGAGTTACCCATAAGAAGCTACAGTCTATTAATATAATATAAATATATGATAATTGGGAAGTTGAAAAGCTTTCCTTAATCTTTTTAGGTGGTGTTCAAATTGTTGGATTTCAAGACAATTTCAGAGTTTCTGAAAAATTTTGGTTTTCCAATAGCGGTTGCTTCTTGGGCATTATGGAGACTGGACAAGAGTTGGGGTAGTATTCACACAACTTTGCAGGGAATAGAAGATACTCTCGACAGAGTTGAAGAACAGCTCAATAAGAATGCAGAAATCCAGAATGAGCTAGTGACCTCTATGAAGATAATTCAAACATTTATCGGCGGTGAGATGAGGAAATGATTTTAAACATAGTATATCTACTAGTTGGCGTAACGGTAGGGTTTTTAATTAAGCATGAGATTGATATCAGGCAAAGACGAAAGAGGATACAACAAAGAATGCGTGCAGTTGCCAGTAGGGAATCAGCACCTTACAACGAAACTCTCAACATGATTAAAGAATTAAATATTAGCCTTTTAGATTTAACAAAAAAGTAGAGAGAGGTGCAGTAGTTGCTAATCTTAATGACATACATCGTATCAGTAGTTGCTTGGGGTCTTGTATTGTTCGATATGGTGCGTGCCACCTATGCAAGTATTAAATACAAGACAGACACCCCAAGGCTTCTTGTCCCATTAGCATTTGCATCATTGGCATTATTCATTGAAAGCACTTATTTCTTAGTGGCAAACATAGCTCGAATCTTCTATAGCGGAGACAATTATCTTTTATTTTTAGAAGAAGACAAGCTGTTTGTAATTAAGATTTTTATAGCAATTAGTGGAGTTCTAATGTTGCTAAAGCTGAAATCGGAAAGAAAGAACTATAAGTAAGAAAGGAGGAAAAAGTGTGGCTAAATATTCATTCGTGATGAAATATGAAATCACGACACAATACCTGACGACACACACCAAGCGTAGACCGGGTAGATTGATTAATAAAGTGGGCTTCGTTGTTGCCCATGACACCGGGAACCCTAACTCTACTGCTACAGGGAATGTTAATTACTATGAAAACTCTAGGAACTTAGAATCGGCTTCTGCCCATATTTTCGTAGACGATAAGCATATCATTGAGTGTATCCCGGCTGGATTGGTAGGTAACAAATATGCTGAAAAAGCGTGGCATGTTCTGTACAATGTGCCAACTGACAACATCCTTTTTGGTGAGGATGCGAACGATGCCGCTATCGGTATCGAATATTGTTACGGAACCAATATCAACGCGAGGGAAGCGTATAAGCGTTATGTGTGGGTACTCGCATACACATGCTTCAAGTACAACTTAGACCCTGCAAAGAAAATCACTGGTCACTTTATCCTTGACCCTAATAGGAAAACAGACCCTAAGAGCGGTTTAAAAGCATCGCTGGGAACGACCTTTGAGCAGTTGGTTAAGGATGTTGTAACAGAGTACAATGCTTGTCTGGTAGTGACAGACGACGAAAATCTGACACCGGAGGAAGAAAAGATGGTAAAAGAACTACAAGCTCAAGTTGCTAAAATGCAAAAAGAACTTGATGCATTAAAAACCAAAGACGCAATGAAGGAAATCCCTTCTTGGGCAAAGGCATCAGTCGATAAGGCTGTAGAGAAGGGCTTTGTGGCTAAGGAAAACGCTACAGGCGGTTCATACGACTTCTATCGCATCATCACAGTCTTAGACCGCGCTGGAAAGTTATAATATAATAATATAATAAGGGGAGCATATCAATGAACATCATGGATATTTTTTCTCAGTATTGGGGTATACTTGCGGTAATCGTTGGTGGCGGAGTATACTTCTTTACTCACAAACAAGTTGCAATGAGCTTTGCGAAGAAGCAGATTCAACAATTGATGCTTGCGGCAGAAAAGGGAGCAGAATCTCTTGTGCTTGAGAATGGCGATGCTAAGCTACAATTCGTTGTAGATAAGGTATACGACATACTCCCACCTGCTGTGAAGCTGTTCGTATCAAAGCAGGTGTTAACTATGCTGGTACAATCATTGTTCGATGAAGTAAAAGAAATAATAGAAGCACACAAAGTCAAGGGTTAATTCCTTGACTTTTTCTTATAATACAAGTATAATATAAGTAACAGTAACACCATCTCCCGCTATAGACTTGCGAGGTTGTTATTGAAAATTATGAGATATGGAGATGTGCCAATGGAAATAGTTGTATTCGATACAAATGTCTTAATTGACGACCCGAAAGCTCCATTAAAGTTTCCAGATTCGTTGGTTGTAATTCCAAGAATCGTTTTAGAGGAACTTGATAAATTAAAAACTGGTAAAGACGGAAATGTTCGCAGAATGTCCAGACTTGCATCCAACCTGATTGATGGATTGAGCGAGGAACATCAGGACAAGATTAATATCCCGCTTGAGAACGGAAGCTTTATTCGTGTGGAAAGCGGATACATGACCGAGTTTGAATCCAGTGAGCCGGATAAGCCTGATAATAAGATTATCTCAGTTGCTCTTGGATATGCGAAGAATAGGGGAGAGGGAGAGACTGTAACCCTCTATAGTAATGACACGAATGTTCGTGTGGTTGCCCGTCAATTAGCTAAAGATACTTTTCCAGACTTGCTAAGCCAACTGCCACTTAAGGCTAAGGCTTATGAACAAATAGATAGCTCTTTGCATGATATTTTAAGTGGTGTAACAGACCTTATCATTTCTGATGTTGAAATGAGCTTCATCCGAAAAAACAATTATCTTGATTATGATTTGCCGTACCTTAATGGTGAGCATCTAATGCTACAGGGAGAGAGTAATCCGCAGGGGAATACCGCATTAGCACAATGGGACGCGGTACAAGGCAAGATTCTTCTTCTGCCGGACTACAAGAGGGGAGATGTCATCTGGAATATCGGCGGCGGTCAGCAAGGTTCATCCCCGGTTAGACCACGCGATTCACGACAAGCTTTTCTTGCCCATGACATCTTGAATCCAGATAAACACCTACACTTTGTTCTATCAAGAGTTGCGGGTGCGGGTAAGAACTTTATAACGACTGCATGTGGTTTAAAGTTATTGAAAGACGGGCATTATGATAGACTGCTTGTGATTAAACCTATGGTTTCTGTAGATGGTCAGGATTTAGGCTACCTACCGGGCGATAAGTCAGAAAAGCTTGCCCCATTCTTCGAGAGCTTTAACGATACAATCATCGAGCTGACGAACGATAGAGGGCTTGGGTACGACCTTGAAGCTAGGATTGAGCTGGATGTTGTTACGCATATGCGTGGACGCAGTATTCCGCGTACCATTATCATTATCGACGAAGCGCAAAACTTTAGCTCTGATGCACTCAAAACGCTCTTAACTCGTGCTGGTGAAGACACTAAAATCATCATTATGGGTGACTTATCACAAATTGATAATCTAAGATTAGACGCTGGAAACACCGGATTGCGTGTATGGGCAGATAGAGCAAGGCACCATGAAACTGGATATGCCAATTCAACTTATATTCTACTGGATTCTAATTTCCGTTCTGAGTTGTCTGCTTGGGCATCTTCATTCTACGAATAATTTATAATATAATTATATATCAACGAATGCGCTCATATATTGTGTGGGCGCTTTGTCTTTTCTGAAAGGGGGTGGTTCAATTGATTGTATCAAGTAATGAGGATAAATTTGTTTTCGTTTGTCCTTGACTTTATAAATAATTAACACTTATAATTCAAATATAATTTAAAAACAATTTCACAGGAGGAATGTAATGAAGAAGGTAGTCCAACTATCCCTATCCCTTATGCTAATACTGCCAGTGGCGACAGGTTGCATGTCACAAACGGTAGAACCGAAAGAGAGTAAGACAGTGGAGCCGAGTACATTGAATACTATTCAAACAATTCGTCTACAACCCCATCACACTCTACTAGAAAGATTTTCGGAGCTAGAAAGGCTGGAAAAGGAAAAGGCAGAGCAAGCAAGGGTTGCAAAGGTCGTAAAAGCCAAGAAAGCGGCGGCGTTAAAAGCGGCGCAAGCTAAGAAAGCAAAAGAAGCGCAGGAAGCTAAGGAAAAAGCCGAAGCCAAAGAGAAAAAGGTTAATTTAGTGAACCAAAAGGTTAATGTCGTTAAGGTTTCTGCCGAAGCGAAGGAAACATCTAAATCAACAGTGGCAAAGAAGCTTGATACCCATCTGGATGGAGAGCTTAAAGGCAAGGGTTCAGTATTCGCAAACTCAGCGAAAAGCAATAATGTAGACCCTTATCTAATTGCCGCAATAGCAATGCATGAAACCGGGAATGGAACATCGTCAGCCATCCGCAACAAGAACAATGTCGGCGGTCTTATGGGAAGAAACGGATTGAAGCGATTTGATTCAGTAGATGCTTCTATCGAATACATGAGCAACCTGATTGAAGAGAAGTATGTTGCTAATGGGCGTGAAACCATCAAGGAGATATCCGTCATGTACGCTCCGGTGGGAGCGGATAACGACCCGAACGGATTAAATGGTCATTGGGTAAGCGGAGTAAGGTCGATTTATAATCAGCTTAAGGGAACCAGTCTGTAGTATTGTTATAATATATTTATATTACAAGAAGGGGTGGAAACAGTATGGATTTGAACATACTTAGACATCTCAAAGGCTTAAAGACGGTTAGTGCTATTGATGCACTAATCGCCTTTTTAGATATGAGAGACGGTCAGGAAGAAGAGGTATTTGAGTATCCCATTGGCAAGCTGGCGGAGGACATTGGTATCTCAAGAAACACGGCTAAATTTGCAGTGAAAGAGCTTGAAAGACTTGGCATCATCGAGCATGTAAATAGCAAAAGCAAGAATGAACAAGCTAGGTTCCGTATTATCTTGGAGTGTCAAAATTCTGCCAAGCAAAAAACTGCCAAGCAAAAAACTGCCAAGCAAAATATTGACATGCATGAAAAGCCCGAAAAGCCTGATGAATCCTACAAAAAAGCAGTCGCGGGTAAGAAGAAAAGCACAGATGCAAATCCTGATATTATAAATAATATAAATAATATAGATTTTAAAGATATTAATTTATATACAAAAGATATTAATTCTATGTCTACAGTGAATATGAATATCTACATGACTGATAGAGAGCTAGGAGTATTAGCACGGCGAGTTATGAACGAAGTATTTGCTCCTACATTGTCAACAAGGGGAACATCACAATTCTTTGCTATGCAAATGCGATTTATGAAAGACCTACTTGTTGCATACCGGACAGAACAGGTAGTAGCGGCTATTCGATACTGGACTAAAATCAATCCGCCTAAGAATGGAGTTACGAGCCTTAAGTTCTTGTCATGGAGCAAGAAAGGGAAGGATGGCACAATCAAGACAAACATCATGGAAGCTTTGGATTACTGCAAACAGCAGTATCTTGCCATTGAGCATGAGATGAACCGGGAAGAAGTAGAGCAAAAGCGTGCTGAACAGCTTCAACGGGAACAGGAAGAAAAAGAGCGCTTGGATAAAGAGAAGCAGGAAGTAGAGCAAATGTCGAGTGAAGACTTTGTTAATGGCTACATGAACAGATTCAGTCATTTGGCGAACAAATTCAAGAAAGTTGGCGATAAGTAATGCTGTCGAAGAACAAAGAGAGAAAGCTTGTGGAGCTGTATCCGCACACGGATGATGCAGACATAGCGAAGATTTTGGGAGTATCCTTGTGGATGGTTAAAAAGGTTGCTGAGGGATTAGGACTTGAGAAAGAGAGCGTGAGGGAATGGACAAGGAGAGAGATAGACTACCTAACCGCACATTATGCCACAACTGCTAATGCAGAGCTTGCACGAGCATTTGACAGAAGTAAGATGGAGATTGAGCATTTTGCCTTCCGTATGGGGCTGTCGAAAAGCAAAGGGTTCTTCGTAAATATAGTTAATACCCCCGAAGAGATGGAGCTTGTTAAACAGTGGAACGATGAATATAACAAACAAGATTTCGGGTATTCACGAGGAAATCATGTATTGGGTAAGATACTTGAACACCTATTTCCCTACTCTAACGTTACATCGGAGTATCCGATTGGGAATCTAAGATTAGATTTCTACATCCAGAGAGTGTCGCTAGGGTTTGAATTTGATGGAATCCAGCATCGTGAGTTTAACAATCATTTCTACGAGACAAAGGCAGACTTTGCCAAGGCACAGGTACGGGACTACAGAAAGTCGGAGTTATGCGAAAGTATGGGTATTGCAATCGTTCGTTTTGATGACACAGAGAAGCTAAGCTTTGGTCTAGTGAAAAGAAAGATTGAAGAAGCAATGTAGTTTGTCCTTGCCAATCTACTTATAATTCAATTATAATATAAACATGAAGGAGGTCATTAATTGGCAAATAAGAAAAGAGAGCCACTCGTTACTGGCGGAGACTTGGAAAACCGAGTTAGGCTGGCGATGGCACAGACGGAAAAGCAGTTCGGATTAGGTACGGTATCTATTTTGGGTAAAGGCGCGAAGCCCGTTCCAATCGCCCGTGTTGATTCTGGCTCACATTATTTAAACGATATCTTGGGTGGAGGATATCCAAAGGGACGTATCACTGAAATAATCGGTCCTGAATCGTCTGGTAAGACTACGGTATCGCTTCACGCCGTAGCAGAAGCACAGAAAGCTGACCCTGAAAGATATGTACTCTATGTCGATTCAGAGCACGCTTTAGATATTGTATATGCGCAAGCGCTTGGGGTTGACCTAAGCAGACTGATTCTGGCACAGCCGGACACAGGGGAACAAGCCCTTCAAATTATTGAGCTATGGCTTGAACAAGACGTTATTAGCATGTATGTGCTGGATTCCGTAGCCGCAATGATTCCAAAGGCAGAGCTTGAAGGCAACATTGGTGATAATCATGTCGGTCTATTGGCACGATTGATGTCGCAGGGATTAAGGAAAATCGCAAGGCTGACATATAGGACTGGAACAATTGGTATTTTCATTAACCAACTTCGTGAAAAAGTCGGCGTAATGTTTGGTAATCCTGAGACGACTCCGGGTGGTCGAGCATTGAAATTCTACGCATCGGTTCGCTTGGATATTCGTCCGAAGGACATTATCAAACAGGGCGATATGCCTGTTTCAAGGGAGACACAAATCACTATTATCAAAACCAAAGTATCATCCCCTCACCAAAAAATCCTAGTTGATATTGAGTTCGGAAAAGGGATTTCAAGAGCTGGTGAGATTATTGACATTGGTTCTGATTTAGGGCTTATCAATAAAAGCGGGAACTGGTACAGCTACAAAGATATTATCAAGGAAAACGGTCGCTCCAAGATGAAAGAAGCTCTCGAATCACATCCAGAAGTTATGGCTGAGCTGAACGAGTTGATTACGGTTATGAACTCACCGTTTACCGAAGATGAAATTATCGAAGAACCTGAGCTTGGGGAGCTTCCGGACGGATTACTGGCGGAAGAAGAAAAAGAAATGCAGAACGAGCATGAAGAGGTAGGCGAAGCGTCATGAGTTTCGTCACCAGACAGGTTCAGGAGCTAAAGGCTCAAGGGATGTTTATTGCAACACGAGTAGAACCCGATGCAATTAGCAAGGTAATCAATATGGACGAGCTGGATTATTACGGTCTGGACATATCAACACTTGAATCATATTTGGGGCTACTCGCACAGCAAGTCTACTATATACAGCAAGAATGCAACATTGCCGTTGCAAGAGAGATAGAGCTAGCCAATGATTTTAAAATGGAAGCTTTGCCATCGGTAATCGGTGCGAAGATTCGTTCTGTTGAAGAACGCTGGCTCTTTGCTTCTTCCTTAAGTCCTGAGCTTAAGATGAAATTCGATGCTTGGCAAAGGGCTGTTATTGACGCAACTCTAAAGAAAGACCTGTCTGAACCAGTCGTTGAGAAACTGAATGTCTTGAAAAAGATTTACGATGACCGACGAATGGAAGGCAGAAACCGCAACATTCATAAGTACACCGATGGGGGAAGCTAATTGCTTCCCTTTCAATAACAGCAAGGGGGAACAAGTAACAATGCCTGTATTAAATGAGGAATTGCAAAGGAAATATGATAGTATTGCCCATGTCGGGTCAGAGCGTGCAGTAATAAGTATCGGCATGAGGAATCCAGAAACACTATTTGATATTTGTACGGAGCTGGAACCTGAATCATTCTCCAACTTCTCAAATAGATGTATTTATGAAATCATGCTAGGTGTCTTAGACAATAAGTATAGCAACATCAGTCAAGTTAACCCTACTGTAATCGGAAGTATTGCACAAAGCTCAGGCATTTTTGACGACATCGGGGGATTTCACTATTTGGAAACCCTGCATCGCACAGAAGCCGGGGAAGAGAATCTTAAATTCTTTGTTGGCAAGGTGAAACAAGCCGCTGTCCGCCGTGAAGCATTCATGAAGGCGGCAACCGTAATGGATGAAGCGGTAGAGAATGAAGATGAGGACACAGACAGTTTTGTTGCACGACAAGAAGAAAAGTTTCTTGATATCGTAATGCGTAGCAATGGCTCTGATGAAATCGTCCACGTAGGTAGTCTGGTGGATGTCGTCGTAGAAAAGCGCCAAAACAATGTTCGTGAGATTTTGGGAATGCCTTCTGGCTTTGCAGAGTATGACCGTCAATCTGGCGGATATGTACCGGGACGATTAAAAGTAGTGGCGGCAACAGCAAAAACAGGGAAATCCGCCCATGCACTAAATGTAGCTAAAAATGTGGCTATTCATGCTGGCATTCCGGTTCTGTATATTGATACAGAGATGCCGACAGAAGAACAAATTGACCGTTTGATTTCTATACTTGCTACTGAAATCACAGGAACGGTTGTCCCTGAGAGCGCGGTTACAAAAGGATTGTTCAAGAATAATCAGGCAATGAGCGAAGCTGTAGATATTGCGAAAGACCTGATTAAAAACTCCCCATTCTATCATGTATATATGCCTGACTTTACGCCAGAAAAAGTACACAATCTGGCTCGTAAATTCCAGCGTCAGCATGGTGTTGAATGGAACGGATACGAGAATCAGTTCCTTCTGATATTTGACTACATCAAGATGCCGGATGAATCTTCTAAGAATGCGAATGTTAATGAATACCAAGTATTGGGTGCTATTACCAACATGCTTAAGAACAAAACCGCTGGCTTGTTGAACATTCCAGTTCTTGCTTACGCTCAGTTGAACCCAAGAACAGCGCACGGATTGAGCGATGTAAACAGCTCCCACATGTCCGGTTCGAACCGAATCGTAATGTATGTTAACGAGCTTTCCTTCCTCTATAAAAAGGCTGAGGACGAGATTGCGGCAGACGGTAGGGAGAATGGAAACCTTATCTGGAAGATGGGTGAAAGCCGTAATGGTGGTGCCTATACCGGATGGATTGATTACACAATAAGGCAGGGAGTCACCCGTATGATTGAAGTACGAAATGTAAGTCTAGCTGGTTGACACTTATAATATAATTAAATTATAATATGGAGGGTGTTCTTTGATTGATAAAACGATTTGTTTCACAGGTCATCGTCCAAACAAGCTTGGCGGCTACGATGAAAACAATCCAATTGCCAAATATGTAAAAGACCAATTAAATGCTGAAATCCTTAATGCAATCCTACATGGAGGATACACCAGATTCATTGCTGGTGGTGCATTAGGGGTTGATACATGGGCGGCAGAAGAAGTGCTATATTTCCGTGATGAAGTCGGTCTTGATATCACGCTTGAGCTATTCGCTCCTTTTGAGGGGCAAGAGGTAAAGTGGTTCGAGGAATCCAAGAAGCGATATTTCAGCATCATGGAAAGATGCAATAAGGTTGTCAATGTGTGTGAACCGGGATACGCCGCATGGAAAATGATTGTGAGAGACAAGGCAATGGTGGATGAATCTGGCTTAGTCATGGCAGTCTGGAACGGAGACTTGGGTCGCTCCGGCACAGGGCACACAGTTGAGTATGCTCGCGAGAAGAACAGAAAGATGATTGTGATAGACCCAAGGAATTATAAGTAAAAATATAATATAGAAAAAGGGGCGCTTAATTTGCACGGAACTTATGTTGGCGATGGTCGAGTTCTTATTTCTCCAATATGGAGAGGGAAGCTATATGCACCATCTGATGATATTAGCCTTACACCAGACCTATTAATCGACGGATGCTTTGATATAGCCTTTACAAACTTTGTCATGAAGGCTATCGACAAGAGCATGGTGACGGTAGATATCGGAGCAAATATTGGATACACAACAGTCCTGTTAGGCAAGTATTCCAAGAAGACATACGGATATGAAGCTGGGGAAAAGAACTTCCGTTTTCTTATGCAGAACATCCACATGAACTATCTTGGGAATACGGAAATTTATAATAAGGCTGTCAGCTCCGAGGAAGGGAAAATCACCTTCTATGAGCCAGAAAGATTTCGCGGTAGCGGCGGTACGAATCCTACAATGGCAAAATCGTTTTTAACCCTTGCTCCTTTTGACAATCTAGCAAGCTACAGTGTTGATACTGTTAGTATTGATGAACACTTGGCGCATGAAGAGGTTATTGACTTCATTAAAATGGATATCGAAGGTGGAGAATATCAGGCATTCCTTGGTATGGCAAACAAGATTGAGCAGGGCAAGATTAAAGCTATTTCGTATGAGCTAAACCCGTCCTGCCTTGGTGATGATTTCGAGCCGCTTAAGGAACTGATGAAGTTTTATCAGGATAAGAAAGGCTCCCGATTCTTCACGATGGATGGAGAAGGGCAAGTTCATCAAGACACGATTGATAATTTGTTCTCAAGAGAGCATGTTGACCAGCTATTGGTATCATTCGTATAATTTTAGATTTTCAAGGAGTGGATTAGGTTGAGTGGAGGGAGCAGTACAATGGATTTTTCTGTAGTAAAGGAACTGATAAGGGAAAAGATTGACCCCGTGTTGCTCTTAGAGTATTACGGTGTTGATATCGCAGACAGAAATTATAGATACGACAAGGTAAGGTGCGCTTGTCCTTTACACGGCGGAGATAACCCAACAGCTTTCTCCTTTGACCTGAACACCAAGCAATTCACATGTTTTACACATCATTGCGGGGAACAGTCACATGAATGGTTCTTTGTTCCGAAGGACGGAACCCCAATTCCGCGTGACCTATTTCTTTTCATCAAGTTGATGGAGGAACAGAAAGCTAAAGAGCAAAACCTAAGTAAATGGGCGTGCTCCTTTACAAAGGCACTTCGAATCGCATCTGAAATTGCGGGTATCCCGCTGGATGAATCCACATCAGCCTATAACAAGGATATGATTGATAAGTTGGATAATCAGAAGTGGATGCGAACTATGGCAAAGGTTAATCAACAGGTAGAACTTGAGGTATTTGACGAATCTGAGATTGAGATGTTTAAGGCAATGCTTCCATTGTGCGAATATGTTTCAACTCGGCAATTCGATGATTATATATTAGATTTCTTTGAAATTGGCTATTCACATGAAGGCGTAGACGAACCATATCGGCTTAAGTTCAAAGACTTCCCCGGACGAGTTATTTTCCCAGTCAGGGATAGTACCGGAAGCTTAGTTGGATGGAGTGGTCGGCTAGCCACTGATAATTCATCGCTTATTAAGCGTTATAATAAATGGATGCATAAACTTGATTTTGACAAAGGTTTCGTACTATATAATTACAATAATGCTCTCCCTTTTATCAGGGAAGAAAAAGAACTGATATTGGTTGAGGGACCTTGGGACGTAGCTCGTCTATGGTCATATGGGATTTATAATGTAGTAGCAGTCATGGGGTCATCCCTAACACCTGAACAGCTTTCATTAGCTATATCCTCAGCGTTCAAGGTAAAAGTATTCCTTGATGCAGACGGAGCCGGGAAGTCTGGTGCCAGAAGAGTTTGCGAACAATTGAAGCGTTATGTCGACGTATATACGATTGAAGCACCGAACGGGAAAGACCCTGATGAATTAACTTTTGATGAAGCTTGGGAATCAATCAGCTCAGCCAAAAGATATGTTTCTCAATAACACTTGCCTTGCAAGTTTCATATAGGTTTTATCCTTGTGGCACATGAATATCATGTGTTATAATATAAATATAAGATAACAACAAAGAAAACAACTAAGGAGAGATTTACAAAATGTCAGAACAATTTATTCGTATGGAAATTAAGGGTACAGCAAAGAACATCCATGAGCGTTTTCCAATTACGTTCGACTACGGTCAAAGTGGCACAGCCTACTTCAATGGCTGTCGTGTAGAAGCTACAGAAACACGCGGTACAGCAGAAATCACTAACCGCATGGACATCCAAGCGTTCGGAGAAGTCGCTGAGCAAATGGCTGGTGTAGTAGAAGGCGCAGAGGTTCACATTAAAGGGGCTTACGGTCAGCGTAAAGGTAAGGATGAAAAATGGTATCCTGTTTTGACTGTTGACGAAGTAGTTTCTATTGGATAAGGAGGGCAGAAATTTGGATTTTGGGAAAGCAATTGAAGCTTTAAAAGCTGGGAATAAAGTTGCTCGTCAAGGATGGAATGGTAAGGGCATGTGGGTTGCTCTTATGCCAGCTCTGTATCTTGAAGCAGGGGTTGTAAATGGTCGTACCAGTAAGCACATTGGAGAAGGTGTTGCGTTAGATTCACAACCTTATATCGCAATGTGGACAGCGGCAGGGCAATGGCAACCGGGATGGATAGCGTCTCAAGCCGATGTTTTGGCGGAAGACTGGGAAATCATCAAGTAACACTTATATTATAAATATAATCTAAAAATTGATTTAGGGAGAGGTTTTTATATGAAATTCTACGGTACAGGGACTAAGCGAGTTAAAGGTAAAGATGGCGTTGTGAGCTATGTAAGTGTGATGCTCCCGCTAACTGAAACAAGCCGTGTTGGAGCGGTTAACCAAGCAGAACGCATTGCGAAGCGTGAGCGTGTAAAGCTGGATGGTGTTTACTTGGCTAAGGGTTCTAGCAAAGCCGGTAGCACTCTGACGAAGAATGCGGCAAAACGCAAGGCAATGGCAAACAGCAAATCCTCCAAGTAATGAAAATTGCTTTTGATAGTAGAACGGGGAATGTGAAAAGGTTTGTCGGCAAATTAGAGATGGATGCTTTTAATATAAGCGAAATTGATTATGCTGACGAGCCTTTCGCATTAATCACCTACACGACTGGAATGGGTATGGTTCCACAGAAAACCCTAGACTTCCTAGAGAAAAATCATAAGAACTTAGTAGGTGTTGCTTCAAGCGGCAATCGCAACTGGGGCAATAATTTTGCAAAAAGTGCAGAGATAATTTCGGTAATGTATGGTGTGCCTATTCTTCTAAAATTTGAATTGTTCGGAACTGACAACGACATCAAGAGCTTTAAGCAAGCCTTGGACAATTTGCGTTTAGACTGATATAGGAGAAGATAATGTAAGTGGCAGAAAGATATATTGAACTTAACAACCAAGTTAAGATAAAAAAAGACGACAGGTATCAATTCGAGAAAGATAAGGAAGCAGTACGAAGCTATTTCATTGACCATGTAAATCAAAATACTGTTTTCTTCCATAACCTTAAAGAGAAGCTGGACTTCCTGATTGAGAATAAATACTACAGCAAAGCCATCTTTGACCAGTATACATTCCAACAAATCAAGGCGGCATTCAAGCTAGCCTATGCTAAGAAGTTCAGATTCCAATCATACATGAGTGCTTTCAAGTTTTACAACAACTATGCGCTCAAAACGGACGATGGCTCCAAATACTTAGAGCGCTATGAAGACCGCGTTGCTATCAACGCTTTGTTCTTTGGAGAAGGAGACTTCAATAAAGCAAAAAGGCACATTGACAACTTAATCGGTCAGCGTTATCAACCAGCAACTCCAACCTTCTTGAATGTTGGGCGCGAAAGGTCAGGTGAGCTAGTATCCTGCTTCCTATTGGATACTCCAGATACAACAGAAGGAATTATGTATGTTGTAGAAGCCAGCTCACAGCTTAGCCGCTTTGGTGGCGGTGTAGGGATTAACCTTTCCAAGCTTCGTGCTGAGGGTGAAGCCATTAAAGATGTAGAGGGTGCCGCAAGTAGCCCGATTGGTGTGGCGAAGATTCTTGAGAATACATTCAACCACTTCAATCAGCTTGGGCAAAGAAACGGCTCCGGGGTAGCATACCTAAACATCTTCCATGCTGACATTGAGAGCTTCTTGGATACTAAGAAAATTAATGCAGACGAAAATGTAAGGCTGAAAACCCTGTCCATTGGCGTTATTGCTCCTGACAAGTTCTTCGAGCTAGCAGAGCAAGACAAACCGTATTTTGTATTCTACCCTCACAGTGTAGAAAAAGAATATGGCATCTGCATGGACGATATGGATATGACGGAATGGTATGACAGGCTCATAGACAATCCAAATGTCCGCAAGAAGAAGCTGGATGCAAGACAAATGCTTACAAAGATTGCTCAAATTCAGCAAGAGAGCGGATACCCGTACTTCATGTTTGTTGACAATGCAAACAAGTATAACGCACTCAAGGGTGTCGGCAGAATCATCATGTCGAACCTCTGTAATGAAATCTATCAGATTCAAACTCCATCTGAAATCAAATCTCGCAACTTGGAAAGCCAATATGGAATGGATATTTCCTGTAACCTTGGCTCCCTGAACATCGCAAATGTGATGGAAAGCGGCTTGATTGATGAAAGTGTATCGCTTGCTATGGATGCTCTTAACACGGTGGCAAAACAAACATCTATTGATGTTGTTCCTTCTGTGAAGAATGCGAATGACCTAATGCGTTCAGTCGGTTTGGGTGCTATGAACCTTCACGGATATCTAGCTAAGAACCGCATTGCCTACGAAAGTAGAGAAGCAAAGGACTTTGCAAATACATTCTTCATGATGGTCAATTTTTATAGTCTAAAGCGCTCAATGGAAATTGCTGTCGAAGAGGGATTCATTTTCTACGGCTTCGAGAAATCGGAGTACGCAAACGGCAACTACTTTAATAAATATACCAACAATAGCTTTAGCCCGAGAACAGACAAGGTTAAAAAGCTATTTGAAAACATATATGTTCCAACGCCAGAAGACTGGGCGGAACTTGCAGTAGCTATTCAGAAGAACGGTCTAGCGCACTCCTATAGAATGGCAATCGCACCTACGGGTAGTATCTCGTATGTACAAGGAGCAACTGCCAGTATCGCGCCAATCACTGAGCAAGTAGAAACAAGGAAGTACGGGGATAGCACCACGCATTACCCGATGCCTTACATGACAAATGAAAATCTTCCTTATTACAAGGAAGCTTACGACATGGATATGTTCAAGTATATCGACTTGGTAGCAGTTATTCAGCAACATGTAGACCAAGGTATTTCCACTATCCTGTATGTAAGTAGCGATAAAACAACAAGGGACTTGTCACAATACTTCACCTATGCCCGTGGAAAAGGTTTGAGAGGGCTTTACTATACAAGAACAAAACTGCTTTCGGTTGATGAATGCTTGTCGTGTAGTGTCTGATTGGTTCCATAGCGAGGAAGGGGCTTCGGCTCCTTTCCCCTATATAATAAAAAGGAGAATGTAAATGGTAACAAGGATTCACGAAGCAATAAACTGGAACGAACAAATCGACACTTTCACTCAAGCATTTTGGGACCAGAACTGGCTTCAAATGTGGAAAGATACTGAGTTTAGCCCCGGCAAAGATTCTAAAGTTTGGAGAAGCATGTCGCCGGAAGAAAGGGACGTTTATAAGAAAGTCCTTGGAGGTCTAACCCTCCTTGATACAGAGCAAAGCATTATCGGTATGCCAAGTATTGCCTATGCAGTACCAGAGTTACAGCGCAAGGCTGTGCTAAGCTTTATGGGAATGATGGAGTCGATGCACGCGAAAAGTTATTCGACTATCTTTACAACATTGTTAGTTAAAGAGGAAATCGACGAAGTTTTCGAGTGGGTAAAGGAAAATAAATATCTGCAATATAAAGCAGAGGTAGTTACTCGCTACTATAAAAAGACCGACACACCAAAAGATTTGTATATGGCAATGGTTGCATCCGTTTTGCTGGAATCATTCTTGTTCTACAGCGGATTCTTCTTCCCGTTGTATTTGGCTGGTCAAGCTCCGGGTCGCATGGTTCATAGTGGTGAAATTATTAACCTAATCTTGAGGGATGAAGCAATACACGGCTTGTATGTCGGAATGATTGCGCAAGAGATTTATACAACACTTTCCGAAGCAGATAAAAAAGAAGTTACTGACGAAACTTATCGTCTATTATTTGACTTAATGGATAACGAATATCTGTACACAGAAGAGATATACGCACAGATTTCTTTAGATACAGAAGTAAAACGCTTCTTGCGCTACAACGCGAATAAAGCCCTGATGAACTTGGGCATGGAACCTTATTATGATAATGAAGAGATTAACCCAATTGTAGAGAACGGTCTGAATACGCTTAGCACTCACGACTTCTTCTCAACCAAAGGATTCTATGTGAGTGGTATTGTAGAGCCATTGCGTGATGAGGACTTTAATATGAATTACGAAGACGAATTTATAGTCAATTAATATATTGGAGGATACAATGAGAATTATCAAATTTTATAAAAATGGATGTGCTCCATGTAATTCGGTAGCAACTTATCTGAGCACTAAAGGCATTGTGGATGTTGAGAATGTAAACATCTTTGATGACCCGGATACCGCCTTTGATTTTAATATCATGAGTGTTCCGGTAACGGTCCTTATGAGCGATGACAATAATGAGCTAGCTCGTGTAAGCGGCTTTAACCAATCACAACTGGATAGCTTAATTGACACTTATAAACAGGGTTAACCCCCTGTTTTTTTATTTGTATTCATCCTTGCCAAATTCGTTATAATTCAATTATAATATAATTATAAGACAACAAAGGAGAGACATAAAACAAGTGAACAAAATGGATGAAATTATTGTGGTGGTTCCACGTAACGAGCTATTCAAAAACGAAAAGCTTGCCTTCCAAGGAACGCTTTTGAATGACGGAGAGAGCGTAAGCCAAGGAATGGAAATCATCAATAACATGGAGAACCATTACGGTACGATGCGTCGAGGGGATGCGGAAGTGGATGTAGATTTTAAACAGCCAATTCCTTATGCAGTAATCAGACGCGGTGACAAAATCTTCGTTTATAAACGCTTGGCTGGCGGCGGCGAAACTCGTCTGCACGATAAGCTGTCTATCGGCGTAGGTGGTCATATGAATGACATGCCGGAAGAAGAAAAAGCACTGATTGAAGACTTCTCTTTTTACACGCTTCTAACTGACAATCTTGAGCGTGAGTTGAGCGAGGAACTTGAGATTGGACCGGGAGCAAGAGAAACAGAGATTATCGGTCTTATTAATGACGATTCTCAAGAAGTAAGTAAGGTTCATATCGGTGTACTGGTTGTAATCGACATCGAGGAAGATGTAACTGTCGAAGTGAATGAACCAGAACAGCTTGAGGGTTTTTGGTTATCAATCACTGACCTAATGAAGCCAGAAGTGCATAGCAAGCTTGAGAGCTGGTCGCAAATTGCGGCAGAGGTTCTATAAGCAGAGCAAGGAGTGCTTGGAATGATTGAAAGAGAAGAAAGAGATGAAGCGGCAGGGAAAATATCTGTTGAGATGATTGATGTCTTGCTTAGCTGGATGCAGAACGAGAAGAGGAATTTGGATGGCTTTATAGCCAATCCAGTCGGTCATGTAGATTACAACCCATACCTCATTATTGATACTGCTCAGCTTAAAGGGCGAAGCGAAATGCTTGGGAATATCGCCCATGGATTAGAATTAATCTCCCGTTTTAAAAATGGGGATACGGATGTCACAAAATCACTGCATGACAATGCGATTGATACTATCCCAGTTGTTATATGGGAGCGTCTTTATAACTGGATGCAAAATCGTGTTACTAGCATGGAGACATTCCTAAGAAAAGCTAGCGAAGGTGATACTCCTGTCCCTACATCGGACTATCAGGGGTTAGCCGGATTTGATACAGAGAAGTACCTAGCAGAACTACAAATGTACAAAGATTCCGTAGAAGGGCTAGGCATTGTAATTACATTTACTAAACAGAATTTGGGGGCGTAAGGTTATGTCACAATTTAAGGTACTAGATAATGCGTGCGGGTATGTAAACCTTCATCTGCACACAGACGCTTCCCACCTTGACGGGCTAAATGATATTCCAAGGCTAATGAAACGCCTTAAGGAAATCGGTCACAATGCTTGTGCGATTACTGACCACGGTAACATGCACAATGTTCTTAAGTTTTATAGAGCTTGCATTGAAAATGACATTAAGCCAATTCTTGGTTTTGAAGCATATGTATCTCATAATCACACCCTACAAAGCAAGTCAGATATTGAAGCAGAAGTGGAGCGCACGGGAGATGATTTCGTGCGTTTACAAAATCACTTAGTCCTTTTGGCGAAAGATAACGAAGGATATAAAAATCTACTTAAGCTGACTACTTTAGGGTTCACAGATGGCTTCTATAAAAAGCCAACCATTGATTTTGATTTACTTAAGAAACACAGCAAAGGCGTTATTGCTATCGAGGGTCACGTTGGAACAGCAGTGGCAAGAGCCGCTGAGCGTATGTGCAACCCAGTGAGCTTGTTAGAAAAACAAATCATGTTCCTGTTCGATTTCAAGAGTTCAGCAGAGCTTGAGAAAGAGTTAACGGAGAATCCAGAGCTGTACTGTAACGACAAACATCTAAGCGTGTTGATGGAGCCATATGGCGATGCAACCATTGATGAAGTGATTGCAGAACAGAAAGCCGAGTATGCAGAGAAAGAACGCATTAGAGCGAATGAGCTGGTTCAACAATACAAAGAGGTTTTCGGAGACGACTTCTATTTAGAGGTGCAATATCATGACCTTTCAATTGAAGAACAAGTAAGCCCAGTGGTTGCTGAGCTTGCAGAAACCTACGACATTCCACTTGTCATGACTAATGACTCTCACTACACATGGAGAACTGATGCTGAACCTCACCGAATCCACATGTCAAATGGTATCGGTAAAACGCTCAGCGAGTTTATGAATAGTGACTTTGAGGGATTCAAGGATTGTGACGAGTTCTATGTAAAGTCTGATGAAGAGATGTTCGAAATGGCTAGCGCCTTGGAGGAATACATTGCACCCGGTAAAGCTTTTCAGGCATTATTGAACACTCTGCAAGTGGCTGACAAGTGTAACGTTACAATTGATGCACTCGTTTATGAGCGCAAGGAATCCGAAGATAAGGTAAAACATAGTTGGGGTCCGAAGGAATACCTATTCCCTGACTTCCCAGTTCCAGCACCATACGCAAGCATTGAAGAATATTTCAAGCGTCTTGTTAAAGATGGGATTGAGGAAAGGAAACAAAATAAAGAGCTTTTGGGACTTGAATGGGGCATGGCTTCATTCGAAGAATATATTGAGCGTATGGAATATGAGGTTAGCGTAATCCTTAACATGGGATTCCCGACTTACTTCTTAATTCTTTGGGACGCTGTACGCTTCTGTCGTGAAAATGATATTCCTGTCGGTAAAGGACGCGGCTCCGGGGCTGGCTCATTGGTTCTGTATTCGCTTCGAATCACAGACATTGACCCAATGCCTTACAGTCTAATCTTTGAGCGTTTCTTGAATCCATCTCGTATTTCCCTTCCGGACGTTGATATGGACTTCGACTACGACCGCATCGAGGAAGTTATTGATTACATTAAAGAGAAATATGGTCATGAGTATGTGGCTAAAATCGGCACATTCGGAACATTGGGCGCGAAAGCAGTAATGAAAGATGTGGCAAGGGTTCTTGATTACCCATTTGAAAAGATTAACGCGATGACCAGACAGGTTCAGGATATCGGCATCACCATTGAGAAAATCATGGAGAGCTATCCTGAGTTTGCAAATGCATACGATGTAGAGCCTGAGTTCAAACGAATCATTGATGTAAGTAAGCGTCTGGAAGGATTGCAACGCCATACATCTCAGCACGCCGCTGGATTGCTTATCTCTCCAATCCCATTGACAGAGATTGCCGCACTTAAGGGCGACCATGGCGACCTAACCTCCCAATGGGAAATGGGCGATGTAGAGCTTATTGGTTTGGTTAAAATGGACTTCCTGAAACTTCGCACATTGTCTGTAGTGAAAAACACGCTAAACAGCATTGAGCGACATACAGGAGAAGTGCTGGATATCGACAAGATACCGCTTGATGATGAAGCTACCTATGCCGAGTTCCATAAAGGCAACTCTCTTGGAGTCTTCCAATTTGAATCCCCCGGAATGCAAGCCTTGCTTAAAAAGAATAAGCCAAACTCTATAGAGGATTTGACAGCACTTAACGCATTGTACCGTCCGGGTCCACTTGATATGAAGGTAACAGATGAAAACAGCCCTCACTATGGAAAGACAATGGTAGACATCTATTCAGAGCGTGCTTCTGGACAAGCACCAGTTGAATATGACCATCCATTGCTTGAGCAAGTATTGGGTAATACCTTCGGGGTATTCGTCTATCAGGAGCAAGTCATGAATGGCTCAGTAGTCCTTGCAGGATTTACACTGCCGGAATCAGACGAACTTCGTAAAATCGTAGGTAAGAAACTATTGGATAAGATGCCAGCACAGCACGATAAGTTTATTAGAGGATGCCTGAGTAATTCTGAGTTCGTTGCCGGAAGTGGCGACCAGAAAGCAGAGGATGTTGCCGAACATATCTGGAAGCAGATTGAAACATTTGCTCGTTACGGCTTTAACAAAGCCCATGCATGTGCGTATGCTGACTTGGCTTATCGCTCTATGTATCTGAAAGTACATTATCCTGTACACTTCATGGCTTCTGTTCTGACATCTTGGATGGGCGGAAAAATTGAGGAAATGGTTCCGTACCTGAACGAGTGCCGCAGAATGGACATTGGTATCTTGGCACCGGATGTAAACCACTCTTCTAGCAAATTTGAGCCATCTGTAGACCAAACAGGTATTCACTTTGGGCTTACAGGTATCAAAGGCGTAGGGGCGAAGGCAGTAGCAAATATCCTTGAGGTTAAAATTAATCATGCTATTAACAGCTTGATTGACTTCATGACACTTACGGGTTCCAGTGTTAATAAAACGGTTGTATCATCCCTGATTAAAGCAGGAGCATTCGACTTCTTGGGGCTGAACCGCAGAACATTATTGCAGACGGCAGAGGACTTGATAGCAATCAATTCTAAGATTAAGCAAAGGATTACTTCTAATGCTAAGCGCAAAACGCCTGTAGCCGATATCAGCGTGTTCTATCAACCGCTATGGGACTACAAAGCACCATCCTTGCCGGAGTTCTCTCCTAGAGAGCTGTGCGACATGGAGAAGGAGCTTACAGGGTTCTATATGGCTCACCATCCGCTTGATGGCTTTGTGGAGTACATCCGTAGCAAATCAACCTACACTTCCCTTGAAATTAACAAAGGGGTGCTCATGAACGGGTATGACTTGGAGACAGATGAGCAGTTCAGATATCTTTATAGTCAAGAATTAGACCCAACTGAGCCTATGTACAGACCACTACCAGCCGGACAAACTGTTATCACTGGCGGAGTTGTAAAACAATTAAAAGCTATTCCAATTAAAAGCGGGAGAAGTAAAGGGAAAGAGATGGCAACCTTTATTCTTGAGGATGCATATCAAGGCGATATCAAATGCACAATCTTTGCTGAGGGATACAGCCGCTTTAGAAATACGATTCGTGAAGGTAATGTTATCTTCATCAAAGGTAAAGTTGATTACTATCGAGAGAACGCACAAGTTAATGTCAACGAAGCCAAAGAGATTAGCCCCGATGTCGCTAGCCGCTATGAGCCAGCACGCGATATAGAGAAAGAACTTCAAGAAGTACAAGAGCTAATTGAACTGGCAGAGGAAACTATAGAGGTTATTGGATTCGACAATGCGGATATGATTAGCGCAGTATGTGAAGAACTTCTAAGTTTATATGACAAACGAGACGAACTTCATAAACTGACTAATAAGGAAGCTGTTGCATGACATTAAAAACAAAAGAAGAAGTATCCATGCTAGCGCTATCAGCTAGCCATGGTGACAACATTGCCTTTGGAGAGCTGGTCGGAGTGGCTGAACCTCTGCTGGTATCATTGGCAAATAGATTCTCAAGCTATCATCATAAATTTGAGTTCGATGATTTCTATTCGGTGGGGCTACTGGCGCTATATAAGGCTTGTCAGAGTTTTAAAGCCGAGAACCCATCATTCCTTGATTATGCGAAACTGGTTATCTTACGTGCCTATTGGCGTGAGATTGAATACTACAATCAGGGGAAGAGAAATGTATTCGAAAATAGGGAAGTAGAAATGGGAGATTCCGATGATTTTATATACTCAGACGACCTTTCTCAAACCGTTTTTTTAAGTGACTTTAGGGAACAGTTAAATCTAATAATAGATGACTGCTTTGACGAGAAGAAAGCACAAATCATTAGAATGCACATTATGCAGGATATGAAGGTTTGTGATATTGCCAGCGAAACACGCTTGAATTACAAGCATGTTCACAAGATAATCGAACGCGGCACTCAGAAGATTAAGAAGGAGTATGCAAGCCGCTACGTCCTTGACAAAAACGAATAACTTATAATATAATTATAATACAATAGGAGGTAAACAGATTGAGTAAAATGGAGAAAATTATTAAAGAAGCTGAGTACGAAGTAGTGCAAGAAACCGAGCCGGTAGAGCAAGTAGCAACTGAATTTAGCTTGGATGATGTGGCTGAAATGGTCATGATTGGTCGTCGTAAGGATGGCACAGAGTTCGTCCAGCTAGTAAATACAGACGATGCCCTCAAAGGTAAGATGTACGCTGATTACGGTGCTCGATACTTTGACATGGTAATCGACACAGCACTATTCGCTCGTTTGAAAGGAAAGTAATAAATGAAACAGTACCTACAGATGTTACAGCATATTATGGACAACGGTACTCAAAAAGGCGATAGAACCGGGACAGGAACCATTTCCTGTTTCGGCTATCAAAACCGATATGACCTGTCCGAAGGGTTTCCGCTGGTAACAACCAAAAGAACCTACCTTAAGGGAATCATTTATGAATTACTCTGGTTCCTATCTGGTGACACCAATATTAAGACGTTATTGGATAATGAAGTGAAGATTTGGAATGCAGACGCGTACCGAGAATATAAAAAATGGTGTTCTCAGAACAATATAGAACCGCTATCTATGGATGGTTTTGTGGGAAGTATTATGAGCGATGCTGAGTTCGCTGAAAAGCATGGCGACCTTGGACCGGTGTACGGAAAACAGTGGCGTAGTTGGGAAGGTCTGAACGGAGAGAAGATTGACCAGATTGCTAATATTGTAGAGCAAATCAAGAACAATCCTGATTCACGAAGATTGATTGTGTCAGCATGGAATGTGGCGCTGATTGACGAAATGACGCTACCACCGTGCCATTGCTTCTTCCAGTTCTATGTAGCGGATGGAAAGCTATCTTGTATGCTCACACAACGCAGTGCAGACAGCTTCCTTGGTGTTCCCTTTAATATTGCTTCATATGCTTTGCTTGTTATGATAATGGCTAAAGCGTGCGGATTGGAACCGGGAGAGTTCATTCATTCCTTTGGGGATTTGCACATTTACAATAATCATGTAGAACAAGTAAAACTGCAACTGAGCAGAGAGCCATTGCCATTACCAACAATGAAAATCAAAGACAGAGGGCAGGGTATTTTTGACTTCCAGTATGAAGATTTCGAGCTGGTTGATTATGTATTCCATCCAGCGATTAAAGGAGAGGTAAGTGTATGAAAATTGCATTGATTGCCGCTATTGGCAAAAACGGTGAACTTGGGTTGAATGGAGACTTGCCTTGGAAGATTCCAGAGGATTTGAAATACTTCCGAACGATGACAGAGGGTAATGTGCTGGTTATGGGTCGCAAGACATTTGAATCTATTAAGAAACCATTGCGTAATCGAACTGTGATTGTCGTAACCACAAAACAGAATTATGACATTGAGATTCCTGGCTATCAAGTTATGAATACTATCGGAGAGGTCATGGAGTATTGCTACAAAAACAATGTCAGCAACCTGTATGTAGCTGGCGGCGGCGAAATGTATAAGAATTTCTTAGCTATAGCTGACCTGATGTACCTCACGAGAGTAGACGCTGAGTTTGAAGCAGACACCTATTTCCCAATCGGAGAGATTGAGGGCGGCAGACTTTGGAGAAGCGTTACAACTCTACCACAAACAGATTTGAACAGTGAATACACCTACAGGTTTGAAGTCTACGAGCGCTAATAAATGAGGGGTTATTCCCCTCTAATATTATATTATAAATATCATATAATGGAGGGTTACAACATGAAAAGCAAAGAGGTAAATCGAGTAGTCAGAGTTTTTCAAAATGGAGCATGGGTTGTTAAACCTTTCGACGAGCTTCAAAAAGGCGACAAGTTCCAGATATTCGATGACGGGGTTCAGTATATAGATTCCTTTGGTCGAATCGAGTGGACGGTAAGAAAATCGGCGCAAGTTGGCAAGCAAGACCTACTGTATGTAGAGGTGGAGGAAGAAACTCTATGATTAAAGTTGGAGATATTGTTCGGAATAAGACTACTGGGGAATATGGCACAGTTCATTTTTCTTCATTTGGAGTATCTATTCATATGTGGAATGAAGAACTAAACGGTTTGGTTAAAACGCTTGGGTTCCCAGCATCGTCGTATTCGGAAGATTGGGAAACAGTTGATATGCCGGAAGGTTATGAGCTGGCGAAGTACGGCGGCTTAATCAAAAAAGACAAGGAGTAGAATATTTGATTATATACACAATGTCCGCATCGCGTATTAAGAAATACTTGCAGTGTGCGGAGTCTTATCATCAGACATATGAGAACAAAGTAAGGGGCGGTGCGCTTCACCTTACATTCGGTACGCTGATGCACAGCGTCTTTGAGCGCTATTACCAAGAAGACACAGACATCCAGCAGTTATATGAGGAAGAGTGGAATAAGGCGGATATCATGGACCCGGAGTTTTTCAGGGATGGGTTCGAAATTATCAACAACTTCCTTATGATGAACAACAAGGATGAACATGTGCCAATGGGATTTGAGTTACCATTTGCCATCAATATTGCAACAGGGAAGATTTACGATACGAATGCAGTAAACTGGGAAAAAAGCGAGGAAGTAAGGGAGTTCTTGAAATCTCTTGAGGATGAAGATGCTCCGATTATCTTCGGCTTCATCGACCGATTAGAATATGATGCTGAGAGGGACATTCTTCGCGTAGTGGACTATAAGACATCACGAATGGCTATGACGCAATCAGAAGCCGATAGCGACATCCAAATGAGTATGTATGACCTTGTATCTCACTTGCTGTTTCCAGACTTTAAAACGGTCACACAGGAGCTTCAATATGTACGCTTGGGCGTTCCGGTCAGAACATCCAGAACAGATGCAGAAAGAGAGACATTCAAGAAGTGGTTGATTAGCGTCTTTTATAAGATTCGAGAAGACAACACTCATGTTGCTACCCTGAATAAATTCTGTGGCTGGTGCGATGCGAAACATCTTTGTGAAAGCTACAACAATCTTATCAATGGAGAAGCGGAAGAGGATTTTACCCTCAATGGATTATCTAATGATGAATTAGATGAACAGCTTGAGAAAATCAATATCCATCTTAAGATTCTGGATGGTCGTAAGAAGGAAATTGAAACACACTTCAAGACAACACTTAAGAAGTCCGATAACTCTCCAATCCATACGAAGAATGGAGAACGATTCCTAACTCCGAACCTGAGAACGCACTACAGCATTGATACGGTTATGGAGCTGTTCCCTGAGCATTATCACAACTTGCTTTCAGTAAATAAGGGTGAAGTTGATAAGCTCGTAGGAAAAGACACTGACCTGAAAAACATGCTGGAAGCTTCGGCTAGCAAGCAAATTCAGAGTCACACGCTCAGGAAAAAGAAGAAATAAAAATGGCAAATAATAGGACGAATAATAATTGATGTTCGTCCTTGCCAAATCTTTTGTCTTTCAGTTATAATATAAGTATAATACAAAGCAATACAATGACATTAATCACAGGGAGGAAAAATCATTGTTTAAAAAGAACCACAGCAAGCAGATTCTACGAGCATCCAAGCGAGCAAAAGGAGCTATGGGGATGTTCCAAAGAGCGCACGACGAGCTAGATAGCGCGAATGAAGTTCTTGGTAAGGTTGCAGATGACGCACAGGCTAAAGCAGAACAACTCCTTCGTCATGCCGAAGAAGCAAAGCAAGGTATTGTCGCGAATGTTAACGTTCAAAAGAACCTGAAATCCTTTATTGAGGGCGGAGTATAATGGCAAGTTTTTTAGGAACTCTCTTGCTAGGTGTCCTTATCCTCTGTTTGGCGGCATTGATATGCACAGGCACAGTATATGTGGTAAAAAGAGCGATTTACGAAATCAAATTGCTGGACAATAAATCTAAACGAATGTAAGGGAGCGTGCTTCTTAAATGAGCAACATTACTTTGGAAACCCGGTCTGAAAGTTATAACCGAATGATGGAAACGGTAGCTGAACGACATAAGCAATGCCTTGAAGGTCTTGCACAGCTCAATGGGGAAGCAACAGCTAATCAACTGGCTAAATTGTTACATGCACAAGGGAAAACGCCAGTATTCAATCGTAACTACGTTCACCCACGACTGAATGAGCTTGTCAGTATGAAGGCAGTTGAGGTTGTGGGAAAACGTAAGGATGAAGACACGAACCGCAATGTAGCAATCTACAAACTCGTTATATAGTATATCAACACTTATAATATAATTGAAACATAACAAGAAGGGGAAATTTACTTGTCTTATAACAACACCTTAATTCTTGTGTCTGGTCCGTCAGGCTCAGGAAAGACATCCCTTATGCGAAGAATAATGAGCAATGAAGTCGTGAGTTTTACGACAAGGGCACCACGCCCCGGCGAAGTGGAGGGAGTCGATTATACATACATCGACAAGAACACATTCGAAGAGTTGCTTAAGAACGATGGGCTAGCTGAGTTCGCCACCTATGGCGATGAAAGCTATGGAATTACAGCCGAAGAGTTCAGCAACAAAATAGCTAGAGGGAATGCTTTTGCAATTGTTAATATCGACGGAAAAGAACAGTTAGAAAGACTTTGGGAAAACACGGTTTCTATCTTCGTTTACACAAGTGGAGAAGAAGCCAAGGGACGAATGGTAAATCGCGGAGATGCAGACGCAAGTGTTGCAAAGCGCCTGAGTACATTCACGGATGAACTGAACAACATGTCTTTCTATGACTATGTGGTTGAGAATCCAAACGGCGACTTTGAAAAAACAATCGAAACCATCAAAGAGATTTTGAGAGCAGAGGGTGTCATTCTATGATTCATAACTTTCAAGACGAATTTGAATTGATTGGTGACGATAATCTCAGAGAGTTTGCCGTTGAAGCCATCTCCAAGATGGACCCGGACTCCTTTACTGAGAGAGACATTGATTATATCAAGAAGGTTGTCCAACACACTCAAGCTTTCTGTGAAGTGGTTGACGCTGATGACCCTGTAAGAGACATCGTTACCGTAGCAAGTCTCGTGCATTACATTGCCTATGACGGCACACCAATGTACCCATTAGCAACACGAATCATGCTAAATGACTTGATGCCGAAAATCGGCAGGGAAGCATTCGCAAATATCATGTTCTTGGTGGAGCGACAGCTTGGGTTTCACAGCCCGTTCCCTGAGTACCAGCCGGAATTAGATTCTCCGGTTCATGCGTGGCTCTTGCCACTCGCAATTAAACTGTCAAAGGATGTGTAGTTTCTTGAAATTGAAGTATCAAACCATAGCGATTGATTTTGACGGAACTATTGCGTATGAAGATTATCCAGAAATCGGGGGCTTCAAACCACATGCCGAACGGGTCCTAAAGAAGATTATTGACCATGGCGGCAAGATTATCATCTGGACATGCAGAACAGGCGACCAAGCAGAGAAAGTGAAAGCAATGCTTGTGAGCGCAGGAATCAAGTTCGAAGCATTTAATGACAACTTATCAGATGGCAGGGAGATGTTCCCTGATAACAGCCGGAAGGTGTTCGCAGATGTCTATATCGACGACAGAGCAAACTTCATTAAGGAAATCGACTGGCTGTGGGTAGAACAAAATTTATTCATCGGGAGTGACACAGGTTGAAATGACAGCAGAGAAATACAATGTGAATGATTACAAATTCGACGATAGAACCAAAGAGCAATTCATCAAGGATTTACAAGATGGATTGAAAAAGGAAGTCCACGCAATCAACATTTTTAGAGAAATTCTCAAGACAAGCGTGGTCGAGAAACCAGAGGTCATCTATGTCGGCTCCGAAGAAGAGGGAGTAGTAATCTACGAAGATGGGAATGTCGCCAATGTCGATATTTTCCCTGACTACCTACTTAAATACAAAAAACACCGCCGTATCCGCTGTAATTTAGTTGAGGTTAAGGTTTGCAATCCACATTCTAAATTTGCCTACTTCAAGAAAAAACAGCTTGAGCAATATGATGAACTGGATAATGTAGTGATTCTATTCGTTATGGGAATATCGACGGATTCTCCAAAATTCATCTTGGTTACACCAAACCAAATCATGAATATGGGCATTGAAGCCGAACGCGTTTACGGGAAAGAAACATATAGATGTAATGTTGATTTGTTCAACTGGGAAAAGTTCAGTCCTATTCAAAGGGACTACAGTTTGCTTGATAAGAAATACATTAAGGAGTGACACATTTGAAGCTTGGTATAGCCTTGGGTGGCGGCGGAGTAAGGTCAGCCGCACAATTGGGAGTCGTACAAGCTTTACTGGAAGACGGCATTGTACCGGAGATATACGCCGGAACAAGCGGTGGCTCAATAGCCGCATCGCTCTTAGCTTTGGGATATGAACCCATAAAAGCTTTTGAGAAATTCAAGGTAACAAGAAATGTCTTGGATATCGCTTTCGTTCACATTATTGCCGGGATGACCAGTAAGGAAAAGATGATTCAAGGATTGTTCAAAGGGAAACGACTCGAAAAATCTCTTAATCAAATATTTGACGGTAAGCGAATAGGTGAGATTAAGAAACCATTGGGTATCGCTACGACGAATTTGATTGATGGCAGTCAGTTAATCTTTACAAATGAAACGCAATACGATTGGAGCAAGATTGAGTACGCCTATACAGAATGGAATAGCTGGGGAGATTTAAACCTCAGTGAAATCGTTAGGGCTTCATGTTCCTTGCCAGCAGTATTTTTGCCTAAACAGCTTGACTACAGAACGCTTGTAGATGGAGGACTGACAAACAACCTTCCTTCTGATATAGCTTTCGCAATGGGAGCTGATAGAGTGGTTACGATTGCCCTGTCGAGCTATGAGAGCAACTATAAGCTAGAAGGCATTCCCTCTATCCTTAGACAAACAGTAGATATCGTTACAAAGCGAAATGTTGACATAGATGCAAGATATCACGATATGACGCTAAGACTTCCTTTAGATGATGTCAATATTCTTGATTTTGAAAGATTAGAAGAATGTTTTACTAGAGGATATGTGGCTGGGAAAGAAAAATTGCCCCTTATAAGGGAATCGTTAAGTAATCTAGCAATCTAATATTATATTATTCAGGGGGAACGACAAAATGAAAAAGACAATCACAGTTCAAGAAAATGGAATGGAAAAGGAAATCCAATATGATACATCTGTTGAAGCATACGAGAACTCTCCAATGGTAAACATGCTTGCACAGTTCCATAGCGAGGAACAACCTATCGTTTTGTCGGAGTCTCTTATGGCACTCTTGTAATATAATATAAATATAATATAAAACTTAAAATCGAAAGGTGATTAACATATATGACAACAGCAACAGCAGAAATGAACTACTTTGCGGAACTAGCAAAGAATGACGTAAGCAAGTATGTAGAGAAGAAAGGAAAGTTCAGCTACCTGTCTTGGACTTATGCGATTCAAACATTGAAGAAAGCACATCCAGACGCGACTTGGGAGACAAAGCGCGATGAAAAAGGACAGCCGTTCTTCAAGACTGAATGTGGATTCTTCGTAGAGGTTGCGGTAACAGTAGAGGGCATTACACACTCGCAAATCCATCCGGTTCTGGACAACAATAACCGTCCAATTGCACAGCCTAATGCATTCCAAATCAATACAAGCATCCAACGATGCCTTGTTAAAGCAATTGCGCTCCACGGTCTTGGATTGTACATCTATGCTGGCGAAGACCTTCCAGAACTTGATGATGAAGGCGCGACAACACCTTCTGCACCAGCTACACCAGCTCCAAATGCACGCGAAGAAGCTCGTGCTCGTGCTCAAGCTAAGGTAGCAGAAAAGAGAGCGGCAGAAACCAATGCTACTCAACCATCTTCTGACGGTCTGCCGTTTGACGAACAAGCAACAGGGACTAATGAACCAGCCGGAGCAAGCGCAACTGCAACAGGGACAGCTTCGGACACAGCAGAGCCTATCAATGAGAATCAAATCAAAGCTATTGGTAACATGTTGAACATCCTTGTTCGCAAGAAACCAGATTTGAATAAAGACGAGTTCGTAGGTGCGATTGTAACACGATATGGAAAGTCTGCACTCGAAGAATTGACATTCGAGCAAGGCAAGGAAGTCGTAGTTGTAATCAACGGTGAAATGAGGAAGTAATTCCATGGGGGGCGTTCAGCCCCCTTTACTATACTCTAAGGAGCGCGAATCTTGAAATACAGAAAGAAGCCAGTTGAAGTTGAAGCCATCAGATTTAAAGGCACCAACATTGCAGAAATCGGAGAGTTCTCGGGAGCCTATCAAGTCAACTATAACCAAGGACAACTCTATATTTACACATTAGAAGGAACTATGAGAGCTGAGCGCGGTGATTACATCATTAAAGGAATCAAAGGTGAGATTTACCAAGCCAGATATCTTCAAAGAGACATATGAAAAGGTAGATGAATAATTGACAGAATTTTATAAGCTGGTTGTTCCCGGTCGTCCTATTGCGAAATCTAACATGTATGGGGTTCGAGTAATAGGTAAGCGAGGGATTATATATACAACTAAAGAACTAGAAGAATATGAACTTACTATCGGAGGAATAGCGAGTAAAGCTATCCCACATGTATTAACTGGATATCATTGTATCTACGTAAGAATTTACCAATACGGTAAGAGACATATTGATGTCGATAACTGTTTCAAAGCAATTCAAGACAGTATTGACCATGGTAAAACTATCAAACGCGGCAAAAATGAGATTCAGATTTGCAAGACTGGTATTGAAGATGATAAGTATTTCCAACTCATTATCGGTGAACGAGTGTTTTGTGAAACGAAGGAAGAAGAAAGACTTGAGATTTTGATTGCTCCATATGAAGGTCTAATGCCTTTTGTTGAGCTTATTGTAAAGGAGTACGCCAATGAAAATAATCATGATGTCTGATAGCCCAACTCTCCCAACAGGGTATGGGCGAGTCATTAAGACTCTCGCGCAATCTTTCTTAAATGCTGGACACCAAGTAGAAGTTATCGGTTGGGGCTACGGCGGGGAACCGCATAGCCTACCGTATAATATTCTACCAGCATCTCAAAATGATAGATTTGGAGAGAATATGCTTGCAAACTATATCCGCATCGAGAAACCTGATATCTTATTCACTTTGGGCGACCCATGGATGCTAGACTTTGTACCCAATATGGATGAACGAAATGCAGTCACTTGGATAAGCTACTTCCCTCTGGATGGTCATCCTATTCCGAAGAACTGGCACCAGTGGATTACGAGTGCGGATGTTCCGGTAGTGTTTAGCAAGTATGCCTATGAATTAATCAGAAACACTTTGCCTAACCAAAAAGCACCACTGTTCATTCCTCACGGTGTAGATACAAAAATCTTCATGCCGCTGGATAAAGAAGAAGTAAAGACTGAGTTTGGTGTTCCAGATAAATTCGTTGTAGGAACTGTAGCAAGAAATCAGCCAAGAAAAAACCTACCGGCTCTTATAAAAGCATTCAGTATTTTTGCGGCTAACAAGGAAGATACAATCTTGTACATGCATACTCAGGTAAGAGATGTAGGTTGGAATATAGATGAACTTGTAGGGCGTTACAATCTTGATGAAAAAGCATTTACTACAACAGGATTTAATGCTTTAGAGGGAGTTAAAGACGAAGAACTTGTTCAGATTTACAACACATTCGACATCTTTGTACTTCCTACAATGGCAGAAGGGTTTGGTTTGCCAATTCTTGAAGCGCAGTCTTGCGGCGTACCTGTCTTAGTAACAGACTTCTCAGCTTGTTCTGAGCTGGTTGTAGACCGCCAAGAACTACTTAAAGTAAAAGACACTCTTATCATGGGCAGAAACATAGAACAAGCTGTTGTAGATGTAGAAGATATTGTGAGAAAACTTGAGTTCTTCTATAACGATTGGAAGAAGAAAGATAAGAAGAAACTAACTTATTACTCTACAGAAGGCAGAAAGCTTGCGGAGAACTACGACTGGGAAAAGATTAGTAAAGACTTTATTTCTCTTCTAAAACATGTCGAACCGAGCGCTATAAGTAGAAATAAAAGAATTTATCCTACATTCGTATCCATCTAGGGGGGAAGCATCATGAAGGTATTTTGCAAACTACCCGTAGCTGATTATGGAGGTAACATCCTTTTCCATGGGGGCGTTGAGTACCCTGTGGTGAAGGAAGCCAAATATAAGAACGGAGTAGAATATTTGATGGTAAAAGACGAGAACGGTTGTCTTAGAGAGCTTTTCATGAAAGACAAAGAATATAGACAGCACTTTAAAGTAATTAAGGAGGAACACGATGAACAATGATTACCAAGTTGTTTGGAGAGGATATGTTGGCGGCTCAACAGGTTACGACAGAGCAAGCAGGGAATATCTTCTCGCAATTGACCGTCTTGGGGTAGACGTTAAAATCGAGCCAATGGCACAAGGAAGCACAATTTTCACAGCAGAAATAAGTCAGGAGCAGATATCCAGACTTAAAGAATTGATTAACAAGCCATATGCTCAAGATAAGAAGAAGGTATTGATTTATCATGCTCAGCCAAATGGAGTAAAACCACTTGTAGAGAAGAATACTTTCGATAAAGTAATTATCTTGACGGTCTGGGAAACCACGAAAATACCTAGTAATTGGCTAGAAAGCTCTAATGAAGCCGATGCAGTAATTATTCCCACAACTCAGAATAAAGATGCATTGAGTGACAGTGGGGTTATATCGCCTATTTATGTAGTGCCGCACGGTGCTGATGTAAATACATATAGCCCTGATAATACTGTTCTCCCATTGGCAAATGTACAGAATAGTTTCAATTTTCTTTCGGTGTTTCAATGGCAACATAGAAAAGCACCTGAAATTCTTCTTCGAGCTTTTTGGGAAGAATTTACTGACAAGGACAATGTTTCTTTGGTTCTCAAGACCTATTGGGGACATAATGTAAGCAAAGAAGAGTCTCGAATAATTATCAAGCAAATTGCTGGATACAAAGAGCATCTTGGATTTTCTAATACTGCACCAGTTTATGTTTCAACCAGTATGTTTGATGATGATGACCTTAAAGGGCTATATGTTCTTGGAGATGTTTTTGTTCTCCCAACAAGAGGTGAGGGAGTAGGGCTTCCTTACATTGAATCCCTGTCCAGCGGTGTTCCGGTCATTGCTACTGCATGGGGAGGTTCTATGGATTTCTTAACCAACGAGAACTCTTTCTTAGTGGATTATGACTTGGTTTCAACTGATTACGGGGTTGAGAAAGGTATTTCTCCACACTTTAATAATTTGTTCACGCCGGACATGAAATGGGCAGAACCAAACCTTGAAAGTCTAAAAAAAGAAATGAGAAAAGCGTATGAAAATCCTCAGTTAGTTGAAGCTAAAGGTAAAGCTGGCAGACAACAAATGGAGCAAATGACATGGGATAAATCAGGTGAAATTCTTAAGGAAGTTATTGAAGAAGTATGCAAGCAATAATTCTAAGTGGGGGAAAGGGAACTAGGCTCCACCCCCTCACTCTTGATACACCAAAACCCATGTTGCCTATAAATGGCGTACCTCATTTAGAGTATCAAATTAGACTTTTAAAGAAACACGGGATAACAGATATTGTCTTTAGTACAGGGTACTTGCACGAGAAAATCGAAGAATACTTTGGTAATGGCGAGAATTTCGGAGTTCGTATTCAGTACAAAGAAGACGGAGTGATACCACTTGGAACAGCCGGAGCATTGAGGAACTGCTTGGATATATCGGATTCCGAAGAGTTGTTAGTGATGAATGGCGATGTCTTAACAGATATGGATTTAAGCAGTTTAATAAGCACACATATGAAATATAAAATGCCAATAACGATGTCGCTTGTTGAAGTAGATGACCCAACCGGATTTGGGATTGTGCAATATAGCGCAACCAGCGGAAGAGTAACTGGATTTATCGAAAAGCCATCAGATGATAGCAGTTATGGTAATACAATAAACGCTGGGATATATTGTATCAATAGAAATCTGCTATATTCAATTCAAGATAAAACATATATTATGCTCGAACATGATATATTTCCGAGGTACGCTCAAGCTGGTATGATACATGCGCACATATGTTCTCATTCGCGTACAAACTGGCTCGATATAGGAACCCATGTTCGCTTTATGCAGGCTCAGAAGCTAAAATTGTCCTAAAAATATTCATTTAATCGTCACCTGATATTAAGGTTACAGTGTTAAAATTATGGTTATATTATAAGTGTGATAGCAAGTTCATCCAATTTATTAGCACATTTTGGTTGGACTTGTATTGCATTTATATTATACAGGTGTTATACTCAACCTAATTACAATCAGTGGATAAAGAGATGGAGGACATTTAAAATGTATCATGTGTCGGAAGAGAATATGTTGAAAGTAGAAGCCTTCTTTGTTCAGAAGGTGCGGGAAGTTGGCACCAATCAATTCGAAGCAACGGTTGTTGAAATAGCAGAAGGCTCAGGGGTAGCTCTTGCGACAGCACATAGAGCCATAAAAGAACTAAAAAAACAAAATGTTATAGATATTATAAAACCAACTTCGAGAAGATTTGCAATAACTTATATTTATAAAAGAGATATACAGGATTTTAATGTTGAACAATCAAAAGAAGGTCGTATAGAATATTTAACTGGTTTAGTACAAACACAAAATGATGAAATAGAAAAGCTAAGAAATGAAATAAACAAAATAACTGGTGAACGTAATGTAATTGCTCAAAAACTAAGAGAATATCAAGATAATGATAAAAACTTTAAAAAAGATGATAATGACAGTGATGATGATGAAATATAATATTATACTTTAAAATTTATTTATTTATGAAATCCTTTTAAAAATTTCGATTATTTTTTTGACTATTATTCAGTAGTTACATATTTGAAATCCCTCTTTATTTTTGCACCAAATATGTGATATAATTCATAGTTTTTCCTTGTCCGTATTGCGTCCATGTGTTATAATATAATTGTAAGGCGAAATACGGTAGACAAAGGGGAACAGCGAATGGTCACAGCTAGAATCTCTCAAGCCATACATAAGAATCAAGTAGTAAATTTCCTTGAACATTCGCTGTCTGAGGGTAAAATTGAAATTGATGCTTATGAAAAATTGATGCGATTGGTCGATGTTCTTGACCCTGCACAAGAAATTCTATTTGAAATGTCTGCCGACATAAAGTGATTCGGAACAGGGGGCTTAGTGCCCCCATATGTTTCACTAAAACTTATAATATAAATATAATATAAAGGAGGATGAACGTGGAACAGAATGAACAAAAATCAATTTTATTTAATGGTACGCCAGCAGTGAGTCAAAAGAAAATAGTCTTCGAGAATATTGAGGATTACAAAGATGCAATTAGTCAATTTAAAGAATCAATGGTTGCACTGGTAAATGAAAAGGTGATGTCTGAACAGACTGCCGCAAAGATAATTCTTGAAACGGAATACAGTTTCTTTCAACAAATCATAGCAATTAACTACACTACAGAAGGATGAATTAAATGAACCTAAATGAAAAACATGCATGTTTGCAACTAAAAGAAAAAGGATTTTCACGTAAGGAAATTGCAGAAAGACTTGGTTTAACAGAGCGACAAGTGAAGCGTCGTCTAGCGGCGAATGGAGACAGAGGGAAAAATTCTGTGAAAAACACTGGGACTATTGGTGGGACTATTAGTGCTAATGAGATTTTAGGGAACAGCACTTCGAAAAGTAAATTAGGAATTGAAGAAGAGTATTTTGGAGGGGAGGTTAGCGAAGAATTTACTTTCCCGTTCAGCAAAGATAAATCTTTGTTCCGTCATGAAGAAGGCGACCTTCGCAGGGAAGCAATTTCAGATTTGATTGCTCGAAAATATAAGGGTAAAAAGGCAAAAATTCTTTATCTATCTGACCTCCATGTTCCATTTACTATGTATGATGCAGTAACAAGCATTGTTAATGAACATAGGGATGCCGATATCGTTGTGATTAACGGTGACTTACTAGACCTTTTTGCAGTATCAAAATTTGCAAAAGATAAAGAAGTGGCAATGCGCCGAGAGCTAAGTGAAGGCAGAGAGCTTGTTGAATTTATCGCAAAACGATTTAAGGATGTAGTTATCACGGAAGGCAATCACGAGCGCCGACTTAAATCCTTTATTAAAGCAGTTATTCCAACAGACCTACAGTTCTTATTCCCTCAAGATATCTTACAAATTCTTGTTAATGGAGAAGTATTGGGGAAACAAAAGCTAGCAAATGTACATGTTGTAGGTAGCTGGTGGGTTAAGTTGTTTGATACTATCTTTGCACATCCTGATAACTATACCAATGCAAACTTGAAGACAGTTCAAAATACAAGCGAGTATTTCTCAATCATCGAAAATGTTTGGCATCGAGCTTGCGTAATTGGTCACACACATAGAGCAGGTAGTATTGTTAGCGGCGAGGTGTTGCTAATGGAAACAGGTTGCTTATGTTACGACATGGACTATCATCACGGCTCTAAGTTCTCAAGAACGAAGTGGACAAGAGCATACTCAGTTATTAATATCGACGAACAATCTAATATTATATTCAACGAATCAAAGGTTGTATTCTTATAGGAGGGTAACTATGAAACGAATTAGGAAACTAGGTATTTTTCTAGTAGACATAATTATATTTCTAGCTATTGTAGCATTGATTGGTTTGTCTCTGGCATTCGTGTATAACTTCTTCTTTATATGGCTAATGCCTAGCACAAAGGAGATTGGCATACTTGAAGCAATGGGAGCTTCCTTATTAATCTCAATGCTTCACATGTTCATTAACTTTTGGGTTAGCCGATTCTTACAAATCAAAGCCGCAAAAGCAGTTGAGGGGCTACAAATGGTTTATGGACTTGCGATTGACCTTGCTAGTCTGAAACAAGAGCTACGAGAGAAAGACATCCTATAATGGGTGTCTTTTTTTATATACTGAAATTGGAGTAATATGGTATAATAATATATACGGAATCGAAAAAATACATAAAGGGAGATACCCAAAATGCTTAAAATCAAATATTTGATTACACTCGTTTTGTTAGTTACAGTGCTAGCCGGATGTGGTGAAAAGAAAGCACTCACTGATGAAGAGTATTTTCAACAAACAAACGAAGCAGTAGCAGATACATTGGATACCGTTGATAATATGATGGACAACGTGAGTATATTTACCAAAGACAATTCTAAATATACTCAAATGGCAGAACCGGCACAGAAGGATTACGATACATTCACTGACACCTATGAGCAGTTCAGTGAGATACAACCTGTTGCTGGCTGGGAAGAACGCCATGAGGAAATGCTAACAGAGCTAAAGTTCTTTCAGGATTATGCTCGTGAGGTTGTACGGACCTCTAAAGATGGTAACTCTCATGACTTAGGTGTTCTTTCGTCAAAGTTTATGCATCACATTAGAGAGTTGAATAGATTAGTCGAGCTATATCAAGCTAAGGGTTAATTCTTTAATTCTTACTACCATTATGAGGTTTAGTAAACTGAATGTAAAATTAATTTGCGGTACACAAGCAAACGCTTTCATTGACCTGATATTGTATTGACAAATACTATATGTAATGATAATTAAATCAGAGACATAAAGCCCAACTAGGAAGCTGGGCTTTTATGCTTTACCTATTCTTTTTAGGTGTCTGTGAAAAGTCTCTGATATAGGGCACTCTAGCTCATCTTTAAATTTGACAACTATTTTAAATCGTTCAACTTTAACCTCCTGTATTTCATCTATATTGACAGCTATGTTCCTGTCAGCTTTTTCAAGGCTGAAAGAGTGTTCCTCCTTAAGTTTCGTAACCCAAAAATTAAAGCTACCCGGACGAAATGCTGTTCCTTTATAGGAAGTAATTAATACACCACGCCTGTTCCCATCATACTTCAAGAATAATATGGTGTTAAATCTCATAATAATCTCTACTCTGACCACCTCTGCTTATTCGTAGGTTGGACTTCGTTGATACTTTCGAGTTTTGTTGTATTTCGGACAAACACTCAGCTTTTTTAACGCTATGTATGAATAAATGTGAAATCCCTAAATAGGGTGTAATAATATATTTATATGGCTCTAAAGTCAAAGGCAATATCTTCTATATAGACAAAAGTAAAGACGGCTCACTTGGAGCCGCCCTTGATTTCTTTACGAATGTCTTTAAGTCCACCAACGCTGTACGATTGAACGAAGGTGTAGCCTTCCTGTAGCTCGATACCTAGCTCTTTTGCGCGCTCAATAGCTTCATCAGAAGCAACACGATTACCTGATAGCTTACGAAGCGCATAGCGCCGCTCATGAGGTCGCTGAGTGTGCCCACCTTTACGCTTGCCTTTTAGCTCAGCCGAATCAGTTTTCTCGTTATATTGCTGATACTGGACGAATAGGCGAGTGGAGCGGTGCCCTTCGGTATTAGAGATATCTTCAACTTCCTGAATGCCATAGGCACGCTTAACATCTATTTCTAAGCCGCAAACAACCTCTGTGTACAGCTCAAGAATCAAATTTTCGATTTCTAAGTGGAGCTGAGGTCCATCTGAGTATTTATAGCAGGAAAAGAAATAGTCATCCTGTAGGTTATAGAATCCATAGGTACTGCCCTCTGGATTAGATAGACGATAGAGCATTACAATTTGTCCGCTCTTGGTCACGTCCTCCATAAGCATAGCCTCTGACCAGTTCCCCGCATTCTTCAAGTATAATTTTATACCCTTGCGGTCTATAAGATACTTCCTTGATTGAAGTTGCTCTTTATAAAACTCCGTGGGTTTCCACTTACGGGCTGGGGTAAGCCTATCAGCTTCCGCATGAGGATAGAAGTCCTTTGGAACAATATTCGTCGTGCGCTCATTAATGTACGGAATCATACCAAAAATAGCGATGTCGGCAAGACTTTCGTTCCGCTCAGTGCTAAAATTCTTTTGCCCGTTGGGTCCGAAAAAGAACTCGGCGTACTTTTCTTTGCTTATTTTATTTTTTTCAAGCTTTTTATACATCTCATGAAGCTCTATATCCCAGTCGCCGTAGTATTCTGGCGCTATAATCAACTCGTTTTGAGATGTAAGACCGATAATGTTGGTGCCATCATATCCGGTTAAGTAGTTCCAAGACTCCATCATTTCAGACATATAGGCACTTGAGAGGATTTCAATGAGTCGGCTACCGCGAGAGTGGACGAAATAAACAAAATCAACCCATTCACGGTACAGCTTGTTATCATGAATCCACTTCGCTAAGTCTAAAAATAGATTATCTCTTTCCTTGATATATTTTTTAGGTTGTAACTTAGCAGTGAGAAGCATGTATTCATATTTCTTTGCTAGCTCCAATGCTACCTCATTATCAGTATGTAGATAGGTATTTATTATAATATCTTCTGGAGTATAATTTTCGACTCTAGCAATAGTACCATGCGCTCCGTTTCTACAACGCGACTTTCTAAGTTCATCTTTTGTTAATCGTGCCATTGAATTTGCAACTCCTCTTGGACAAATATGCTATCTTCATTGTATAATATTCAGTAAGACAAGTACATAGTGTTGGGGAAAACTCTCACTCTACGGGCAAGGGGGTGAGAGTATATGGATAAAGTGACTTACTTTATTGCAGGAGCAACCTTTACGGTTACGCTAATGAAAGTGTTAGCTAAAATCCTTAAAGATATGAACGCAAAAAAGAAGTAATCCACCCCAACCCTGACAAGTTGATGGATTACTTCCGCTGTTAGTGACGAAGTAACAACCCAACGGGCTATGTACTTGTCCCTTGCCTTTATCATATAACGATTATGGCTTAATTATACCAACAGGGGGAGGGTGAAGTCAATTGCAACCGTTCGGAACTATGGTTTCAGAAGCAACGGAAGCCTTCCTTAACTCATACTGGTTTGTGTGTGGCGCTGTGTCCGGGGTATTAATTTACCTTATTAAACAGAAGAATAAGCACTAATTTAAAATTATAATCAATTGTTAGACTGTTACTTGTGGCGGTCTGGTTTTATTGAAAAGGAGACAATCTTGCCCATGTGTAATAATTGTACTTCCTATAATAGTGCGAGAACAGAGCGAGGTAATACCTTCACTAATAATAAAATGTCGTTTCGTATCTATTTTGGCGACGAACAAAACGATGATTATACACTTTTTTATTATATTCGAAATAATAAAGGATGGGAATTGATATATCCTCACGATATAAGTTCTGTTCCAGAAGACTTAAGCGATGCTGTTCGAGTAGGAGCTTGCAAAGGCGTTTCTGAACAGCTCCCATGTTGTGAAAAATACAGAGAATTTTTTCGCTAAATTAGGGGAATTTCTTAATGTATTAAAATTACTTCAACAGGGGAAAATTTAGAAAAACAGGGGGCTGTGGGATGATTAAGCAACATCCGTTTAATCATGATTTGTCACTTGAGGTGTATAACGAGTGCCAAGATATGCTTAAACCAAAAGAATGCTACACAAATATTTATTATACAGCGGTTGAGTTCGCGGAGAAGTTCCACGGCAAAGAGTGGAAAGTCGCTTATGGGTATATTCGCATTTCGCCAGAAGCGAACCTTATGGCTCGTCACTGCTTTATTGTTAATGCTGATGGGGAAGCAATCGACCCAACGTACTTTACGCATGACAACTTATACTCAGGAGACGTTAAGGAGCACACGTCTTTTTATATATTTAATGACATTACCCGATATGCGCGATGGGTTGAGAAAAACAAGTTTATTCCAGACCTTGAGAAACCGCTTCGAGAAAAGGAAAAAGCAATGCAGGAGTGGGCAAGGTCTAATCACATGATACTTGTAGGCTAACACATATACATGCTAGTATGAGATTAATTCGACATTATTTTATGCCAATGAGTCTATCCCTTACAGTCAGGGGTAGGCTATTTTTTTGTCTTTAGAATCTAAAAATCGACTCAAACATCAACAATACATTACTAACTTACAGTAATCGACGAAATAATCAATAAATAAAATGTCGAAACCTAGATGAATTTGTCTTATATTTTACCCAAAGAATCATTTTTCCTTATAAGGATTAAAATGTATTGAACTTCTATAAAAATCCAAATATAGTTATCTCATAAATCCAAGAAAGAGGTGCAAGTCAAAAATGAAAAAAAGACTTACAGGTTTACTCATGGCAATGATGTTGGTATTTTTACTAATTCCTACAGGATTAGCGTCAGCATCAACAGTAGACGAGAGCCGAGTTCCTAGTATTGATTACCAATCACCAATTATCTCAGTAAATGAAAGCGGTCAGGTACCGGCAGTCACAGCCGCTCCGGGGAATGACAATGTAGAAATACAGGCAACTAGCCCTTTTACTGTTGATATCTCTGACCCGCGCTTTGGAGCTGTTACTGGTAGTTGGAACTATTCAAATCCCGGTAAAATGGTTAGCTTTATTAATTTAAATATGGAGCTTCAATACAGAACAAGTTTCCTTGACTTTACTTGGGAGACTATTGATAGCCACCCTTTCGTTTATTCAGGTGGTTTAGGTAGTCAAGCAGGGGATGAAAAAACATTCCGTATCTCTGAAAAGGGGCAATATCGTATCAAAGTAACAGGTACGGTAACATACTTAGGTGGCACTAGCGGCAGTGGAACACATATTGCTCATTTGCTCACTTCGGCGCAAAAAGGTTATGATGGTGGAGGAGTAATCATATCCGATGAACCGGAAGTGAAATAATAAATTTAGGAAGCCTTTTCCACAAGGCTTCCTTTGGTTAATTAAAGGAGGAAATCAGAATGATTGACAAGCTGGAAATAAGCATAAAAGAAAGAATACAAGAGCGTTACGATATTATTGCAGAAATTTATTCATCATGGTTTGAAAAAACTGCTTCTGTAATTGCTCCTAAAAGCGCATTTTACCAAACAGAACACATAGAAAAACATAGGGCGATAGCATATTTGTTAGAAAGAAAATATATAGTAGCTAAGCCAGTCGATAATGACAGCGAAGCTGTAGCGGTCACAATAACTCCTGATGGAATTGATTTCTATGAACAAGGATACTTAAATGGGAATGCAAGGGGCATCCAAGTTGTCTATGATGTAAAAAACAAAGAAGAGTAAGAAAGAAATCGCTATCGTATTTACGATGATGGCGGTTCTTTTTTTACGCCAAAAATTACATTGTGTACAATTAAATTTTACACAATACATATGTACAAAATCCTATCTTTGTGAAATAGTCCAAAAATTAGGTCTTATTAATTAATAAAAAACCACCGGAAGATTTTTTATCTTCTGGTGGTCGGTGCTCCATGATTTTTCATATATATATCACCATCTATCTGCGGCTTTCTCTGCATCTCTAGCAATCTTCTCAGCTAACTCTTCAGGGTCTTCAATATTAGGGTCATAGTCGCTCATAGGATTGAAATCAGAATCGCTGATGTATCCGCAAACAGCACAAGCAAAAACATCTTCTTCTATTTCATCTAGCTCTTGGTCATCTTCGCACACAGGGCAATACCTGACTTCATCTTCTTCTTCGAACATAATAACCCCTCCTGAGACGTGTAGATTAAAATAAAAAATCCCCATATTTCAGGGGATTGGTCCGTTGCGGGTATATAAATATACGCCCCCAACAGCAAGCAAAATCATATTAACATGTAGGATTAAACAAGTCAATCTTTAGTAGCCTGAACCGTGGTTACTCGTAGTATAAGTAGTCGTCGTGCTTGTACCTACAAAGGAGATGAAAGCAAAGCTACACATGACAGCTAATATAAGCATAGTTTTTTTCATTGGATATCACTCCTTTTAATATATTTTTATACTGGACAACCTGGTTCTCTGTGGCGGAATCCCTAAGTGACTCAAAAAGCGCACAGCATTTCCGGAAACCGGCTTCAAGCTCTATTTTACAGGAAACTGCAATACCTCTAATTAATGCATCTATTGCATCACTTTTACACAAAGGCATTCTATATAAAGCAAGGCAATACATGTAATGCACAAATAAGCTTACATTCTCAGCTTCTTCAAGCAAGGCGAATGATTCGTTATAGGGAAGTATCTTCTCAAGGTACTCGTCTATTTGCCAGCCATGTGCTATTGCGGCTTCCAAGATAGTTATGCACTCTGGAATGATTTCTTCGGGATGGTCTAGTAGGAAAGTAATATATTCATCTAATACCTCTTTGTTACCCATCAGAATATGAACAGAATATCTGTTTGCTTGTGCAAACATTCGAAAATCGTCTACTACAACTTGACCATCAGCATCCAGACCAATGAACCAGCCAAGTTCTTGGTACTTATCAATGCACTCTAGGGACTCATGGTAGCGCTCTAGCTTTTGTAAGGCAAGACCTTTGAGCAAGTGAGATATGCCAAAATAGTATACAAGCGGTCTGTTAATATTGAGCCGCTTTTTCTTGTTTTTTGCCTTAAGAAACTGCACCTGTTTATACGTATCATGGGCACATGAGTAGAGGTGTTCGGCAATATGTATGACTCGCTCGAACTGCTCTGTTTTATAAGCCATCTGTGTCATTTGCACAAGGTAGTCCAAGTTGGTGATATTTTGAATTTGTAAGTCCCCCACTAGCCATTCCTCCTTATTCCAATTTTATATCCATTATATTCCTAAATATTCCATTGGTCAATTAAGAAATGACTAAATATTGTAACTTTTTTAAGTTTTAAAATCAAGAGTCAAATATTATATTTTTAGGCGCTATTAATTACGTAATTCAACCTTACCATCATCATATATGTTGATTCCAAGTGTACGACCATCTCTGACATGGTAGTTGTAAACGCAATATTCATATCTTTCTCCGGCACGCCCGAAGTATTTCAGCTCTCCATACATTTTGTAATAAGCGATGGCTTCATCTAAAGACTTGAATTGCGGCAGAGTCTTGGGCATAGTTAGTCCTCCATCATATGAGATTATCGTATAATAATATACCACTTCCAGCACCGTAGAGGAACAAATGTTCTTAAATATTATTATATATGAATCTTGCACTATATGAATATTTCACAATAGATTATTATATGCTAACACTTAGTTACTTTTTCTCTTACCCATCATTCTTATGCGCCCTAAAATGAAAAAAAGACCTTACCCGAATGAACGGATAAAGTCAATTATTATATCTCGCCTTCCATACGCCAAACCATCTTCTGTATTGGAGAAGCGCCTGTTGGGTCCATGCCTTTTCTTCTGTAGGAGATGTGCTTAGGATACTTCTTGATTAAGTCCCTGAAAATTTTTCGTGCATTCTCTACTTCATCAGGAGAACCCACATATAGCAGACCTCCCGGCACCTTACCCATTACACAATCTTTGCTTCTGCGGATAGTCGCTCTGCGGCGTGCTGTTTCCTCTGCAAATCGCTCTCTCCAATTAGGGTCGCCCTGAATCTTCTTCTGGAACTTCAAGTCACGCTCACTAAAGCCCATATCAATTAGGTACTTGTTATCTATTACTGCCCATGCATGGTGAAGCGGCATCTCTTGATTAGGAACAAAAATCCATCCGGCAAAGTATTCAACAGGAATCTCAAACCGTTCGCAAATCATGCGTATTTTTTCTGCATTCGTGTAGCAATGACCGATTTCAAAATCGTTAATGTCTATTATTCTACTTAAATCATCATTACTAAATGATTCTGTATTTGAATAGTCATACGCCCTTAAGTCGCTAGAATCAGCGACCGGGAACATATGGCTTCCTATTTCATATTCAGTATTTTCGATGTTAAATTTCATCAGGAACCTCACTGTTATTTTTAATTGAACCGCATTTGTCTCTACTCATAAGAAGCTCTTGAACAAAGTCATGTCCCTTACTAGTGTAACCTAAATTAGCCAATACAGTATATACCTCTATCCTGATTTTCTCCCTTTCATCCGTTAGCACCAACATCCACGCCCTTTTTATTGAACCAGTCTAATATTTGACGCTTGCTAAGCGACCATTCATCTTTCTGGAATCCGGCAATGATGTCAACAAACTCTTGGTAGTATTCCTCTGCCAGTTCTGTGCCAACGGCATCGGTCAGGATGGAATGGGCTAAGTCAGCAGGAGCACTTCCATTGTACCCCCAGTCATAACCAGTAGGGGATTGTTGTGTAGCACCCGGCAAGATATTTACCTTCAAATCCTTCTCTACCGTTACAATAGTCCTGCCTTCTTTACGAACTCCGAAATAAACCCGATTCATCCAAACCCCTCCGTCATTATCTTTTAAATAGTTCATTCACAGCTTCACTAATCATGCGATTCTCTGCTTTGCCTTTTAGTTGTTGCATTGCTTCCTTCATCATATCACCCTTTCCAATCTCAGGGGCGCTGAATCCAGCTTGTTTCACCATCTCGTCAAAGATTCCCCACACTGCACTAACAACATCTTCTTTGCTCATTTGAGCAGGAAGATACTTCACAATGCGTTTCAGGCTTTCATTGAGTTCCGCAACACGCTCAGTATTTCCTGCCTTTTCGAATGCGGCAATTTCTTCCTCAGTTTGCTTCTTGAAGGTCTGAATCACAGCCACTACACCTTCATCTGAAAGCAATTCGATGTCAGTCCCTTTACGGATAGCTTCATCCTTCATGTCCTGTTCTTTACGCTGAATAGCCGCCTTAATCATGCGAATTGTAGGCAGTGCCGCCTTGTCGTTTTTCATTGCTTCTTTCATGTCGATAGTCAATTGTTCTTTAATCATTTTAATTTTCCCCTTTAGTATATAATTATATTATAATGCTTAATTGATTATTTCTCCTGCCATATCTACCTCAAGATACTGATAGTAGTCGTAACTTCCCCGGCAACCATTGGAGCATTCCTCTTGAGTAAAAAAGACTTTGGTTCCATCTTCACACTCAATTAGCACTTGCTTTGGCTCAATTCCCATGGCATCCTTCCACTCGGTCACAACAGCACTTGATATGACCTTGCCCTCTAGCTCTTTGAGCTTGGCGTTGAACCGGTCTATACGAATCTGTTCCTGCTCTTTCTTGTGCCTTTCTTCTTCCAGCTTCTTAAGCCGCTCGGATTCCAGAAAGAACGCTCTCTTATCTGCTATGTCTTTCTCGTGGCAACCTCCGCATTGCTTAAACTTTTCAACCTCATAGGCAGACATTGGGCTACCGCATTTGCAGTATTGAATCTCCACTACAACCCCTCCCTACTTTTAATCAAATCTTTGACGCTAGCCTTGCAGTCTTCGGCGTATGCATCGTCCCGATTTGCGGTGTCTTCCAAATCAGAAAACATCTTATAGGTCAGGTCACAAAACAGTTCGTAGCGAACCAGTCCTTCTCTTCTAAAAACCCTGATGGTGTTTTTATATTTGTAGACTTCCGCTATGCCGTTTTCTGCCCACATCTTTAGAAGCAATAATTCCAGCTCACTCATACTCGTCACCTACCATTGATATTTTAATTTAACTCCCTGCTCTTTTGCTTTCTTGCAAACAACAGAGCGTTGCATTGGAGCAAGCTTAAAGAAAAAGCGATTGAACCATTCAATTTGTGGCGCGGTTAAATCCGCAAGTATTCCAATAAATGAACTTGCGCTTTGACCATTAAGACTCATTGGGATATGCTGATTGGCGTTTAGCTTTTCAATATCTTCACTTCCCATAACCCGGAACTCTTCTCCGGCTTTTTCTGCGAAATCAAGAGCATATTTAACGTGTTCCCCAAACCCGCAAGGATGGAAAGTTCCATTAGGGTCTAGCCAACCAGACAAACCACCATCATCTCTGTAGCGTCTAACCTCTTCATCCTCAGCATAAAGAGAAACAAAGTGCCGTTCTCGCTCCTTATCGGGATAAACTCGTGTATCATTGAAGAATTGAATGACTTCACGAATTTGTTCTTCCGCTACCGCAAGAGAAGTTACCTTAAACTGCTCTCTCCATTCCCCTGTTTCATCGCCACAAATAGCCTGAACCAGCACATAAGAATTTTCTTCTCCCGTCCAAGTATTGAAAGACGGATTCTTTTTGTTTACCGTTGCTCTTTTCCCGTACACTGAAACAACCGCTGTTTCCATTGTTAACTCCTCTCTCCCAAGTCATAAGGGAAGTGTTCATCAACTGCGAATTTCTGCTCATGCCAAGAATGCTGACAGTCTTTGCATATAATCCAACGCTCACGTATTTCCGGAAGAGTATACAAAACCTCGTAGTCTTCCCCTATTTCTGCATTATCATGAGAGCACTTCTTTTGGATGCTCCCTATTTTAGAGTCAATCTTATGTACCATTTCTAATAACTCTTTCCTCTTGTCAGACAGCTCAGGAACGTCATTAGTATCAGGCACTCCCGCCGCTTCGATAAGGTCTTCAATGTCTTCCCAAGAAAGATTGCCAGATATGAATCTATTTTTATACCAATCAACATTTCCCACTCTAACGCTCCTTAAAGGAGGGGCGACTAGCGCCCCCATGTATTATGCTACTTTATTCAGCACTGTATAGGCAAGGTCAAACAGTTTATCTCCTGAAACAACTCGCGAAAATTGATTGTCTCTGAATGTTTCGGTCTTACGAACCGGCTCAGCATGTGTTGTGTAGTCGCTGATTGCATTCATGAATCCCCATCCTGTCCCTGCGAACTTGCGGATGTCGTCTGCCTTCATTGCGTGAAGGATAGCGTCTCGTCTCAATTGAATTACTTTAGCTTGACGTTCGGAAGTCTTAACTGTAATCGGAAGAATCTCATTGATTATCTCGCCATATTTCTCCGCCGTAAGTTTGATGTCTGTAAGGCGGTGAGCATCTTCTTCCAGTTTGTTCATGTAATGTCCGGCGTACATCAGGGTGTTTTTAGCATCCTCAAGCTTGTCCGCCATGTTGCCTACGTGTGTGGTACTCCAAGCGCGTTTTGCTCCGGCAAGAGCCGCATTCAATGTGTTCTGGCAAACTACCCGAATAGGTGTCATAAGCACCCGAACCGCTCCGGTTCCATCGTGAGAGTTGATGAAGCACATATATGGGTCGAACTTATCCCCAAGAATGCTGTATTCCTGTTCCATCTTAGCCAGCATCCAAACTTGGCGACCGTCTTTAAGGCTTCCAGCAGTTTCGTACTTCACTTCACCCTCTTTGATAAGGCTATCGGTAAAGGCGAATGCTTCGCTGTTTTGTACGATAGAATAGCGTCCGGTCACAATCCCAAGAACTTCATTATTATCTGAGCGTTTGTTTGCAAAGTAGTTGTCCACCTTCTGGTCATCCACGTACACAGGACTTTGGATAACATCCCAATCGAGTCCCGCCAACTTGATTGCCGCCGCACTATCAGGTGCTTCCTTTACAATCTTCCCTAATCCATGCCAAGGGGCAACTCTAACTGAGAACATCTCTTCAACGTTTGCTGGCATTTTCAACACGCTCCTTATTTATTGATAATGATTGGATTTTCAAGAACAGTAACTTTCACGTTTTCGATATCATCTTCTAATGACTCAACATATGTTTTCGTCTTATTAGCTACCCATTTAGGATTAATACTGTATCTGTTGTCGAACTCAATTAATATGTAGCTCTTAGCCATGTGACACCCCTCCATTCGCGTACTTTTTTACTTCTTCTCTTACTGCGTCAACTTCAACCTCACTCAAGTCCCTGTCGGCATAAATGAAGCCAAGAACACCGAATTGAAAAGAAACTTTGATGAATACTTCGTTAATCCACATGGAGAAAAATTTCTTATTCCCTCGTTTTGTGTATTGATTAACGTGTGTTATTTGCATTTGGCTTCCCTCGCTTTTTTCAAATAATTTGTTATTTGATAATTATAATATAACAGCGGCTTATCTAATTGTCAAATAAAAAGTGCAATATATTTCACTTAATTTCAATATAGAAAAAGACGCACCCGGAAGTGCGCCTTAAAATCTAATTATATATTTAGATTAGTGATTGGATTCGCTCACGGATTTCTTCCAGTGTTTCGTCACGAACCAGTTTGCCGTCAATAAATACATCCTCAAGGATATCGACTTCACTGTAAAGCTCTTGCTGGTCGATAGTAAGCCCATCAGCAAGTGTAATCTCCCCTGTCTCAGCATCACGATAAACAATTAGGCGACCTGTAGCCGATTTTTTGCCTTTGTTTGTATCAGTGGCAGGGTCTTTTTGAATATTGCGTTCTTCTCCGTTAATCACGACATGAGTAGCCTTCATTGCAAATCCAAAGGTATCACGCGTTTGGTATTGATAAGTAAAGGAGCCAATACCGAACACGACATTTGTGGAGCAGAACCCTTTCTCCTTTAGACCTTTGCAGATTGCTTCTGCACGCTCAAGAGTGATGGAATCACCGTAGATAGCCCCAATATGCGGGTCAAGAACCTTATAGCCCTTTTCATTGATTGTGCCGCCAAAGATGTTCCATAGGATTTCAATTACTCCAAGGTCAGATGGCTCAGGCGTATATTCAACATTGGACACAAGCTTAATACCGTCAACATAATAGTAGCGTTTGTCATATCGGTTGTAATCAACGCTGAATTTTGCCTTGTAGTATTTATCACCAGCCTTGTAGCGGATAGTATAGCTCTCTAGCCCCGTTTGGTGCTCCCCAGTAACCTCAGAAGCAGTATCATGGATAATGTCTCTGAAAGCGTCATATGCTTCGTCAGGTGAATCAATAACCTCGAACTTCTTACCACAGAGGATTTCAACAGGATTGCCGGAATCCGGGCGAACAACAACTTTACCGTCACGAGTAATGATTGAACCCTTAAGCTTAGCAAGTGTCACCGTCAGCACATTCCACAAATCCCAAGTGTCAGATACGATGGAGAGGATGCCTGTTGGGTGTACCTTTGTAATAAGGCGCTCATAGGTGTCATATTCATTCTCTTGTCCTCCGGCGCACATAACACTGTGCTCAGTCGCATTAACGGATGTACCCACAATTCCCTTCGTTACATCAGCATTATAGTATTCCTCAAGGAACGGAATAGCTGGAATGGTGTCTGTTCCATAGAAGGATGTAAGATGACCAGCTCCACTCAGAATAGCGGCTTCCAGAACCATTCCACGCATCGAGAAGTCATGTCCTTGGAACTGAATATCCCCCAAATCTCCGCCCGTTTCTTTAGCGTATTTTGTCATAAGCTTTTTATACTCATGAGCGATTGTTGCGCTCGTAGAAGGCAACCAGTTCTCCGAAGAGAAAATAGTTTCAATATAATTTGTGACCCAAAAGAATTTAGCATTCGTATTTACTACCGTTGCCATTGGCACTTTCAGCGGCACGAATGTTCCTTCTTTGACGGCTTTAATGTGAAGTGGCAGATACCCAAGCTCGTGCAAATCAGCGATGTGTGTCGCGTCTACTTCTTCTACAAACAGCGTGTGCTTAATGTAGTGGACATACTCAGCAACAACTTCCTCTTTTGTGCGGCTGAAAAAGTGAGTGTTAAAGTATTCAATCAGATATTTTTTTGTGAAAGCTTGCAATCCGAATGCGATTACTCCCTTAGCGCCCTTCATGTAGGTGGAGCGTGGTGTCCAGTTGCTATAGACGAACTCAGTTCCATCGGGATACTGCATACGGTGAGCAACCTTATAGAAGTCTGCAATCAAGCTAGCTGGATAGATAGTTTTTGTTTTCATATATAATTACCCCTTTAAATTTAATTTTAGATTTTGATTTTCACTAATAAGGTAATACCAGCCTTTTTCGTTGTAGGCATAGGGTTCTTCGTACCAGCAATCTAGGCATAAACCCTGGTATGTTCCATCGGTCGGGTATCCGTTCTCCGTGTTCAGTGGCACGTTCTCCACCTTATTACTTCCGCATTTAGGACAAGTATAGAATGCCATCCTGCACTCCCCTAGTTGATGATGTCGTAGATACGGAGTCTATTATCAAGACCATAGTTATCTTCGATAATGCTATTGGTAGTAAACACTTTGCTTATAAGCGTCTCCTTGTAGCTTTCTTCATTGGGTTCATACTTCGCATCGAACAAACCACCAGCAAAAATAGCTTCTTCTGCATGGGCAACAAGTAGATATACCTCAGTTGCTCCAAGGTCTTTGAGTTTTCCAGCGCTCATTTTAAACGTTCCTCCGTATGAGCATAGGTCATCCAAAATTATTACTTTTTTCCCGTACAAATCTTCAATATTCCCATTTACTTCAAGGCTCGTGATTCTTCCCGTTTGAAAGTCCCGATTCTTATTTCCAACTGCACTCTTATAGCCCTTAAGGTCGTGGTATCGTTTCTGTGCCCCAGCATCAGGAAAGAAAAGATAATCTTCATCAGGGTTAAAGCTAATCTCGCTCATAACAGATTCCAGCAAGAAGTGGGTCACATAATCTGCATGGCTGTTATCCAGAAGTGCCAGCGAGACATCCGAATGCGGCTCAACAACCTCTACCTCGTAGAATTTTAGACTGTTAATGAAGTTAGAGATGTATTTCAGGGTAAATGCAGACTGCCCTTCGATTCGGTCCATGCGGCTATAAGGCATATAGAGAATACGCAAAGTGATTTTGGTATTGCGTGCATCCGTAGTGTCCAAGTAGCTCTTAAGGAACAGAAGCTTAATCAAATCCGAATCATCTGTAAACTTGAATCCCACATTGTTATATCCGGTATCTTTCACTACAGAAAGAACCTGTTTAGTATCTACCTTTGTTTCACCATTTGGGAAAACGTCAAAGTTTAATTTTGTACCATTCAAGTAAATCATAGATGATATCCCCTTTTATAATTTAATTATATTATAATGTTAATGATTTTAACAATTTGTGATTAATGTTTTCATCTTCGTCCAATGTTTCGATAATTTCTTTTGCGGTAAAACCAAGGCTTCTCATTTCATTAAATGCATCATTGATATACCGGGTATCTTTCTCTATAAGAAGCTCTTTTCTGATTTGCATAAGAAGTATGCCAAGGCGATTCTTTCCTGAGCCATCTCTACCGCATCCCCAATAGTAATCATATGGAGAGTTTTCAATCAATACAGCATCGCCAGTATTAAGAAGTTTCTTGCGAATCTCTTCGTTCTGTGCGAACTTTGCTCTCAATCCAGTCAACATTACTGTTTCTTTGACTTCCTCCCAGTCCTTACGAAGTGGGAGTGCTCTACTCTTTCCTTCCTTAGCTGTTTCAGCCGCCGTTGGAAGCATCAAAATGTACTGCTCTGCTCTGGTTCCAGTGAACTTTTGAGACTGGAAGAAGTGTTCATTTGTTGGGTAAATCACACCATTCAACATGAACGGCGCTTCATAGAAGTTGCTCATGAATCCGTTGAAACCCTTTGGTGTCCAAAATTTGATTATCTTCATATCTCTTCTCCTGTCTTGTCAAACTCAGCATTTTCAATATGTGCTTGGTTCCAAGTATGCGTACAAGCTATACACTCTTCACCTATTAGATGCATTCCGCAGTAATCATCTAATTGGGATGTGCAAATTCCTTGACACATTATTAATCCCATATCTCCCACCACCTATTTAGTATCAAATTTTAGATTCGGAAATATATTTACAAATATTTTAGCTATGTTCCGGGCATCATCAATTCCTCTGTGATGCGTGCCGTCAAGAGGGATACCAAGCTTCTGGAGAGCAGATGCCATTCCAACACCGTGTTTAATTCCAATCAAGGGACCATGTTGGTGCTTCACGCTAATATGGTTAGTAAATTCATTATGCGGAACGCCCCAGCGGTTACAGTCTGTCTTGAGCATTTTCTTGTCATAGTAGCCCCATGAACATAGAGTAAACGGCGCGTTCTTAATTGGTCCTGTAGGCGATTCGATAACTCCGCACCAGCGTATAAACTCATGGTACGCATCTTCAAATGATGGAGCATTGTTTACGTCTGCCTGTGTTATTGAAGTCAACTCTTCACAGAAGTAGGTGATTTGCGGATGAAGAACTGGTCTAATAAAAGATTGAAACTCGTCCACTATCTCAAGCTTATCGTTTAATTTAACCGCACCAATTTCAATAATTTCGCTTTCTCCGTCTGGAATTTCTTTGCCGCAAGTTGCTTCTAGGTCAAATATGATATAATTCATGCTATCTCCCTGCTTTCCATTTCTCTTCCATATGCGTATAACTATAACTATACGCAGTTTTTGTTTTAAGCGATTTTATTTATGTTAAATGGGTAACTGGTCATTAAAATTGCTTTAAATCGACGCGTTTTTCGACTAAAATTACCCATGTTATCGTTTAATTATATTATAATGTGCGACTTTAAGAATCCATCTCTGGTGTTTCAGGTGTCTCCAGCTTCAAGCCCAGCATTTTACCAATATCGTAGAGCGCTTCGTTATATCCTGATGTTAGACCATCTTGGAACACATCCATTGAGTTCCCTTCGGAGCGTTCCTCTGTATAGGCTCCGTATTCCGGGTTATACTGATTTTCGATTTTTACCACTACGTCTTTAACTTTCTTGAGCAATTCCCCAACTTCCATTGTTCCCTTACCCGCTTCCCTGTGATTTTAATTTATAGCTTGAACTCTTTACTCACTTGCCAGATAACAAGAATGATAATAGGTAGCCATAATATAGTCAGGAGAATCCACCATATCCAAGTTGGCATTGGAATATATTCTTTGATTATATAGGTTCCCGGCTTTTCCTTGATTTCTACGAATCTTGATGGTGGCGGGATATAAAGGTAGCCACGGGTCAGAGTCAGAAGAACGATTCCCACCAAGAGATACAATGTTAGAAACAGCATCATTTTCCACCTACTCCATTGAAAGTTCATTAGCAGTATAATTTTTGATTAATCGGCTAATCTTGATATCCATTTCTTCGGTTTCAAGCTTTCGTTCATGTGACCGTCCATCCGATAGTTCCTTATCGAGCTTCGCCAGTAAACGATACTTCTCCACTGGCTTAGTATCAGATGATAGCAAGTAATAGTCGTCATTCCATGGTCCATATCCTCTTGAGAATCTATAGGCATTCCCTTCTTTAAAACAGAGGTCAGACATGTGCATTCCGGTCGGCAATAAGGTTGAAAACAGATAATCTCTAATACTCTTCTTTTCCGCAAATTCCGCTCTTGACATCTCCATGGAAAAACCCTTCCTTTCTCAGATTTGTTGATTTAGCATTATTGTGAATTTTTCATATAATGAAATATTATAATTTATATAGCGTTAAATCCCAATCGGAGAAAAGACATTTCAGCATCGGATACACTTCATTATCCCAGTCGCCATTACCAAAGCCGCAACCGATTCCGTATGGCAGTGCTACCGACATTTCGTATCTTCTTGCCTGATGCTTGAGCTTAATAAGTGATTCTGTTAGGGCACTATAACTGGTGTACAAAACATTTTTGTCTCGTCCGTATGTTAGCTGACCATAAATGTTCGCCACATATTTATCAACGCCCAATTTAATGATTTGCATATCCCCAAGCAATAGCTGAGGTGACATTGCATTACAATGATTTACGTATCTCTCATAGACAACCGGGTATTTCGCACGAATAGCTTTAGCCACACCGCTTCCCATAACTCCTTGGCAATTCACCTGATGTCCGATAATGTTTTCCTTTGCATCGAGCAAGTTTCCCTCAACAATTGTAATCATCTAATTCCCCTCTTCCCTTTGCATTTGCAAATATCCATCCCATTTTTTTGAACCGGTTTTGCCCCACAAGCAGGACATAAGCCAAGCTTCATCCTCTTTCTTATCATGTCTTGGAATCTTTGCGACATAGCCATTGAATCGCAGTTAAACGCGTAGCAACCGGGGCACATATCCATGGAACGATGCCCATTAAGCTTTATTCCCCTTGGCTTTCTCATTTTAACTCCTTCTCCATCTTCTCAGAATGTGCATTCATTTCTCGTATCATATATAGCTGTACTTTTTTATTTTCGAGCTTAGTTCGTTCATTTTCAAGTTTAGCTAGTTCGTTATCAAGCTTAGCTTGTTCAGTTTGCAACTCAATTGTCTCGCGTTTTGTTTCTTCTTGCTCCCGGCACCCAGCAACAAATGAGCCGAATACAATCAAGACTATCAGAACAGTCCCAGCCACGCCTGACCAATTTTTGAAATTCATCGCTTCACCTCCCGCATAGATTATACTCTATAAATATACTCTTAGAGTATACTCCTTATTCTAATTCATTGTGCCACTCTTCATAACGTTCAGGAGTGCAGAAGCTAATTACTTCCTCTAATGTGTCGTGTTGTTCCCAATAGTGCCCATCGTAAATTTGGTGAAATGTCACATATTTTTTGGTTGCCGGGAAACCCTTGAAATCATTCTCCCATAGTCTCCAACCATTGATGGTTTGCATGATTTTTGGCTCAGTCATATGCCTTAGCTCTACATACCTGATGTCCACGGGTTCAACATCTTGCCCATATCTCTTCCTCACTTGTTCTAAAAATATATTGATATCTTCGGTAAGGGAAACATGTCTTATTTGAAGAACCTTGGCTTCCTGCAAATCTTCTGTCCACAAAGCACCTAGCACAACAAAATGATTATCATCCCGAAGCCGACCGCGTAAGAATCGCATATACTGATTGCTTTTTTTTAAAACAAACATCTACCTCAGCTCCAATCCTCTTTAGAAATCTCCTTGCGCTTACTCTCTTTGATTCGAACCACAGGTTTTACATTACCCCAGCTTCCTCGGCTTGCTCTAGGGTCATGAGCGCCTTTTCCCTTTTGCCTGAGAGCGTGCAGTAGCTTCTTTTTTGCCGCACTTGTTGCCATTCCATCACCACCGCTTATATTATATTTATATTATATCATTGCTTAATGGTTTTGGAAAGGATTTTCGACTTGTAGTATTTGTACAAATGATATCCATACTGAATGCTGTTTATCCAATTCATCTTTAAGCCCTCAATGATGCGATTCGTTCCCGATTCACTCGCTCCATAAGCTCACTAGCTTCTTGCTTACGCTTAAGATGCTTTTTCTTGAGCTTTTCCTCAATGTAGGCGCAAGCCTTTGGACCATTAAATATAATATTAAACTCTCCATCCATTCCCAGCAATTGAAGAAAGTTTGCCGCCATTGTCTGTGCATCCCTCGATTCATATAGGCTGAGAATAATGAACTCCAACTGTTCTACGGATACATGCTTTACAAGCTCTACGATGTTATGTGCCATTGTAACAAAGAATCGGATATCCTCAAGGCTCTCTACAGCATGGAATATACGAAACTCCGCTGTTTTGTAACGACTGCCATATACGTTGAGCCAGTAGTATTTGCTGTTGTCTACACTAAAACCGTTCCGTTGCAATGCCCCAATCAATCCGTCCCTTGGAACATCAGTATAGCGTCTGGATTCCATAACCGTCTGGTATAATATTTGACCAGAAGAACTTCGTCGTCGAAGCTTATTCTCTTTCGGCTTGAATATCTTTCGGAAATCATCCGATAATTTCTTGCAGTAGTGATTACCATTACGATAATCCTTCACGAACATGAATATAATACGTTCTATGCCTTTGCAGAATCGAAGTAGCTTTGCCTTATCTTGCTCCGAAAAGTCGGCTATCTCGATGTGTACGTGTGTCCCAGCATGGTTGTCTACATGCCATCCTGCCACCCTCATTCTCTCGAAGATACGCTCTACCTTGGAGAAGTCAGTTAGGGGGTCTGTTGCTATTTCAACGCCAAATTCGTCCATACTTCTGTGCCAATGATTGTTCCGCAAACTTCCATCTCGCTTTGCCTTAGCGTCTCTGATGCCTAAATAATCTGGATGTGTGTTTATGTAGCCTTCCATTTCAATCCCAAACTTTCTATACAGCGCCGCCACAGCGCAACCCTCCTTGTTAAAAAGGGGCATTACGCCCCTTGTTCTACAACTTCACTTACTGCATTTTTAGCCGCCAGCTTACCAGCCAAGTATTTCTGTGCTCTTTCCCCGCGAACTTCAAGTTTGAAGTCCAGTCCCAATGTCTCGAAAAACATCTCTACAGTAGCGTCAACTGTTTCCTGCTTGTAGAGTTCCCTGATAATGTATTCCAATTGTGCCAAGCTGTGGTTCTTCACAAGGTTTACGATAGCTTCCGACATGAGCGCTTGTTGAATCAGAACCTCTACGTCTTCCACTGCTTGATACAGACGATACTCAACCGTTGGATATCGGCTTCCAAAGATATTCATCCATTGGTACTTGCCGTTCCAGATAACTTGCTCTCGGTCAGAGTAGTAGCGGTCTGGATTGCGGAAACGCTGGTACAGGTATTCGTTCACACCCTCAAATTCGTCATCTGTGATGGAGTTCCAGTCGATATCCGCGTACTTGTTATCTCCACGGAAAACCTTTCTCCATTCCTTATGGAGCGGATAGCAGTATTCATTATTGTTACGGTAGTCGTCCACGAACAGGAAGATAATTCGTTCGATTCCTTTACCGAAGCGCAACAGCTTAACCTTCTCTTCCACGCTGAAATCCGATACGTCTACGTGGATGTGAGTTCCTGCTCTATCATCAACCGTCCAGTTGTTATGCTTCATGTCTTTCCAGACTTCACGAAGGAGAGATATGTCTGTCATGGGTTCCGTGCAAAGCTCAACGCCGAATGGTTCATTGAGATAATCCCAGTCGCAGTTATCTAAACTGCCGTCTTGCTTAATCTTCACTCCGACCAACTCAACGTCCTCGGGGTAGTTTTCAATATAGCCTTCCATCTCAATTCCAACTTTGCGGCGTACAGCTAATTCATTATTCATAAGTGCGTTCTATCTCCTTCTTGAATAGTCTCTGTTTGTTTTATATTTATATTATAATTACGACGGAAGAAGTTGGCAAGGACAAACCCAAAAAAATTTTTATTTTTTTGTTTAACCCTGTCGTAATGCGGGTATATACATAGTTCGAACTATAATCAGGTGACTAAAGCCACTTTATTTCGACAAAAATCGACTTAATTCGTGATTTTGCGCGTAATTTCAGGGATTTCCTTTTTCTTCCTTGCGCAAAAAACATCGAATTAGCTAGTCACCAATTACTAAAATTACTATCTAATATTAGATTTTATGATTGACTACAGTTAGATTAACCTTGCTTAGTATATCTTCATTGATAACATTTGCTAACCCCGGTGCTATCAATGTTATACCAGCAATATATCCATTGAACAAAATTACCTTATCAGTTTCATCCATTATTCCGTTTTCTTTTTCAATCGCTTCTATTAAACTGTAGTACCCTGCAAGGATAATATTCACGATATCCTCATTAGTGTTCGCATTTTTGTTCGCATTTTCCTCTGGATTTTGAATAACTTCCATTTTTTCACCCCCTTATAATTAGAAAGGAGCTTTTCAGCTCCAGTATAATATTATATTTATAATATAATTACTTTGTAAACTCACTTGGGATGTTAAGAATTGCGCTACCTGTGTCACCGTTGCCGCCCATCAAAATGCGTGGAAGGTTTTGGTTCTTAGCAATCTCCATTTGAACATCAAGCTCTTTCAACTGAATGAGTTGCGGCGTGATTGATTTCTCAAGCAACTTATTGGCATCAGCAGTACCTTGCGCTTCGATAGTAGCCGCGTCAGCTTTACCTTTGGCTTCAATGCGAGCTTTCTCAGCTTCGATTTCCTTTTGCTTTTTCTCCATTTCTAGCTTTTGCAGGGCAAGTTGAGCGTCTACATTGGCTTGGATAGATTCCTGAGTTTTTGCATCTGGATGAATCGCGCCAATGGAGAAGTCTTCAAGAACGATTCCATCTTTCGCTAGGTCAGCAGTCAATTGCTCAAGAACCTTACCGTTGATTTCAGAAATCTTTGCTCCATTCAGTTCAAATACTGTGTACTGAGAGGTTACAGAGCGAACCGTCTTTTGCAATTCGGTTTTAATCCAGCCGTTCTCAATAACTGTATTGCTTACACCTTTGAACTTAGCATAAATATCTGGTAGGCGCTTAACATCCATGTGGTATGAATATCGAGCGTCAACCGGGACTTGCTTGCCTTCATTCGTGGTCGTTGGGAACGGAGCCGAGCCGTGTTCCTCGTCAATATATACCGTTTCTGTTGAAATCGGATATTCCACAACCTTTTTCCAAGGAGCAACCGGTTTTAATCCTTGTCCCAGAACCTTGTCTTCCAAACCACCATTTAAATTGATTACTAGTCCCGCATTCCCTGTATTAACCTTCGTAGTGAAAGCGAAGAATCCACCTACAACCAATACTGCTACAATCCCTGTTGCTACTGCACCTTTAGAAAACTTACTCATTCTACTTACCATCTCCTTTTAATTTTTCCCTTACCTTGTCGCCCTCTTTGAAGGGCTTGGTTGCCTTCTCCATCCAGCCCCCGACTATTGTGAAGAACCCCACACGAGCCAGAGCCAGATAGATGATGCCAGCCACAGCTAACGTGATGATAAACATTAAACCAATCAATCGCATCAACCTTTCGTTATCTTATATTTATATTATAAGTGTTTGACTTGCGTATTGACAAGGACAAACAACGGATTGTTTTTACCCTTTTCTCAACCTCTTGCAAACCAGCGTAAGACCGCCGCCAGCAGTGTAATCTACTGACTTAACAGAGAGCAATCCAAGGTTCTTAATCTTGAGCAAATGACCTTCCTCAAGGTAGAATAGTATATTCTGAACAGCAGGGGTGTTAAGATTGGCTACCTTATGACACTCCAACTTATGGTCTTTTTCGCCTTTTATCAATGTTAATACAGGGATGACAACAGTAACATCTAAAAATATATTTTTCATAGGCACTCAGACACAATCCGCAAAACTTCATGCTGGTCAAGCTCATGTTCATTTGTATCAAACACAGACTTAACCTCACCATCCACTTTGATAGCGTGTTTATGCTTCCAATCTACCCTATCGAAGAAGCTCCATAACGCGGCACGACCCTTCTCTTTCTCCAAGTGCCAACTGCTTGTATGAGTTTCGAGGTATTCGCTTGTCATTGGTCATCCCCCTCTGCCTTAATAATCTCGCCATAATATTTACGCTGGGTTACATCATCGGACCAACTGGTAAACGTTAAATTCACTCCTTGCATCTTAAGAAGCTTGCAGAACTCAAAGTCACAGCGTTCTGGATACAGTCTCTTGTCCGGCACGAAATGATTATTATGGGTCGGAAAAACCTCATAGCCTTCACTGCTATTATAGCCCCCATATACGTAGGTATGGATTTCAAGACCTTTTAAATACACATGCCATGTTTCTCTGTCACACGTATAGCCATACAGCAATGTCCGGTCTTCTTGGTTCGTCAAGTCAAAAGCCTGAATGATATTCGGGATTTCACTAACGCCAGTCAAAGCTTCATACTCCTGCTTATTCATTGTTGCCCCTCCTTTGGTGAACTACTTTGAATCATGTCAAACTCAATAATCTGTTGTTCAAAAACTTCGATATCATGCTCATACGTTCGAATGATTGGGCGCAATCTATTCACTTCCATATTATGATTATTCATTGCCGCGACATAGAGCTGTTTTTTTATCCTTTCAAGTTGCTCTACATTATCCCTGTAAATCATCATTGCATTCCAAAGGCTCATTTTACTTTTCATCCTGCGTGTCCTCCCGGTTGCTCTTTATTGAACTGTTGGCTTATCTGAATAATGTACAATGCTTTGCTAAGCAATCCGCTATCGTACATTGGCAGATGATACCCGGTTGTTCCATCAAATCCTTTGAACTCTTGTGCATATGGACATTGCTCCGAAATCTCAGGATATTGTAATTGAAGTGCGGCAAGCTGGTAAGCCCATTCATCAAACTTCTTATCATCAATTACCGAAGTCCCATAGCGGTAGTAAATGATTGAATGGATTAAAACCTGATTCCGTCTACGTTTTATGAGTTCCCTAACTTCATTTTCCAGTGAAATCATAGTACAAGATACTCCCTGTAATCTAATATTAGAGTGCAGAAGATATGGACTGTCCTTTTCTTATACGCCAACTTCATATCGTCCACTTGAAGAATCCCAAGACCTGTGATGTCAAAGGTAATGTTCTCCCCGCTTTTCTTACGTGCATTAAGTGCTTCTATAAATTCCTTTTCCATTTCCATTTCACTCGTATTGATTTCATAAATACCATCCCCATCAATTTGCATGAAGAAGCGCATAACATCCCTCCTTATTGTATTATAATTATATTATAACGTTATGAGAAAAACAAGGGGCTAATTAAGCCCCGATTGCATCCTCATACGCGCTAAGATAAACAGCATGGGCGGTTTCATCTGGCTGGTCCTTCTCTTTTTCAATCGTGAAGTGCCAACCGCCTGTTTTATAAAACACACTTGGATTATCGAAGTCAGAAACTATATACTCGTCTCCATCAATGTGTTTTGTCACCATTACTCTTATGGCATGAGGAACTTTGTCACGGTCGAAATAAATAGCCGACTTACCAATGACTAGTTCCGGTATTTGCATAAAAATCCTCCTTTTATAGCAAGTCTTTTTTAATATTAACGATGAACTCTCTCAGTGCTTCTTCAACAAAAGCATTTTGAGTAAGGTCTAGGAAGTCTTTTGAACGGTACTTGTCTACATCTGCTTTAACAAGAGAGTCGATACGGACATTAATTTGAACGACATCCTTTTCATCTTCTGCTTGCGTAGCTTGTACAGGAGTACCCATAATGAATCGCTCATTGGTAAACTCACGAATTTCTCCTGAGCGGTTGACGAAAAGCATACGCCACTTCGCATCTGACATTTTCCCAGCCACATGCTCAACATCGCTCCTATTCACCCGAATAAATGGCGATGCAATCAAATAGCAATCCTCGTGTTCTTCAACCTCAATGTTGTTTAGGCTGGCAATGGCATTAACCAATCGCTTAGCATAGGTTCTTTTTAAGCTCAAGGAAGCCATTGCAGGGCTACCCTCTGGTGTGTTTCCTTTGTCATTCTCCTGTTCAGCCGCTTTTCGAGCTTCCTCTTCCTCTTGCTTCTTTTTTTCCGCTTCCTGTTCAGCCTTAGTTGGCATAATAATCACCCTCCTGAATAGTATTTGTATTTATATATGTAACCACGTCTCCATGGTAGCTATTCTTATGGTGTGATTATAGCACAGCCTATCAGGGAACACAATTTTTATAGCAAATTTCTTTTCAGAAATAGTTTTCGACTTGCTGTAATCCAATATTATATGCTGTCTTGTCATCATTAGAACCCACACCTCGGCTAGTCGTGTAAACAAAACCTAGTCTGTCCACTTCTTTTCTAACCTCAACCGGTAGTCCTAGCGATAATGTATTAGCATTACTATCTGTCTGTTGCGATAGCTTTAGTCGAATCCCGTCAATAAATCCATATATAAAATCGTTTTTCAACGATGAATTGTATTTATGTTTTGCTAATTCCTTGGCTAAGCATTGTATTGCAAACGAGTACAGTTCCCTAGCTATTTCGGCATCGGCAACCAGCCCCATAATAATGATTTGTGTTTTCCCGTTGTCCGAACGAACATACCAAAAACACCGGAAACTCTCTGCAATTATCGAAGCAAGAATCCTTTTCCATAATGGATTCCTACCCCAATCAACAACGACATTATGAGCTACTTCTTTCTGCTCATTGCTTACCTCGATATCATTGTCACTGATATTATGCTCAGCCATTAACCGCTGTGCCATAAGGATTGCAGTCTTTGCTTCCTCTATACTTGGGTTATTACCGGAAAGAGCAATACACTTTTGAACAATCTCTATTGCTCTTTCTCTATTCATAGCATGTCACCCGCTTTAGGCAAAAAGCTCAAAGGGGCTTCTGCGTCTTGGTCTGTTGCTCAATTGCTCCATGAACTGCTGGGTATCTTCGCTTGAACCGACTAGTGTGTATCTGCTATCGGCTGTTCGGGTGACATGCACTTCTTTCCCATCTTCCAAAATATAAAGTGCTTTAATCTCCCCAGTTCCCTCAAACGTTGCCGCATCGTTTGATGCCCATGTTTCAGCATCAACATTCCCCCAATACTTGCTCTTGAATTTTTTCAGGCAAAGCCTTGTGTCGTCATCAGGCATACTATAGACCAATGAGCCATATTGTGTTCTTCCCAAAGAAAACATATCCTACTTCCTTCCCTGTTGATATATTATTATATTATAAGTCCTACATCTCGTATCGCGCTTCCAATTCATCTTCCCAAGCTTGTTCAAGCAATCTGTTAAGCAGTCCCTTGTAATCCGTAATTCCATTACGCTCAAGCATTTCCCTAATCTGAATTTGACTAATAACATTCAACCCTGCTGGAATAGTTTCCTTGAACACGACTTCGGGCGGGAAGCGGTAGAAATAGAAGCTGGTTCCCTTATCGTTATATAGAACCAAATCCACATTTCCTTCAATAATCTCAATGACTCGCTCACCGTTTTGATACCCTCTTTTTAACATCTTGCCTACACCCTCTCCTGATAAATTTAGCTAGCCAATTGGCTTAAGACCATGGTTCCATTTCAGCTCGTAGCCTTGCTCAACTGCGTTTAGAAGCAATCTTTCTTTATTGCCGACTAACCACTTTTGAGCTTTATATTCGATGGGCAGGAATTTGACGTTGTTCAAACATTTACCCCTACTGTCAGATACATAAGCAACGATAACTGTGGTTTTCGGGTTCTTCTTCTTGAATTTATTTAAGTATTTTGCCAGTGAACGGACATTAGGCAAAGCAATCGTTTCTTTAAGAATAGGACCGCTACCTCCGTTAATATTTCTATGGCAGATTGTATAATGATTTTTCAT